TGTGGCAATGCGTCAGGCGGCTGATAAGTGGGCTGATATTATGGATGAAACCGCAGACCATCTGTTTAGTGAATTTGACAGTGATAGAGATTCTGTCTACATCGGTCTGCCGCTGAGTGCAATTGTTGAACGACTTGCGGATGAGGATATTGTTGTTAAGCTCCCGATTGGATATAACGGAAGCATTGAGGATAAAATCCTCTCCATCTATCCTGACGATTTGGATTTTATGGAGATGAAGATTGACGAGTTTGGAGATTTGATGATTCCAGTAAGTTATTAAAGTAGTGGCGGCGAATATGCCGCCATTGCTTTTATATAATGTTACTACGTTGAACGTATGAAATAATGGATTGACTTTTTACTATGGTTTTGCTATAATATAGTCAACAAAAGGGAGAAAATAAAATCCCTTACAGAAAGGAAGTAATCTAATGTATAAGTCTGACGCTGAGAAATTTCTAAATTGGCTGTATTATCTGTTCTACTATGTTGCGCGTTTTCTTGTAGCTAGTGCACTGGTAGGTGCTTGCTCTTGCCCCGTGGTGAATCGTATCTTGTGGGAGTGTAATCTGCCTACATTGCCATTTTGGTGGTATTGGTTTTTGTTCATGACTTTGTTTGTGTTACGTATGCTGTGCAGGAAGGGCGTGTTTGATGATGCTAACTGATATTTGGCTTGTGCAGTGGTATGATACTAATAATGCAGGCATGGGCGGCGTAGTAGGCGCGTACACAACATTCAAAGATGCTGCAAAAAGACTTGATTCTCTTGCTAGAAGCCTTTATGTAACAACTAATAATAAAACATTCTTTACTGATGGTGAGGGTATAGGTTGGTTCATTAGAAGAACTGTTCTTCATTCCTAACAGGGCGGCTTTCGCCGCTTTTCTTATAATCAAATCTCTTACGTTGAACGTATGAATTTCATTTTGCAATTTCATTTTGAATATCTATTGGAATATAATAATTTCATTTGCCCGAAATTCCATCCCGAAATTCCCAAATAATTTAAAAATAATTTCCCGAAAAGGGTTGACTTTCTCCCGATACTATGCTATAATAATACCATCAAGAGAAAGAAAAAGGAGATTAAAACAATGAAAGTCTTTACTGTTATGTTCCATACTGGCTCTGAGGACATGATTGCCAATGTCTTTGCCTCCGAAGAAGCCGCGAAGGAGTGCGCCGAAGATTGCGCGGCTAGTCTGTTTCCAGCTAACAAGTTTAGCTGGGATGGTCATTTTCTTACCTGTAAAGGCAGGTACGAAGAATGGTCAGTTCAGGACTGGACTGTGAAGGAGTAACAAAAGTTATTCCTTCTTTTAATACATTGAACGATTTAATGGAGAGAAATAGTTATGAATGAAGTGTATATAGTGCTTAACGATTGGCTTGAAAATACCGATTTATTTGGGATTTATGATTCTTTTGAAGATGCGAAAAATGCGGTCAATAACTGGGCTGATGATGGTGAATGGACTTCTGAAAATCGTTTTGAAACTAACTATGGCGGCACGTATCGTATTGTAACTGTATTATCGAACTATAACATAAAGATAATATCACCGCTTTATAGCTAATACGTTGAACGTATGAAAAGAGAATATGACAAAACAAAAATTTTTTATAAAACCTCTTGACACTTTTCCCTTTTTATGATAGAATAAGTCATAAAGAAAAAGGAGTGATAACAATGAAAACATACTATGCAGCATTTGGTCATTGGTGCGGTCATGACGCTTTGTTGAAAATTTGCGATACTATGGAAGAAGCAAAAGCCGCAATCTATGAAGTCGCCGCAGGAAAGAAAAAGTCAAATGATGAGCGCGAACCCGATTATGACACGTATTATATCACTGTGGGGACTGTCTAAAGGAGACAAATAATTATGAATAAAGTATATGTAGTGCTTAGTGATTGGAATGAAAGCACAGATTTGTTTGGGGTTTATAGCTCTTTCGAGAGTGCAAAGAAAGCCATTATTAACTGGGCTGGTGGAAATGGCAAATGGATTTCTGGAGATTGCTTTGAAACTAATTATGATGGAATGTATCGTATTGTGACTCGTACAGTCGAACCTTAACACAAGGCGGCATCGCCGCCATTTTATGGTTAATACGTTGAACGTAATAACTTAATACTTGACTCTATATTGATTTTATGGTATAATACAATCAATAAAAGAAAGGAGATAATTTACATGATTATCTATCTTAATCGGTATAATGAAACAATTTGGCACAGCAAAGGAAACTGCGAGCAAGATTTGAATGACTGTTTAGGTGCTAACTTGATAGGAGGGGCGCATAAAAGTAGTTTTTCTATTATGCAAAAAGCCCTTGACATTTGTGAAGCAGTACATAATAAGAATTATGCCTATGCTGGTGAAACTATGGCAAAAATGATACAGCTTTATGAAAAAGGAAGAGACGAATTTTATAATGATTTCTATGCTACGGTAGAGTGCGGCGGCAAGGAAGAAATGAAGAAAGAACTTACTGCCCTGCTTGAAGCAGGTTATACTTGGGGAGATGAAGAATGTGATACGGAGGACTAAGTCCTCCCTTCTTACTTAATACGTTGAACGTAGGAATAAATAAGAAAAAACTTTTTTATTTTACTTGACTGTTCCTTCTTTCTATGATATACTATACCCATCAAATGAAAGGAGTGCTAAGCACTATGAAAAGAGCAACTGGTATTATTCGTCGCATTGATGACTTGGGAAGAATTGTACTTCCGAAAGAACTGCGCAGACAGCTCAAAATTGAAGAAGGGCAACCTTTTGAAATCTATCTGACTGAAAATGGTTTTGTGCTTGATGTGTACAAACCTGAACCCAATAAAAAAGAAATCGCAGAAGCATGGTTCAAATGTAATCAACAGCTTCTAAATCGTTATAAACCACAGTTTTTCCGCTACGGACAATATACTTCTTGTGCCGCCATTGTTCCAGGAAAAAATAATCACTTTTCTCTTGCAAAAGCGAAATGCGCACTTAGTGATGAATATGACTGCAATATTGGTGAAATTATTTCTTTCTGTCGCGCAATTGACAAGCCAGAATTGATTCCAGAAGAATTTTTTGAATAACTCAAGGGGAGAAATCCCCTTTTATATTGTATATTCTAATACGTTGAACGTAGTAACTAATCTTTTAACATAAAAAGTTCTTCTACTAAAGCCCTTGACAGAATTTTGAATCTATGATATACTTATCTTAGAAATCAGGAAAGAAATGAACTGAAGGGAGAATAAATTATGAATGAGTCGAAAGTAATTGATTTCACCGCTATTGAAACGCCGGAGCAGGCTGATGATATCATCAAGGCATTGACCGACTACAAAACAAAGTTAGTAAACGAATCAGCTAAAAATTTGCGAAAAGGCGTTGAAGAACATGTAAATGAATTTATGCGCTTTTGTGAAGCAGGAGACAGAATTGTTTATCTCTTTATTCCTGAAGAAGCAATCAAAAATCGCGTGACTCATACAGTTGATGATATTGAAGGATATTTATTTTCACTTGATTCTGACACCTTAAACGACATTATCATAGATGATACTAATAATATTGTATGCGTGATGTCAGAACTTAATTGAGAACTGGCGGCTTAACCGCCTTCTCTTATAAGATACTACGTTGAACGTAATAACCTAATCCTCCAGTATAAAAAATTATTTTATAAAAACCCTTGACATTTTTCTTATTCTATGTTATACTTATTACAGAAATAAGAAAGAGGGCGATTCCCATGACACACATTCTCGCGGCAATGATTGGAGTATTCATTGGTATAGTATTCGCGCAGTTTGATACAACTTTTTTCACTTATTGGCAATGGGTTATCCTATGGGCATTGACCACTTGGTGTACTTACTGCGTAGGCAAAGTCTGGCATATTGCATGGAAGGAGAAAAAGAATGACTATGACATGTAAAGAATTGGTAGCGTATCTGGAGAAGGCAATGACGATTGTAGGAGAAGATGCGCCAGTATATTGCTGTGACGACGATATTGAAAGTGTAAAATGTGATGTTGAACTAACAGAAGACACAAAAGCTATTAGGATTTTCTGAGGGCATGTCGCCCTCTTATAACTTAATACGTTGAACGTATTAAATAATTGCTTGCCTTTTCTCTACTTTTTTGTTATAATATGACTATCAAAAGAAAAGGAGATAATCCCATGAAAATCTATATCAACGAATGCGATGAAACCATGTGGCATAATGAAGAAAACTGGCGAGCAGATTTGAATGAATGTTTGCTTAACAACTGGGTTGACATTGCGGAGAGCAATGGAACAAGCCTTGAAATGCTAGCCGTAAACTTTGTTGTTAGTCTTTGCTGTGGTGATTTTGTCACTGCAGGCGATTGGTTGCGGCAGATGAAAGAAGCATACGCCGCAACTTACAAAATTTTCATTGAAAGAAATTCGCGCACTATTGAAGGAGATATGGAAAAAGTAATGGACATTACAGACCAGTTATATGATAACGGTTATATGTGGGGAGATTACGAAGAGGATTAAATCCTCTTCCTTTTATTCTACTACGTTCAACGTATGAGAAAGTTCTCCATTTTTCAAAACTTTTTTCAAAAAACATATTGACTTTTTTTCAAATTTTTGATATAATAATCCCATCAAGAGGAACGAAAGAAACGCAAGACGTCACGTTTCAAGTTCTTTCTGATAGGCACTTTGAAAACCAAACGACGGTGCGCTAAATGCGTGCGGAAAAAGGAGAAAAAATTATGACTAAGAATGAGCTTTTCAACGAGATTTTCGCGAACTATGCTGATGGTATCCAGATTGACACAACGGAATTCGTGATTCCGGTTGATGGTGAGTTTCTGAGTGTGAGCGTGGGCAAGAAGTCCACGAAGGACACCAAGAGAAGCAAGGCTTTCGACCTTGAGAAGGCTCTTGCAGATTGGGCGGTGAAGCAAGAGAATGCCAGTAAGCCGCGCAAGAAGAAGGAGGACGATCCCGAAGCTATCGCGGCGAAGGAGGCTTTCCGCGCCGAAGTCGTTGATTGTGTAAACGCCATGGGCGACGAAGGCGCGACGGCGCAGGAAATCGCGGCGATGTTCCCGCCGGAACGGGAAATCAGCTGGCAGAAGGTCAGCGCAGTTCTCAAGGCTCTTGTAAATGAGGGTCTTGCAGATAAGATTGACAAGAGCGGAAAGGCAGGTTATAAGATGGCATAATAAGAAGGGGCGAAAGCCCCTTCTTTTTTTATAAAAAAATATAATACGTTGAACGTAAGAACTTAAAAGTTGACAATAAAATAAAAGTGTAGTATAATGTAATCACAATAAAGAAGGAGGAAAACAAAATGCGTATTGTATATTATGCCGAAGACGGGACAGAGTTTGAAACTCAGGGACAATGTGAAGCATACGAGAAGGAACAGGAAAATGCAAGAAAGAACTTCTCTTCTCACATGTATGATAGAGAGGGTCATGAAGTCTTTCTGAACGACTTTGACAAAGTAGGCAATATCGACTACTTTGATATCAAGAACAAAGAAGACCTTCAAATTTTGTGGGATGAACTGGCAGAAAAATATTATGTAAGTATGCCTGACCAAGTCGGTCAATGGTATTACAACTATGAAAAAGACCGCTGGTGCGATTACAATGAATTAAAGAAAGATTATATCTTTATGAACAGAATCTTTGAGGGCTGATGCCCTCTTTCTTTCTATTACGTTGAACGTATGAAGAAGATAATCATTTCGCCGCTAAAATTCAATCCACCTATTGACAAAATTATTCTTTCTATGCTATAATAAGTTATCGAAAGAAAGAGACAAACTATAAAGGAGAATGAAAAATGAATAATGAACGTTGGATTTGGTTCGACCTAGACGGCACGCTTTATAATCTTTATAAAGTGCCGAATTGGTTACCGCGCTTGCGGCGGGAAGATGCTGGCGTGTATTGTGAACAAGGATACGAGCGCAAAAGCATTAACCGCATTATAGAAGCATGTAAAGCCCTGCAGGAAGCTGGCTATCACATTGGCGTGATTAGCTGGGCAGGAAAAGGCGTAAGCAAGAAAGACGATTTCTTTAAACTTACGCGTACAGTAAAAAAACAGTGGGTAGAGCAGTATTTTCCCGTTGCAGAGCAAATTATTATTTGCGAATATGGCAAAGAGAAAAGCCTGTTCGCGGTTTATGGTGACGTGTTGATAGACGATTCGCTAGAAGTTCGCCGCAATTGGCGGCGAAACCTTGGGAGCCGCGCTATTAACGCAAAGAAAGGATATATCAAAGAGTTGTATAAAATTTGTTATGAAGAAGAGGAATAATATTCCTCTTTCTTTTACTTTAATACGTTGAACGTATGATAATAAATAAAAAAAAATGGAAGTTTATTCAACTTCCATTTCAACAACATACAGGGAAAAAGTAACATCTGTCCCTCTGAAAATATTGATTTTCGATTCGTTAAATGACTCCCACTTGAAATCATCAAATAGGCGTTCAGCCTTTGCCTCATCTTCTGAGGCTCTCATCGCCTTTTCCTTTGTGGAATAAATACCCAGAATGGAAACATCAAGATCCCAGTGCCGTTCAACCATCCAGACCTTCATAACATTTGCCCTCTTTCCTTTTTTTGATAATCCTATTATACATTATTCTTTAATAAAAGTCAAGATATATTTTCCTACGTTGAACGTATGACTTTTCTTCCTGCCAGTAAAAATTTGTCTATTTTTTCTATTGACAAAATTCACGTCATATGGTATAATATATGTAGAAAGAAAAAAAGGAGGCTTTGCAATGAGTATCAATTTAGTAGACAAAGAAGGGCACAAAACTGGCGAAGTCAGCCGCGAACAGTTTATCCGCGATTACATTGACGCAAAGCGCGAAAAAAATGTAAAAGAAGCGGAAGAACGTGCTAAAATGCAAATGCAAGAAGAAGCTCAGCATGAAAGCGAAAAACTGAATCGTCATACTGAACGCGCCAGTAATGTTGAAAGAAAACATTTGAAAGACAATGACGCGCTAAACCTTATGAACGGCATTGTAAAAATGTTAAACGACGCGGACATGAGTTATACGCAGGAAAGCACGAAAAGCGTTATTGTATGGATGAACGAAAAAAAGTATGAAATCAAAATTACAGAAAAGAGGAAATAAGAAGGCGCAAGCCTTCTTAAAGTTATTACGTTGAACGTATGAACTTTGCTCTTGTACTTTTCGCGCTACTATGGTATAATACAGATACAACAAAGAAAGGGAGTGTTTGTATGAATCTTGATACTGTTTGGCTGGCGGTTGTGGATTATGATTTTCCCACTTATGTTGGAGTTTTCTCCGATAAACAGCAAGCAAAAGAAGCCGCCCTTGCCTATGTGCGGGGCTACTATGGGGAAGAATATTCAGATGAAATGATATTTATCTGTAATGACTATGTGGGAGACTGTAATATCGATGAGTGTTTAAAAATTTATTTAGAGGAGGTGACTAATTTTGTGAAGGGGTAAAACCCTTCCTTTAATCTAATACGTTCAACGTATGAATATTAACCCCTGAAACTTCAAAAAACTTTAAAAAAGGGATTGACTTTTTCCTTAGAGGGTAGTATAATATACTTGTCCGAAGGGATGAAAGCAATCCGCGGCACAACATTTAGTGCGGTGCATATTGCACCAGAAAGAAGGTTACTATGGCTATCAATTATGCAGAAATTAAGCGCAACGAACTCTTGAACCTTATTCGTCAGACGCTGGAAAACGCCGACCTTGAAGCTCTCACTGTCAAGGCAAACGTTCTGGCGGTTCCGGTCGTACTGGACGACGAGGACAAGACGGAAGGGACATTCACCATCACGGTTACTTATAAAAAGGGTAGTCGTGAAGGCGAACTCTATGACCCGTACACGGAAGCGCAGGTATACCGCGAAAAGCAGGCGGAAAAGGCACAAAAGGCGGAAGAAAACCGCAAGAAGAAAGAGGCAGACCAGAAGAAGCGCGAAGAAGAAAAGCGCAAGCGCGAAGAGGCGAAGAAGAAGAAGGAAGAGGAAAAGAAGAACGCCGAAACCGAAACCGAACCGGAAGAATAAAATCAAGCAGGGCAACCGCCCTGCTATTTTTTTTATCAATCTTTAAATCTAATACGTTCAACGTATGAATCTCACGCTGCGGATATCCGCAGTTATATAATAAAAATTTTCTACCCTTGTTATATAATGGTGAAAATTTAAAAATCGTTATGTGTAGATAATTTTTACTATATAGCAATTTTTTCCTACAAAGTAGAAAATAACGAAAATTATATAATAATCCACCTTGTAATATTTTTTCACTATATGGTGAAATTTCCCTACAAGGAAAATCTTTATATTTTATATTTTGTGCTTGCGTTTTTCGCGCCATTATGATATAATGGTTCTGGGGTTAAATATGGCACGGTACAAAAAGCAAGCCGTCACAAAGAAAGGAAGCCCCAAAAAATGAATAATAAGTATTATGAAAACCGTCTGGCAGAAGTCAATTTCCATCAACCAAGGCGAAAAGGCAAAAAGCCGAGATTGTATCTTGTTCTTGACTGCGAAACGGCAACATTGCCGTTTATAAATGAGATGCAATTAAGCGCGAACAACAAAAAAAAGATAGCTATTGCTAAACCGTTGATATATGACATTGGCTGGAGAATCATTGACGCTAAAGGATATGTATATAGCCAGCATTCTTTTCTAATTCAAGAAACGTTTTTTGTGCCAAACGTTTTCAATACGGCATATTATAAAGAGAAAAGACCTTTATATATGCAGAAGTATCAGAACGGCACAATTACCGCGAAAACATGGAATGAAGCGGTAAACGTACTTGAACAAGACTTGCAACATGTTGAAATCGTTCTTGCTTACAATAGTATGTTTGATTATAAAAAGGCGATTCAGTTTACTGAACGTTATATAGACGCTTTATATTCTCCTTATTATAATGATTGGGAGTATGGACAAAAGAGAATCTGCCAGAATATTATCAAGGGGAAGAAGTGGGAGAACGAAAACGAGTTTGACCAGTATCATTTTGAACTGAGGGGAAAACAATATTTACTAGGCGACATCTGGGGCGATGTTTGCACACAAAGAATAAACTGCGACAAATACCGCAAATACTGCCTTGAACAGAAACAATTAACTAATAGCGGATTATTTTTCAAAAGTAGTGCAGAAACAGTTTTCGCGTACATGTTCAAGGATGAAGGATTCACAGAAAGTCATACCGCGATAGAAGACGCTATTATAGAATCTGATATTCTTGTAAAACTCTTACAAAAGAAAAAAGTCACAATTGGTTTGACCTATTTCCCATTTAGAGAAATAGGAAATGTATACGATTACTTGACGGAAAAAGGAATCGCATACATTCAACGAAAAGAGGGAAAAGAACAGAACGGAGAAAAGTATAAAACTCCCTTTAGTATTCCGGCAGAATATTATTATAACGCTTTGTCTGTTATGCTTGAAAGAGTAGAACAGGGCGAACAACTTTCAACGTTTGCCGTAAGCCTTGCAGAAAAGACGTTCAATCTGCGGAAACTTGCGAATGAACTTTATGAAGAAACCATAGAACAGGATGAACTCATTAAAGCGGTTGTTATGTATAGTGCTTTCAAAACTATGCAGGACAATGCGAAAGAAAACAGCGAAAAATATTTCACGGCAGAATATATGGCGAATCTGTTTTATTCCATGATTGATGAAATAAAGGAGGAAAGAAGGAAATAAAAAAGAAGGGCGAAAGCCCTTCTTATATTTATATAATAGATATGAAATATAATTATTATGAAGAATAGTATGTTAGTCATAACTAACTGGCGGATAAAAGTTAATACGTTCAACGTATGACTTCCCATCCCGCCCTTGTTATATGACTCTTATTATATAATCTCTGCTATCTGTCTGCCTCACTTAAAATTTGAAAGCGAACTGAAGTTATGTTATAATATAAGTACAGTTAAGGGAGAAGAAACAAAAGCAAAACCCGCCTTCTGCCTAAGAAAATAAACCTAACATCTGTCATATGAAGGAGGGCGGCACTTTAGCAAGGTAAAGTGATAAAGCATAACCTTTGCCCTATCATGCGCCATTAGTACTTTCCAAAATGCCAACCTATTCAACCATACTCCAAATTTGAAAATGCAAAAGCAGCTACGTTTGATCAAAATTTATAGCGGCTAAAGCAGCTGCGTTTAGCGGGCCGGAGGGATAGGCAACCGTGCCCCATTTGGTCATTTGAGCCATTTCTGTAATACAAAATTTTTGCCGCTGACAATTCCATTCAGCTTGAGACTCCGGTGATGATTTGCAAATTTTCCACCTATTTTGTGTGTATTTTGTGGATTGAATTCCTACGATTTTACATACAAAACAGGTGGTTTTTTCGATGAACGGAAAAGTTTGAGCTTTTTTCAGAAGCGGAAAAATGTCAAAAATTTTATATGACATAACAGCTATGTCTTTCGCGCGACAAAAGCAGAAATGACTTTCTGTTCATCGACGTAATTCGCGCAATTTTAGCTATAATAACTTTCGCGCGACACGCATTACAAGTCTAAAAATTTTTCTCGGAAGATGACTTCCTACCACTCATTCTTGTGGATAAGTGGCACTTTTCAACAGAAAAATGATTATTTTTCCACAACTTCCAATCCACAAAGTCCAAAATTTGCTATCAAAATTTTCACCGCAAATCAATCGCTCACCCGCCCCATCCAAAAATGATGCGACATGATTTACTATAACAAATTTGCTTAGTTATATAACATTTGTTATATAACGCAGGCGGGCCGCGCCATAAAAGAAAGAAGCAATGCTGTGCATTGCTTCCTACCTTTATTCTAGCTCTAATACCTCATCGTCCCAACGCCGCATACAACGCCAAGACTTAGCAGACGCATGCTGTGCTAGCTTTGCCATTGTCTCTAGCTGATACTCTACCGCTTCAGCACAATCAGTAAGCCACTTATAATACTTACGTAGCAAACGAGCTTTAGCAAGCTCACAACCCACATCAGGGTCAAAAGTATCTCGTGGACTACATTCAGCCTTACCTACTAGCTGCGGCGCAGGTCTATCCCTTACTACTCCTGCTACAACAGCCCTATACCCGCATAGACAGTAACGTTCCTTATTGCTGGAGGAATTGTTGAGAACATTGGTCAGCTTTCCCATGATGAACTCAATAGCATCATCATCTGCTTCGCATCCGTTCTCCAGCACTAGCTTCGCAACACAAGTACGCTTAGATTCGTCAACAAAATACTGAATGGCCATATAAGGCTCCTTTCTACGGCTTAGCCGCAACCATAATACAGAACTTACCTCCAGCCACCCAACAGTAACAGTCCCCAGCTAATACTTACTGGAGGTAGGTTCCTTTTCTTACCTTACATATATAGTATAGCATAAGTTTGGGTTTTTGTCAAATTTTGAGGAGACAAAAATTTTAGAAGACTTAGTGTTGTGGGCGGCGCAAGACTACTATGCTGGAGGCGCTATACTTTAGCAAACTAAAGTGGCGCGGAAGAATAAGAAGAAAGGAAAGGGAAAAGAAAGGAAGAAGAATGTACTTTGCTTTCCTGCGGGCCAGAGAGTCGTTATATAACTATTGTAATATAACGCCTACCTTGGGCGCTGGAGGAACCAGTACTACCTGGGCGTTCCCGCGCAAGCCGCCCGCTTGCGGGCGCCGCCGCGCGAAAAACTAAAACTTAAGATCCTACACTTATAGCAATTTCATTTTGATTTTCTACTTATGGTATCTATTGACAATTTCATTTTACTTATACCCGAAACCCACCCCATACTCAAGTACAAACACAATTACCCGAATACCACCCCTATATAATTCTTTAGTACCTTCTACCTTATGTTACAGAAGGCTACTACACTTTCCGTTCTGTTCGGAAAAGTGGCACAGAATATATAACTATATATATAACTATATATAACTATATATATAATAATAAAAAATTTTATTATTAGTTTTTTTATTTTATTTTATTATATTATTTTTATTATTTTTATATTATTTTTTATAATAAAATTATTGAAAAATATAAAAATTATTATATACTAAAAAAATTTTTTTTAAAATTACTACTAAAATTTATAATTTTGAAAATTTTACTATACTAAAAATTCTATGTAATTTGTTATTCTACTACTTTTATTTTATTATTCTTATAATTATAAAAATAATTATAATTATAATACTCTTATTTATAATTATATTATATATAATATTACTTATTGTACTTATTTATTATTATTATATTATTACTATTATTCTATTACTTTTATTTTATATTATTTATAATACCTAAACTTATATTTTTTATTTTATTTATAATTATTCTATTATTTATATTTATATTACTACTACTATATTTATAATTATATTATTTTATTATTATATTATTACTATTATTACTATTTTTTATTTTATTACTTCTATTATTTATATTTATTATTATAAAAATAATTTTATTATTTTTATTTATTTTATTTATAATAACACTAATTATTATAATATTTTTTATTATTATATTATACTTTTATTTTATTATTACTATTATTATATTACTATTACTATTATTATACTTATCTTTATTATATTATTTTATTTATTATTATTATTATTATTATTATATTGTATTACTTATATTTTTATTATATTACTATTATTATTTATTATATTATATACTATACTTATTATATTGTTAATAATTATTATATTTACTATTATTATATTTTTATTTATATATTACATTTATTATACTATTTATATAATATATTTTATTATATATTATATTCTATATTACCTTTCTAGCGGGGCGTTCTAAATTCAGAATAAAAATTCAGAAAACGGAACTCCGCTACTCTATTTTTATATAGAATATAAATCCATACCTATACTACTGGCATAATAACTACTTCTTATAAAGTGGGCCACTACTTATTAGCCATACAGGACACCCCCTATGTTTAGAATAGCGAATTTCGGGATAGGGCTACGCCCTATCCCTCAATTCTCAATTCTAAACATTTCCCCCTAGGTCGGCTTGGTGCCTTGGGTCGCTTGCGCGACCCGCGCCGCGACCGACCCAAGGGGATAATAAGGTAGAAATACAAAAATAAAATTTCTCCTTTCTAAAACTTGACAAAAAATCAAAATTATGAGATAATATATGCGTAAGGAAAAAGAAAGGAGCATTACCCAAATGAAAACTACTTTTACTTATGGAGAAAACACCCTTTCTCCTTCATCGCCGCGACCCATTCTAAGTGGTATTCCCGCCACAAAAGAAAAAGCAAAACAACATTTTGCAAAACTAGAACAAGAAATACTATCCCAAGTTATCCATAGCGACTCTTGCTCTGGCGGCGACTCCCTATTCTGTGACACGAAGGAACCCCTCTTTCGTGTTCACTCTTTTGACTCATACGATAGCCGCGCCACCAATTCAGACTACTACTCCTATAACGATGCAAAACATATTGTAGAGAAAACAGTAATGCTGCTTACTATTATCGGAGAATGCGAGAATGATTTTTCGTGGCATACACCCTATTACTATTGCTCTCCAACATGCAGTCAAGTTTTTCTGTTGGAAGCACAACGGAAGTGATTTGATTGTCATATCCCTATCAACGCTGTATTATAATTGACAAGCCTAAAGCTGAAAATGGTATGTTTTTCGCACTACCATTTGATGCACTACAACAGGCCTGTCGTGACCTTAATGGCGCGCCCCTAGTATTGTATCTTTACCTCCATCAACATAAAGATGGGTTTGAAGTTATGTATTCACCGCAAGCCTTCATGAATTGGAGCGGCTTTAGTAAGACCACAGCTCATACGGCTATGAAGATGTTGGTAGAGAAAGGGTATATTACAGAAATAAATAATTTATTTTGGATTCTACATTCTCTACCTACTAATGGAAAGGAGCAATTTAATGAAGATTCTGGAACTACACAAATGGAAACCTCAACCAAAAATACAGACTTGTCCCCGCTGTTGGACAAAGTTTGAGTATGATGAACGAGATATACAATATGTGCCGACTATGGCTGAACTAGGAGATATCTATACAGCCTATTTTGTTGTCTGTCCTAGTTGCGCGAAGAGTATTAAAGTAATGAAGGATGATGATGAATGAAAATTATTAAGTACAATTCTCCTTGGCCTAAGCGTGCAATGTGTAAAGTTTGTTATACTGTGTTTGAATATGACCAAGAAGATTTAGAGACAAAAACTAGCGTTACTATGGTTCCCGCGGATACAGGTATACTTTGTTCTGTTCCCATTATAGGCGTTACTTGCCCTGGCTGTAAAAATTGGATTAAACTTTCTTGACTTTTCGCGCGATTAGTGGTATACTATAATTAGTAAAAGGAAAGGTTGTGTGTATATGAATAAGTTTGATGAACCCGTTATCACTACTCTTCATACTCATATGCTTGAAAAAGAATTCTCCTACATCATGCCTTCTACTAATTTTAATTTCTGGGCGGCCAAAGCTGCTAAACTAGTCGCGCCGCTTGCTGATTGTTGGTACTATAATGGACATTATCGTTATAATCCTAATACTCAACGACTGACGGTGTACTTTTCGCGCAGATGGTGAAAAAGAAAATTGAATGACAGAATATAAATGGGATTATAGGGCAATCTCAATAGAAGAAAAAGAGCAGTTAAATCACCTATTATCTATTGGATACAAGGAATACTATCGCGGTGATTCCTATATAGCAGTAAAGCGGCTTGTCTGTATAGAAAATGATCTAGATAAAATACCGCAGAACACTACTTTCTACAACTGCCCTGTGTCCATTGGTAACATAACACCAAATTATTGTGATGCTATTATTTGGATGCCATATTCTCTGCCCTGCATAGAACGAGACCGCATTACAAAAGACTTTTCACAATATTTACGACATCTTTACAACGTAGATCCACACATTACAATTAAGTATTTCTAAACTTTATGCCCATATATGAGGTAAATGCCGATGGATAAAGAATATCGTTGTGATATTGATTATAAAATTATCAATTTACGAGATAGTACGACTAATGCTGAAAAGAGAATGAATGAACTAGCGGCGCAAGGCTATAAACTTCATTCTCAAAATTATGGCATTGCCATGATGATGAAAGAGACTTACTCTGAAAAAACAGAATCAAAATCAGAATATACTGACTTTATTTGCGATATAGGAAGTTTTTATGGCTTGAGAGCTACTATCAACGAACGCACATCTCAGTATTGTAAAGGGTCAATTTATATCACAAATTATACTTATAGCTATGAAGAAGTTGTAAAAATTACTCGCTCTTTTGCTTGTTATTTAGCTAATGAGTATCATGTAAAAGCACAAGTAATAGCTAGACGTGATGACGATTCAGAACTTAATATATGCTGTATAGAAGCTCTTCCTGAAGAAGAGAGGTATTAAGGAGGGAACATAATGCTAAATTTCTTTATGGGTGCTTCATTAGGTCTTGTCGTAGGTATGATACTAACCGCTCTACTAAGAGCAAACGACCGATAAGAAAGGAGTTACCATATGCGTGGCTATTATGATGAAGTTCGTGACATTGCTGACTATTACGATGAACGACCTTCGCGCATTTCACGCGGACGTTATGATGATGATACTTATGACTGGGACGATATTGCTTATTGGGATAGGCAGCCTGAGTTTGAGTGGTAAGAAAGGAAGAACTATATGCTGATTTCTAAAGAACAATTTTGCGATTATATTGATATTTACAACAATACTTTATCCTACCTCGATCGGCTTTATGATGCTAAGATTGATGTAATGGATGATAACCCAGTGTGGAAACTAATCGACTCTATATGTAAGCTTCTTAACACGGTAGTATATAATTATGTTCCATGGGACGAACGTGATGAAATTTGGAACTCCGCCACTGGCAGTGACCTATCGTATTGGATGCTTGAACTTGAATGCGGCGAAAAGCTAAAGGAGCATCCCAGCATGTGGAGAGACAGGAACGGAGCACCTGTTCGCGCTGAAAATGCAGAGGCTATGTATAATTATCTTCTTTCAGAAGAAGCATATTATAGAAAAATGCACGCTAACTAATTACTTTAGCTGCCTTTGGGCAGCTTTTTGTGCTGGAGGAATTTATGGTATATCAAGGTGGTAAAACTCGTATTGTAAAATATATTTGTCCAATTATACAAAAGTATATCAATGACAATCATATTGATACTTTTATTGATGCTTTTGTTGGTGGCGGCAGCGTTATACAAAATATCAATGCTAAGACTAAGATAGGGTATGACACTAACCCTTACCTTATTGCAGTATTGAATAATCTGGACAAGTTGGATGAAATTTCCATTCCTATTCAAAAAGAAGAGTATGACTATTGCCGTAATCTATGGCGCGCGCACAACCACGAAGAAAAGCCAGATTGGTATGTTGGTATGATTGGATTTATTGGTTCTTTTAGCGGTAAATTTTATAATGGTGGTTGGGGTAAAGACGCATATAGTAATTCTCCTACTCGTAGTCATCATGGAGAAAAATACCGTAATATGAAAGCCCAAGCTCCTAAAATTGTCGACTGTCAATTCTATACTCAATCTTTCTTTGACTTAAATACTAGTGGTGCTTGTATTTATTGTGACCCACCTTATAATGCTACTACTGGTTATCCTTATGATGATTATGAGGTTAAACGCTTTTGGACTAAAGCTGAAGAATTGGCGGCGAACAATATTGTCATTGTTTCTGAGCTTTCCGCGCCAGAAGGATGGAAAGAAATTTGGAGCAAACCAATCCGCAATATTCTAAATGCGGCGAGTAACTCCACTATTCAAACGGAAAAATTATTTGTGTGCAATAAATAATTGACTTTTTCTTCTATTTTTGTTATACTATAACTGTAATAAGAAAGGAGAGAGTTATATGAAGTACATTATATTCTCTACTTTAGGTTTTTGGCCGGAACATCATTATTATCTCGCTTGTACTTCTGGAAAAAATCCAAAAGACTATATCAAAGCAGTAAGAACTTTAGATTATGTTAGTCGAAGGAGAAGCGGTGAATTCACCGAATTTGCCGAGCCAGAAGATATTCTCGTCACTAGTTGGACTTTTGAAAATGAACCTGAAAAGGCTGAACAATTTGGTATAATTACTTCAAATATGGCGCTAGACTATATTACTGCTGCTATTGGGGGATATAAAGAAGCAAAACGAGAAGTATGGCCGTCAAACGACTCATATATTACTTCAGAACGCTTAATACCCTGGGAAAATATTATGAACTAAAAGAAAACAATTATGAAAGAAATTACAATTATCGCTTTTCTTTTCTTTGGTGTTGTACTTATTGGCTATATAATTGCTGATCTTATTAAAACTTGGAAGGAGAAATAATATGAGAACTTATGCTGTTCGCGCGGCTAACGAAGAAAAAAATCTTTACTATATTCTTTTCATGCACGACATGGCTGATGAAAACTATACTCTTTTTCGGATAGTCAACTTACTTGAAAAGAGTTATAAAGTTGAATTTGATGACGTTAGCTTTTGGCCGCTAAAAACTGACCAGGAAGTATTAGAAAGTAATGTCTCTGTTAAGAATCATAGCCCTAATTTTTTCTTTCTAAAGAAAACTGATAAAGAACATTGGGAACATTGTGTTGATGTTCTTCTCTGCGACCATTATACAATAACTACTGATAAAACGGTGATTGTATAATGGCGGTGATTGCATTTCTAATTATTACTATTGGATTCCTACTTTCTGTTCTTTACAATGACTCTCATAATAATCCATATACATTGTGAGGTATAACATGGAAAGATTTGCTATAATGATGAAAAAGAATGGTGAGTGTTGTTATTATTATGTTCTTACTGATGTAGAGAACATTGATGAAATGCTCATTGATCTTTTAGGAGCAGAACAGATGGAAAAATTGTATGCTTATCCCATTGACCATGCGCCCGCTAACATTCTTGCTTCTTTTCTTGAAGCTGCAAAATATGGTAGCACGACTTATTATCATAAATTAGGTTATTTCAGTGGCTCTATGTGGCAAGCCTATCTTGCTCAGCACGTTGCTTACCCTTGGAACGAAATGGAGAAAGCAATTGTATGATTGAAACCATAATGATTATGGGCGGCGCATTTGGTACTGCGATAATTTTGTTGGTTATAGCTTTATTATTTTATAATTTAGGAAATTAAGTAAAGCTATTTTATGCAAGAAAATTGTATAATATAAAAAATGGTATAAAAGAGAGGAATGATAATGAATTATTATCAGCTCACAACAGTGCAAGATAAGCTAGAATGTCCTTACTTTTATTATCTAATTGTCAAAAAAGACGAAGACTTATGCGCTACTGTAAATGAAATTATAGAAAAGATAGATAAACCTCTACGCCATGCTTATAATTTTTATAATGGCGGCGAATACAGTGCAATTCTAACAGGATTAGATTGTTTACCTAGTCCCGCGAGAGATTTGATGAAAGAAGTAGAAATTTATCACGACCTTATACCAGCAGAAGTATGCTTTCCTGACTTATCTGAAAAAGAAAGAAAAAAGAAAATCAGCAGTTTTTTAGAGAAGCATAGCCGCGGCTCTACGATTTTCTGCTAATATTATATGTGTTATAACTTGACTTTCTTTCAAAATTATAGTATACTATATATAGAAAGTGAGGGAAGAGTATGAGAAAGACAGTGACTTTAGGCTTCATTCGCGAACGGGATATGAGTCTTTGTTATTCTACGGGAAAGTATCAATATTATCTTGATGAAGAAACTGGTAAGTTTTATAAAATCAAGCGTGCTTATGTCTGCTCGGTTTTGGAGAAAGAATTTGAGGAGGAAGAAGAAATGTATCAATATCTCCTTTCACTAAAAAATTCCTCTTCCAAAATTTGACAAAATTCCAAAAATCTGATATAATATTATTGTAAGGTTGAGAGAGAAAAGTTCTTCGTTACAGTGATGGAGTTGTAAGAGACGTACCAACTGAAGCGAACGGACGATAAAAGAACTTTTCGCTGAAATTCGATACTGTTGCCTGTTCTCCCACGTCCGGCTAGAATAGGAATAAGTCGTATCTCGATCTTAATCAGTGGCGACGATTGTAATTCGGTCGTGGCGGAAGTGAGCTAACGATGAAACCGCCTTTATAAATTGCATCAAACGAGAACTAAGCGTAACTTAGGAGGCTCCGCAAATGAGCCTAGATGGTAAGGCAAGCCATTAAATGCACCCGAGGTGAGGCGGTTCTTTGCACCAGGCTTATATCCTGGGATTCCTGGATCAACACCAGGCGGGTGTACCACCGGTCGGAAGACCAATCTGATAAAAACTTTTTCATTGATTTACCTCCTTACGGGAGAGTAGAGAACGCACTCTATTCTCCTTGGCATCACGACTTTGCCTCCGCGTGGCGATGCTGGAAAGGAAGCACTATATCAATCGGACAGCTCAGCACTGTACTGGTTGTGATGTGTCTTACCGAACCAAAAAGTCTGAAATATAATGGCGGTTCCACTATCGTCATTAGAGTTAGTGCAAGTTGCACACAATGGGCGCATTTTGGTAAGTACGTGGTTAGATATACTTACTGGCTTTCCGTGGTACAGAAAGGCTTCCGGCATAGTGGGAAGTTGAAGGGCTAGACGCGGCTACTCTTCAAGTTGTAATGTTAGCTTGCAACTATAAATAAAAGTTGACTGACATAGTCAAATGAAAACACCTTCTAGCTGAAACTAATTGGCGATGATGAAGGTCAGACTGAAATAACACAAGTATGCGCTATGTTGTTATTTCCTCTGCGGCGCACAGGCGTAGAGCGCTGGAAACATAAAAACCTACTTGCTGACTGAGAGAGAAGTAGCGTCCCACTCCACAGAAAGATGTAAAAGGGCCGCTGGAGTAGCGTCAGGACGGGTAACGCATACACTTTCATCCTGCCGACTACTTCTATATGGGAACGTGGCTGAGTTGGTTTATAGCACCGCACTGCTAACGCGGCATAGTGAAAGCTATCACAAGTTCAAATCTTGTCGTTCCCGCCAAGGGTAATTAGTTCATTGGTTAGAATATTGGTCTGTCACGCCAAAGAGAGGAGGTCAGTACTCCTGTTACCCGCCATCCATCCCCACCCATTGTAGTACAGCTACAAACATCACCTCCGCGGAGAGGGTCGTCGCCCTCTCCATTATGCAGATATAGTTTCAATAGTAGAATAACGATATTCAAAATCGTTGGTAAAGGTGTGAGTCCTTTTGTCTGCCAAAAAGAGGATAACGACGCAATACTCTATAAAAGCGTGTAGTCATGATGGATGACTTTAACTCAGTACATCGTATTGGTTTGAGCCTTAATCGGAACCGTAGCTTGGACGTTCGGAATCTAAAACGGAACGGCCCTAGACTGTCTGGCTATTATAGGCTGGAAGAGCGGACACATAGTATACTATGTGACGTAAAGTGCAGCGGCATTAGTTGCGGGTTTATACAGTCTTTTACTCGCTATCATTTTGAAAGGAAGGTAATTCTATGAAGTATTATTCTGAAACGTTAAAGAGGGTTTTCGATACTGTGGACAAGCTCAATGAAGCTGAACTCGAAGCGAAGAATCGAGATGACCATACGAATAGTCTAAAGCGCGAACTTGATGAACTAGGTAAGAAGATGGATAATCTGGAAAAAGAGCTTGATAAGCTGTCTGATGAACGAGATAAGAAGTATCGGGAATATCTCAACGCTACGGTCGCCACAGCATCCAATAGTAAGACAGGCCATGTTACCGTTACTAAGAATGGCAAGGTACTTATGGATGAAGATGTAACTGACTTTGAAGATGATGGTCTATTTGGCCTTAGTCGTCTACTAAAGTCATTGTATTAAGCTTCTTATATTTATGAATTGCGGCCTAATATCTTCGGATTTTGGCCTGAGCTGGAGGATGCGTCCAATAGCTTGATAGAAGCTTCTAGGAGAGCTTCGGCTCTCCTTTTGTTTTATGGCGGTTTGAGGTAATTAGAAGCCTGACACCATTCGTGTTTACGCCAGTGCAATTCTGGACGCCGCCACAATATCGAAGAAAAATGTAAAGAGCTTATGTTATTTTACTACAAACTATTGCAAAAAGAAGAAAAATAGGGTATACTGTATATACAGTAAAGGAAAGGAGCAATTCTTTTATGGCAGTACCAATTCGTGTTTATTTCGCCGCGCCAATCGTAAAGAAAGTAAATCAGTCCACTGACGAGCATTCTCAATGGCTGGAACAACGTAAGAACATGCGCGATATGATTGTTCGTATGTTGAATGCGGTGGAGGATGAATTTCCTGAATATGGCGGCTGTACCTTTTATGATCCAATGAAGATGCAAGTACCTAATGCGTGGTGCATGGATTCTGAAACTTGGGCACGTTGCGTATTTTCTATTGACGTGCATGAGCTTGATGCTGCTAATGTTGTGGTGTTTCTTGACTATGGACGCGAATGTACTTTTGGCACAGCGTGGGAAGTTGGTTATGCTTTTGCGAAAGGCAAGCGAATCATCCAAATTATGATGCCACCGCGAGCAGAAGATAAGAACGTGCCTACAAGCGTCATGGCGCTTGGGAGTGCTTGGAGATGCGAAGGATATAATCTTCTTATGATGCAGTATGGTGATGCTAAGAAGCCTATTGATGCCAAAGAAGCTGATAGGTTCTTTAATAATTCTAACTTGTGCGATGAAATTGGGTATGGCTTTGCATAAGAAAGGTGTGATTTTATGTATTATCTTGCTAATCTACGAGTTCTAAACGATATTGAAAAGTCACTTTATAGCACAGATGTTGTTCTTGTTTATGGCAAGACTGTTACTGACGCTATGGCTGCCATTGTTAGGCAGTATGGGGATGAGATGATCAATGATGTGAGAATTGTTCCTCTTTATGATTATGAATCTTTTGATGATGTGCTCTTGATTGAAGAAGATATTGACAAAAGTAACAGTCTTTACCTTTCTTCCACTAAAACCGCTATTACTATTTCTCCTTCTTGAGGATAGAACAGGCAGCTATCACCCATTGTTAGGAGATGCGGGAATGTCACCCCGCCAAGAAAGGAGAAATATATGAGATATCATCAAATTATTGCACGACTAAAAGAACATCAAGATTATGTCGAAGCAAAGATTGACGTAAGTAACGAACCATATTGGGAAATCTTCTTTGTTGGTTTGCGCGGTGTGCAGAATTATGGACTTGATGTCGATAATTCGCCTATCAATAGTTTGGCTGTGGTTGTACCTAGTCGCCAATATGCTTTTGAGAAACGTTCTTTTAATGATAGCTATGAACTTGAAAATGGTGAGAAAATCATTGTAATTGATATCAATACTTTTGTTGACCAGTTATTCAAGAATAATATTACAGTAATAGAAGTACTTGCATCAGAATATTATGTGGTCAAGAAAGATATTTTCGCCGACTATAAAGAAGAATTGAGCCAATATGTTCTTAATTTCCTTTATCGCGACCCAACAGAACTTAATCATATTGTTTGTACTAGTATCAGCAATCTTTATAATATTTTGAAGAAAAGTGACCATTATGACGGTTTGGCTTGGGCAGAGTTGTATAGACAATATTATTGGCTGGTACGTTATAAAAATGATAATCTTTGTTATACAGACCCATTCTCTATGAGGCAGTGCGATCAGCTTTATGAATATTATAAGAATTGTTTATATCGTGTTGAGCTATTAGAATCAGATATTGAAATTTTTCTAAAAACAGAAATGAATAATAATTATGAATGCGGCAAATTGCGCGATCAGGTAGGCCCGCATCTTCCTCGTCGTACTATTGATGTCGGCGGATGGATTCTTACAGAGCAAGGAGTACGTGATTGGGCTTTTCGCGTATATTTGGCTGCTAATATTGTTTGACAAATAAATAAAATTATGATATACTATGTATAGAAAGTGAGGAATGAATATGTTGTTTGGATATGACTATGATGATAAGAAAGTTTATATTACTCTACAAGATGGTCATAGCTTAGATGATATTCGTTGTATTGGTGTAATTGTCCTTACCGGTGATGAAATAATTGAAATTCATTATAATGATTACACATGTCAACGTGTAGATTGTGGCACAGGTAGAATTCGTGACTATTATGATGGCAGCTATGTTGTTGAGCCAGCGGACATTCCTAAATGGCTAGAAAGGAAGTCATCCTATGATTTCAAATTCTGGAATTGATGGCTATGAACTTGGTCTGATTACTTGCGGCTTTTGCCGCCATTATGATAAAATGAATCATAGGTGTAATCTTCTTGGTAATAGGAAAGAAGACACACTAGTATCTGACGATAATGATGCTTCAGTTTATATTTCTGTTTCTCCAGAAGATTTTTGTTCTTTTGGTGAGATGGAATAATATTTGAGAAGAGGAAACTCTTCTCCTTTATATGTAGAGGTAGGCTAATTGGTAAACCGCTCGTCTCCAAAATGAGAAGATGAAGATTCAAATTCTTCCCTCTATGCCAGCGCAGAACCTAGGTTTCTATGACTTCGCGGTTGTAGGTCTGCGTCCCATTTCTGTAAAGGAGTAAGTATGAAACAGTCTTTTTTCAAAGTTGCTCATGATGAAATGAATAAGAGTGACTATTCAGGGTCGGCACGGGTTGGTTGCGCCGTGTATTATAAGGGTTCATTACTTGCACGTGGGCATAATACTGATAAAACTTCTCCTTTGCAGAAGCAATATAATCGCTATCGTTTCCCAGAAAATGATACTCCTTCTAAAAATCATGCAGAACTTGCGGCATTGAAAAAAATTCGCTATCTTGATATTGACTTTTCTCAAGTAGAAGTGTATACTTATAGAGAATGGAAAAATGGTCATTTAGCTGAATCTCGTCCTTGTCCAAGTTGTATGGCTTTTATAAAGAAGCTGGGTATCAAGAATATTAAGTACACAACCCGCGATGGTTTTGCGGAAGAAAAACTATTTTACTAATTGTCACTCATAGCAGAAACGGAGTGATTTTCTTGAAGGACGTAAAAACTTGGTTTCGTCAGTTAGTATGTAAACATCAATATGGTCTAATTGACACGCAGCAATTTACTGTTTTAGATAATGGACGTCATTATGAGTGCTTTAGCTCTATGAGTCAATGCCCGCTATGCGGGAAATTAAAAAATACTTTTGAAAAAATTGCAATGACCTAAAGAAAAGAAATTTGCTATGAGTGATTTTATAAGGAGAATATTATATGAAGAATGAAACTAAGAAGGCTCTACTAATCGCGCGAATTGCTAATTTGTCTCGTAATGAGAAGGAGAACAAAGGCCTTATTGCTAAGGCTAAGCGACAACTTAGAAAGGTTGAGTAAAATGAGAGTAATTTTTCTTGACATTGATGGCGTACTGAATAGTGAAGAATGGGATCAGTATGTTGAATCCTTTACCTATGGTGCGCGATTTAATAGTTGTTATCTACTTAGTCAAGAAATGATTCTTAGACTACAAAATGTGGTCTTTCAAACTAATGCAGAAATTGTACTTACTTCTTCATGGCGTACTAATGAACGAGCTATGGATGCACTAAGAAGGCAACTGAGTCTATATCATTTGTCTATTAGAGATTCCATAGTTAGCTATGCTTATGGTAATCGCGCGGATGAGGTAAAGTTATGGATAGAATCACATTCAAATGTCACTTCTTATGCCATTATTGATGACTATGATGATGGCTTTACTCAAGATGAAATTTTAGCCGCGCATTTTGTCCAAACTACTTATGCGCAAGGCTTAACATCTGAAAAAGCTGAAAAAATTATTGAAATTTTGAATCAGTAAATATTTGACAAATTTCAAAATTTATGGTATACTATTTATGTAAGGTTGAGAGAGGAAACTTTCTCTCCTTACTATATGCGACAGTGCCGCAGCTAGGCTGAGACGGGGCGGTCTCAAAAACCGCTACATAAGAAACATCATGGGTTCGATCCCCATCTGTCGCACCAACTCCTAATTCCACATTCTAGAAAGGGCAGTGGCTGAAATGCTTTTGTCTAGTGGAAGGGGCCGAGGCGAGCTGGCAAAGACACATGCGTAGTAGTGACTATAAGAGACGCGCGAACAGGGGATGTAAGGATTCTTCGCCTTATCCTCTTGTGTTCGTATCACTATTGGAAAAGGAAGTAGTCCGGACTTTTCCTTTTCCGTCTTTCTTCCCTGTGTAACCTACGGGCCGCAGGTTTCGAGTGGTGAAAGTAAAGGCCTAACCCTTTCGCCGCTCACGTTATTGCAGATAGGACAAGCGGTTAAGTCACGAGTCTCATAAACTCCGAGGATTGGGTTCGACTCCCAAATCTGCACCCATTTCGCAGGTGAACAAGCATTAAAAGTTGGTAAGACAATAGCTAAGTAACACAAGTGGAACTCCACGTTACTTGCGCGTGATTGAAACTGCACGCCCTGCGATTCGTTTTGGCTTAGGCCGTGGAAGTTAGCAATAAAATAGGGTGCTAACGTAATAAGGAGTGAGGTTCTCCTTATCATATGCCAGCCTAACTCAATATGATAGAGTGGCCACTTGCAAAGCGCAGGTCGCAAGTTGTTGGTTTGAATCCAACGGCTGGTTCCATAGGGTTTCTTCATTGAGTCGTTCCCTTCTAAAAACGTAAAACAATCGGCTGGTTTCGGGTCGTTAGATAAGCGTAGTGATACGTATAAAGCATGAGTCGCTCAAAGCTCATGCGACAGAGTAATCTGTTCAACAGAAAACCAACATCGTCAATGTCCACCCTTCAACCAAAGGGCAACTGCTAATGGTTATGGCAGGATAGGCGCAATGAAAAATGCGCTATAAAATAATCTCAGAAATGAGTGGCTGACGAGTTGATTTGAGGTGCAACTTTGCTAGAAGGGGTGCTTCATTTATTAGTAAGAAAGTCATAAGTCGAAAGGGCCGGTGGACTTACTAAAGTAAGTCGATAGCAAGACGAGCAGAATGGCGGTGACTGGGTCGTGGTCAAAAGCTACGAATGGTCAAACGTACGCCCCGTCGTTCAGAGAGAATAAAATCTAATTATGAAATTAAATTTGATTTATAAAGCAAAAGCGCGTACGACGCTAAAGAGACAAATAGCTTATTGTTCTGTAATATGGACACGCATAAAGGTCGCAAGCTAATATGTGAAAAAGTACAATTAGGTGCAACTCTAAGAGACTGCAATCTCTGAATCCCGCAAGGAAGAATGTGCTGAAAGGAAATTTATAGTGCTTTAGCGTAAGATTTTGCGAGTAGTTACAAAACTCGTGCTATTGTCCTCTACACCCTAGTCCGGTGTGTGACTGATTGCTTCCAACAGCAAGAGAAGAGGACATGGAAAGCTCAAGTAAGTCTCAGGCTTTCCATTTTATACAGGGCTGGCAGAGCTTGGTTTATTGCGCCAGTCTCGAAAGCTAGTGATGCGAAAGTATCCGTGGGTTCAAATCCCACGTCCTGTGCCATTGTATAAAATGAAAGAAGAACAAATCTCATTTCTAAATGGTCTAGTGGTGCAACTGGCGAGACACGGGAGGAACTAAAAACTCCCACGTAAGATACATGTGGGTTCGAGTCCCACCTAGACCATTATTTTATTGACCGATAGCTCAATCGGTGGAGCAATCGCCTGTTAAGCGAGAGGATGTGGGTTCAAGTCCCACTCGGTCAGCCATGCCGCGACTGTGGATTTTATATCTGTTCTTATTTTGATAAACTCACGGGATAACTGAAAGGAGAAATATATGTTTATAGTAAGCGGAAAATACAATACTGCTAAGGTAATGACGAACGCCAGCATTGATGACGCAACCATGAGTCAAATCATCGAAATGTGTAACCTTAAAAGTCTGGCTGGCGAAAATCTTGCCATTATGCCTGATTGCCATGCCGGAGCAGGTTGTACTATCGGGACGACCATGACAATTTCCAATGCGGTTATTCCAAACTTTGTTGGTGTTGATATTGGTTGCGGTGTGCTTGCGGCACATCTCAAACTAGATAAACATCTAGATTTTTCTAAGCTGGATTCTGTTATCCGCAAACGTGTTCCAAGCGGTTTTGAGGTTCATTCTCGCAGCAGCATTCTTGCTATTCGCAAAGATCAAACTGAGCTGGATAAACTTCATTGCAAAGTTCACGTGGATCTGGATAGAGCGACGCTTTCCTTAGGTACGCTTGGCGGAGGTAATCATTTCATTGAGATTGACCAGGATGTTACAGGGGAATACTGGCTCCTAATTCATACAGGAAGTCGTTATCTTGGTAAGCAGGTGGCAGAGTATTATCAAAACGAAGCCTATAAGCAATACGGAAAATGGGATAAGGCACGGCAAAAAGCGATTGATGAATTGAAACAACAAGGCCGTCAACAAGAGATTGAAGCCTATCTCAAGGCTCATCCTGTACAAAAGTTGCCTAAGCAGGTAACTCATCTCAGTGGACAGCTTATGCAGGATTACCTTGACGACATGAAAATCTGTCAGACGTATGCTGAACGAAACCGCAAGCGTATTGCTTTTATTATTGCCAACTACATGGGTTGGCTAGATGATGTTTATGATAACATCATTGATACCAAACATAATTATATCACCACTCTCCCTGATGGGCAGCATGTCCTTCGTAAAGGAGCTGTTTCTGCTCTTTCTGGTGAACGATTGGTTATCCCCATGAATATGCGTGATGGTACACTTCTGTGTACAGGGAAGGGAAATCCGTATTGGAATTATTCTGCTCCTCATGGCGCGGGACGCATTATGTCCCGTTCAGAAGCTAAAGCCAAAGTAGACATGCAGGCATTTCAGGAATCTATGCGCGGTATCTATACTACGTCCGTCTGTGAAGCCACCAAGGATGAATCTCCCATGGCTTATAAACCGATGGAACAGATCGTCTCTGCTATTGGAGATACTGTCAGCATTGAACGTATTATGCAGCCTGTCTATAACTTCAAAGCCAGTGATGGATAAAAGAAGTAATAAGGATGCCACTAAAAAATGTTGTAGACCTGATATGTGCCACTAATAGAATATCTATTAGTGGCTTTATTTATAAGGAGAATTATTATGAGCGCAATTATTATGGACGGTAAGAAACTTCGTGATAGAATGTTAGATGATATCAAATGGCTGATTGATAATAAAAACGCGGCAAAGCCTTGCCTTGCTGTAATTAGCATTGATGGTGATTCCGCTAGTGAGGTTTATGTAAGAAATAAACAAAAGGCTTGTGAGAAAGCGGGTGTAGATTTTCGACATTATCATTTTAAAGTAGAAGAAACATCATGTCATCAACTTTGCGCTCTAGTTCAGCGATTAAATTTTAATCCAACTGTTTCTGGTATTATTGTTCAGCTTCCTATGCCGCAAGAACTCTATCCTGACCAAGTAATTGCATGTATTAGTCCACAAAAAGACGTAGATGGGTTTAGTGAACAATCTATTGCTATTCTTGCTCAAGGTAAAGAGAAAGCATATTGGTCGCCTAATGCGCCTTGCACCGCGGAAGGCATTATGTGTCTATTACGTGCATATAGTATTAGTCTGGCTTATCGGAATGCAGTTGTTATTGGTCGTAGTAACATTGTAGGCAAGCCAATAGCGCGAATGCTATTGAATGAGGATGCTACTGTGACAGTTTGTCACTCTAAGACAAAAAACTTAGCACAATATACGCGTAATGCAGATATTATTATTTCAGCCGTGGGTAAACCCAACCTTGTTACCGCTGATATGGTAAAGCCAGGAGCGGTAGTAATTGACGTTGGCATAAATAGAGTAAATGGTAAGCTATGCGGTGATGTTGACTTTGAAAAAGTTAAAGACGTAGCTGGCTACATTACTCCTGTGCCTGGCGGAGTTGGCCCAATGACAGTAGCTATGGTTGTAGTTCATACATACGAGCTTGCGCGAATGTTGACAAATAAGTAAAATTAGAGTATAATATATACATAAAGAATAAGAAAAGGACACAGATGCCATGAGAAAAATGCTGTTTTCTATTATAGTAACTCTTATGATTATTATAGTAGGAACAATGATTTTGAATATTAGTTGTATCTACTATAATTATAAGGCGCAAAATGCTATTGTAAATGGTTATGTGATTGATAAAGATATGAATGACGAATATACTACGGAACGACTTGTATATAACGCGGCTAGTCACTTTTACACTCCTGTTTCAATTCATCGCTCAGCTATTTACACGCTTACAATCTCATCCAATAACAATGAAGAAGTCGTAGCAATATATTTTGTATCGGCAAAGGAATATGAAATTTATAATATTGGCGATTACATTGAAAATGTTAATAAAGTGTTGAGAAAGGATTGAAGCTTATGAAAGTAAAGTTTAAGCGTAGTAATGGTGAAATCATCTGTCTCGGTCGCGGCACAGAGCAAGAATGTCATACGATTATCACTGACTTTCTTAAAGCTCATAATTACAAGTCGTACTATCGCCGCTGTTGGGAAGAGGATGGTATGACGAAGGTTGATGTTGGTAGTTGGTCTGAGTTTTTCTACTTGGTAAAGGAGGATGGAGAATGAAAACTAGTAATTTTGTTTCAATGGCTATCGTAGCTATAACACAAGTGATTGCTGCTCTTATGTTTGTTTTTGATGGTGCAACTTATGAAAAAGTTATGATTCCATTATTTTTCGCAGTTCTAATGTGTATTTTATATATGCTTACAGATATTAACGACAAACTGAAGCCCTCGTAAGGGCTTCTTTTTTATTTAGGTGATTTTATGGCAAAATTATATCCGTATTATGTTCACTCTGACATAGAGAATTTTAAAATGCAAGGTATGAATCTCCATACCGTCGCTAAAGTAGAAGTAGCTATAAATAGAATTACCGCCAAATTATTGAAACAACAAGAAAAATTATTGGCACAAGAAAATAATTTTTATGCTTCTATTGGTATTACATCTCGTGATGATGATGGTTTCTCTACTTTTATAAAACAAATGTATGAATATAGAGATTCTATGAAAAATGCTACTGATGCTATCCTTTGGCAGCTAACTGATTACATAAATACTAATGATGATTTTTACAAAAACATAGAAAAAGATTGCAAGGCAGAAGTTGAACGATTGATAAAAAACGAGAATATGATTAAAGAAGATGCTTTACAAAAAGGTATTAGAACAATAATAAAAAATAGACTTTCAATTTACTGTCTAAAGTATTCCGCCGATACTCGGCAAATAGCTTTAGGAGTAATTGATAAAGTTTTGGGAAATACACAAGTCGAATTCAAATCCTCAGAATACCGAAATGTTAGAGGCGGCGTTGGAGAATTATTTACTGGCCGCAATTTATTAGATGTTGCTATCAATATTGCAAAAAAGAATGGTATTGAAGATCAAATAATAAATGTAATGACAGGTCAACAAACAAATATCAAGGGACAAGATGTCTCTTCCGATATGATGATTTTGATTGGTAATAGTCTAGACAACATTATATCTCAAACTAGCTGGCAAATAAAAAACTACAAACTTACAATAGGTGAAAAAGGAAAAGAAAGAATAAAAAAGAATCTACGCCTTGGCGGTTTTGAAGATGCAAAGTGGGACTCAATTGGGAAATCACTTTCAGAAGAGAAATTTTTATCTAAAGAACAATATAAATGGCTAACATATGCTATTGCCAACTATACTTGGTTTAGCAAAGTCGGTACAATTGTAAAAACTAATGGCAGACTAAATAAAGGCAGTGGAAAAGTAAAAATCGCCCGCGCAACACATAAACAAATGGGGGAATCACTATCTTCTATTATAGAAGATATGAGAAGAATTATCGCCGCATTATCAGTGAAAAAAATGATTCAAGGTCTAGATGATTTTAACAATCTTCACGTCGGAAGTGACGGCATTGTCACATTACAAAAAGCTGATGGTACACAAACTAAGGTAGTAAATATTCCGCCAATATTTTGGGTAATTTCTAATTCAAAATTCTTTCCTACTAGATGGATAATTAGAGACTTATTGGCCTGGCTACAGGATTTAAAAACTCAAACCTTCACACCATTGTATGCGAGTATAAAAATAGAACAATCTTTTACAGATACAGCTTCAGCTTCAGAATTTTGGTATAGGAAAAAAATTGCGGCTGGCGGCAGACTTATAAGAAATGGTGGATATACCAATGCTGGACTCTTGGCTGTGGGTAAAGCTCAAGGACAAGATATTATTGATGCAATAACTATTACACAGAAAGTATCTGTTATACTTTCTCAGTTGGATGCAATTTTTGGCGGTTTTAAATAATATAAAATTTGACACCAACAATAAAATTTGATATAATATAGGTAAAGAAAGGAGAAATAGTATGATTATTATAACCAAACCCACGCCAGAAAAAGAAAAATATTATTATAGTGGATTTTGTAGTAGATGTGAGACAGAATTTGTCTGCGAAGAATCAGATTTTATTGTGCCGATATACAATAAAAATTTCACTCCTTTTATTCGTTGCCCAAATATAAAATGTAACAAAATGATACAGAAAGAAGATTGTCAATGTCTTACTAAAAAAGAATACATAGATAAATTACCACCACTAGAAAAACTCAAATATATATCACTTGGACTTGACCATAAAGGAGAATAATATGATTGTTATTCCTAAAATAGAAGATCAAATGATTGCTAAATGTCCCTATTGCAAAACATACTTTATTTGTTCTTATGCTGAACTCAATGAAGATATAGAAACACAAGAATGTTATGTCTGTTGTCCAAATGAAACTTGTCGTAAGAAAATTAGCTCTTATAGCTGTCATGCCATGACCGGTATTCTACCATATATACTGTGAGGTAAAAGAATGATTACAATTATTACTCCTCCTACGCATTATAATGATTACAAAAAATATTATGGTGGTTGGTGTAGCAAATGCGGATGTCATTTTGTTTGTTCTGAGGATGATTTTCTTGATACTCAAGCAGTAGTCTGTCCTGGTGGTTGTTCTTGTCTGATATATGGAAATCATCTATGGCCAATCGCGCCAGAAGAATATCGTAGACTCACTTATCAAGCGAGAGGAGAAAAGTTATGATTCATATTGTAAGACAAGGTAAGCCTTCAATCCATTATTATGATTGTACTTGCCCTGGTTGTGAATGCAATTTTGTTGCTACTTCAGAAGATTTTACTGATGAATTTTCTGCACCTTTTTATAAGAAAGAATGGTCTATCCTCTGTCCAAACTGTCAAAAGTTATTTCCTCAAACTAATTATTGCGTAGAAATTTCCGCCGCGCGTTTTGATGATATTGTAGAAGGTGTATAATATGAATGAAAATAGTAATAATCTTTTTGATAGTTCTTTAATGCGTTCAGAACTCAACGCAGCAGTCAATCAACGGGCTACTCATGGCTATTGTGACTTTGATTTAATGGATTTTGACAATTATCTTATCAATATAATTTATTTTGGTTTAAAACAATATCTCGCTAAAGCTGAAGAAATTGTTGAAATGCCAGAACAAACAAAAGACAAAATCTATGAGATTTGTTATCACATTAAGGAAGCACGAGCTATTGAAGATAATTTTGAAGGTAAAGACATTGAAAAAATGTTTAATGAAATGAATTATCATAACAAGATTGCCTTCTCCCTTCTTGCGGATATATTACCTACGTTATGGTATTGACTTTCCATTAAAAATATAGTATAATATATTCATAAGGTAAGGAAAGGTGTGGTTTTATGGTAGCCAAGACTTGGCAGAAATATCCTGTATTATGTGAACCTTATGAAAAGAATGGCAAGTTGTACGTTCAAGTCCGAACTAAAACCAACCCTTATAAGGAAGTTCGCTATTATAGTGAATATGAATATGCTAAGCTTTATGGTGAACCAGTAAATAGCGGCTTTAGCTGGCAAGCTCAATGTCCAATTACTATTTACTATGGTGCTGATGAGACTGACCCATTCTGCCGCCTTGTTCCAAATATGCGTTACTCTACTTTCTTTGGGTGGTATAGTGTAAAAGGTGATGAATATATGGGCGCACTTCCTTCTGATATGAGGCGTTTCCAACTTGAATGGGATGAAATCCATGATGAAAGTGGGAGACAGCTTCCTAACGATGAAATCGCGCAAATTGTAAAAAGGAAAGGAGAAAACAAATGACACTAGAGCAGTTTTCTAAAATTTACAGTCTTTGTGAACATAATTATTCTATTGACGCTTGGCGACATGTTACGAGCGTAATGGAATATGTAAAGCAGGATTTGCTTTATCGGTTTTATCCTGAAGAAACTCGTCGTTATCTTTGTGCGCTTGCTATTGCACATGATGCGATTGAAGAAAATGCCTGTACAATTACACAACTAATGACATTAGGATTATATTTACAAGACATTTGTGCCTTAACACGTTGTGACGATGAATCCTATGAAGAATACATCAATACTCTTTTCAAAAATGGCAGCCAGTGCGCTATTCTTGTAAAGAAAGCCGATATTCGTGACCATTTAATTAAGAAGGAAACATTAACACCAGAATTAAAAGAAAAATATAGTTCTGTTGCTAATTATTTTTGTGAACAAGCGGGGAGGTTTGAAGTTTGACTAAGACTAAGGCTAAGCAGTATGTAGACGAGGTAATTCGTAATGCAATGGAAAGTTTTCCAGAACGTGGCTATCTTACTCTTGATTGGGAAGATATTCCAGGAATTAAATACCCCTTTGAATATTTTGAAGAAAGCGGAATTGAAGAACTAATTTCTTATATAATTTCCACTTATGGCGCGATTGAGGTAGGATTTAATTATAATTATACCAATAGCTTTCCTTGCGGCATCATTCTTTGCTGGGGTAATCGCGCTGATAAAACCGCTCACGCACTAAGCATTCTTCGTGCTTGTTCTCACGGAAAGGAATAAATATGAGACAAGATTATCAAGGCCATCCTTATATTAGATGCAAAATTCAGCTCGATACAAAAGAACAGATTGAGCAATTCATTCTAGCATTGTGCGATGGAACTAATAGCTGGTATGCGGTTGAAAATAAAGAAGGAGATAGAGTAGTGAATGCTCGTTCCTTACTTGGAATGATTTATGCTACTTCTGAATTTGATTCAACCTACCTTGTAAATGAGACTAATAATGGTTGTTTTCCTTCTAGAATTGATGCTTTTAGAAAACCATAAAAAATAAGGGGAGCATTTCTGCTCCCCTTTTTATTATCTTTTTACTTCTGTTAATGGCTTCTTTTCTTCAGCATTATCATATTCCCATTCATAATTGTCCAATTGCTCTATTCTTTCAATATTTTTTATAGCATGAAGCAAGCGTTCTAATGCACAAACGTGTTCAGAATCCCACTCTTTGCATGCTTCAATTTCTTCAATTTCTTTTAATATTCTATGCTTTAATGGTTTGTAGTCGTAATCATAATGTTCGTACATTTTACTCACCTCACTTTAATCTAAAGATGACTACATCAGCAGTAGTAATAACTCCATCAGCGGAAGTTACTACAAATTGTAGATTCGCATTATTACAAATGGCGGCACAAGATGGCAGAACATTCACAATCGTACTCATAGATAGGGTTTGTGGGTTAGCTTCAGCCACTGTGGTAGCAGTGGTTACAACACCGGGCACAGCCACACCATTACGATATAGCTGAATTGTTACTGCGGTATTTGCTGCACTAGCCGCGCCGACAGCATTAAAATGAACATAGTAACATCCAGGAGTGTTGATATAGATTGTATTGCTATTGTTTAATCTTACACGACAATCCGTATAACGAGTTGTAGTGAAAGCTACGGGCTGATTAGTGGTATAAGTTGCACTTGTAATATTATATGCCTCAAACATAATTATCTTCTCCTTGCAGACTTGTTCTGCACAATAATTGTGCCCGTCTTGCGACGGGCACTTTATTTATTTAGCATCCACAACCATTGTTACAACCACAGCCAGAGTTATTGTAGTAATTATAACCGTAAGGGTTATTACCACCAATAATATAGGCGGGTGTAGCTCTTGGTGGGACAGCATTTACGAGCTGTGTGACCTGTGCCTGTACTGGACGAATAGCGGCTTCAACATAAGCACTAATAGCACTTGTCTGAGCTGCGTTATTAGCTGCATTTTCAAGCTGAGTGACCTGATGCTGGAGAGTCTCAATCTTCTCTTGGCAGAGATAATCTTTGATTCCCTGGAAGCCAGAACGCATTTCAGCAGTCTGGATATCAAGCTTATTACTTAGCATTGCAGTATTACGGTTCATTACTTCACTAAGCTGATTAGTCTGTTCGATTGTCTGAATACGAGCAGTATTGCCCTGCTCAATTATAGCTTCTTTCATAGAGCAGCAGCAATTTGCAAGCTGACTAGAAATCTGCATATTGCCGCTCTGAATTGCATTGATAATCTGTTGTGTACTCATACCAATGTCGCCAGAGAGCTTAGATACGCCTTTATCAAGAGAACATAGGGCAGTCTTAATAGTACTTAGGTCAACATTCAGAGTAGTAGCTAGTTGCTGAATTGCATTTCCGTTGCCCTTTACAGCTTCAATTACTACTTGATCAGAAAGTCCATCAGCGCGAGCTTTCTGGATAGCAGCATCAACGGCTTCAGTTACAGCTGCGTCATTGACGGCTTGACCAGCGCCACGATTGAAGAAATTACCATTTCCGCCGAATAGAATTAGCAAGAAAATCCAAAGCCATCCGCCATTTCCACCCCACATACCATCATCGTTGTTGCGTAGTGCGCTGTTCATAAAAGTCGCAAAGTCTAGGCCAGAATTCATACCTTCATTAAAGTTCATAAAATCACCTACTTTTTATTATTTCGACATTCATTGACCATATTTAGGATGACGTCAATTCCTTCTTGGTCAATGCCTGCGCTTTTCAAAGTTGTTATTATATCTTCATCTTTCATATTAGAAAGCATTTCTAGTGCTATTTGTTTTAGATTGGTCATTTTGATTTATTTCCTCCTTCTTGAGAAGTTGATTTAATTTTTCGGTCAACGCAGTTAGCTGTTCACCTTGTTTTTTAACTGTTTCTTCTAAGGAAGAAGCCAATTGTGACGCAGCAGCTGGTTGTACTTTTTCAACAAATATCTTCATTCCACCAGGATACATAAGTCGAATTTCTTTCCCTCCAATACATACAGCACAATCTTGGGGATTATACATATAAGGGATTTCTCTTTCATCTTGTACCATATAAAGTATTCTTGTAGTTATCATATTCTTCCTCCTTGGCTTTCGCCCTTCCTTTTCACTAATATGTAGTAAATTATAGTAATCACATTATGCTTTTGCCGCTATGATTCAAAGTTAGCAATGTGCTACAAAAATGCAATAATTTTTTGTGAATTTTTCACAAAAGGTTTTCGATGAAAATAGTAAAGAAATTGTTAATTAAATATACAATAACTATGATGGAACCTGTATAAAAGGGGGTGAGACGTTTGATAGAACAACTAAAACCATTGCTTGGTGCTATAAACGAATATGGTGTGACTGTTCTTGTTATTGGTGTATTCATAATGCTAGTTTGGCAAACGTTTGTTCAAAAACAACAAATGGAAAAAATTGACAAAGAACGACAAACACAACAAGATGATTATTTTAGAAATCTTAATGAAGAACAACAAAAATATTTACAAAATCTTTTAGATCGTTCAATGTATGCACTAAAAGACTCACTATGTGATTTAAAAAATGAAAACCATTTAAAAGATGAACCTGACAATTTTCAATATAACAATAGTATCGTTGATGCTATGACGGAAGCTTTAAATCTTAGCGGCGCAAGCCATGGATTCTTCTTTTCCTACCACAATGGAGGAAAAGATTATGAGGGTCGTAGTTATCAAAGAATGAGTTGTATTGATGAAGTAACTAATGGTCAAGTTCAACCATTACAAAGTAAATATAATAATATGTTTCGTACAAGTATATATTATATCTACAAAGCTTTAAGTGAGGATGGTTTTTATGATATTGTAAATGTCGAGTCAATCAAAGAAAAAGACCCTGGCACGTATCATATGTTACTTCAAGATAATATCAAGGCGAATATTGGTTGCGCTATAAAAAATAAAAATAATGAAACCATTGGCTTTATCGCCCTTGCTTTTACAGAACCAGTGGAAAATAAAGATAAAATTATTAACTATCTAAAACGTTGTAAATATAAAATAGAGGGTATTTATTCTACCCTTTAAAAAAGGAGGTTATACGCGCATGTCTATCATCAACTGCGCTCCTAGCGGGCCAGACTTCTTCAGCTATTCTGGTGATATAACTATCAATGGATGGACGAACCTAGAAGGTATTTATACCTATACCATAACGCTGTTTGGAGTAGATGAGTATATGTCTGTAATTTCCTTTGATTTTACAAATAACTCGCAAGTCTATCAAACAGCTACTATACAATGGGAGACACAAGAAAATGAAGTAATATTGACAACAGCATCTTTACCAACAGGAACTTTGTCCTATAATATGATAGTAGCAGGATAACTTATATGAGGTGTTACTATGCGACAATTATCATTGAAGATTCAATACTTCGATAGGTCTTCAACTTGTATTGGCCGCGTAAAGGAATGTAACTCAACTGAAGTAATAATTGATATTACCTATTGGCTAGAGAAATTTCCTAAATTATTAGTTGAAGGCGTATATTCGCGGCCAGATGGGCAGAGTTATCCAATCGTACTAACTCAAGGTGAAGATTCTGTCTGCTGGGTAGTAAAAAGAAAAGACTTATATAAATGTGGTACTGGTAAACTTACTCTAAATGGATATCAAAAAGAGCAGAGTGTCATCTCTGCTTCAGGACTAGTATACATTCTTCCTGGTATCAATGGTGAAATGGTAGATGATAATCCCGATGATCCTAGTGTAATACCAACAGAATGGATTGATGATATACTTAAAGCTAGTGCGGAAGCTAAAGAAGCAGCTAAGAACGCAAGTGAGGCCGCGACTCTTATTCAGCAATATCTTGGTAGTAAACTAGACCCTAATGATTATCCCAACATTACTACTGTTCTGACTATCTACGAACTTCCAACCGTAGGTCAAACTAATTTATTATATCTTGTAACTAACAATGATAAGTTATATTATTGGTCTGACAAATCTATGAGCTACCATGAATTAACTGGTAGCGGTGGTGGATGGGATGACAGCAATATTTTTGAATTAAATGGAGGGGACGCTAATGGCTACAACTAAACAGCTGCAAACGCGTATTATTACGCGCAATGATACCGCTGCGAATTGGAAAGCTACCAACCCTGTCCCAATGAAAGGTGAAATTTGCGCAGAAATTGATACTGGGCTTCTCAAAATTGGTGACGGTGTAAATAAATATAATGACCTATCTTATTTAAATAAAACTGTAAATGCAGCTCATTATGAAGGAACTGCTGAGGGTTCTGAAACTGATAACGCAGTAATTACCCGTGTTCTAACCGGTGCAGGCGCAACAGCAAAAGTAGACGATATCTTTATTGTTAAACGTCTAATCAGTACAGGACATTATAGTTATACTGCATATGTCTATAATGGTACGGGCTGGGCCGCTATGGACGGAAATTATTCTGCTGATAACGTTTATTTTAGCTCTGACTTTGTTGCTACTGAAAAAGTTGGTACAATTACTATTCCCTCTACGGGTTCAGCAACTGTTAGTGCCGCAGGTAAAACAGTCACAGAACTTCTCAAATCTATTCTTGCTCAAGAAAAGAATCCAGCAATTACTCAACCAGCAGTAAGTCTATCTGTTCCTCAAAACAAAGCTTATGAAGTTGGAACAAAAATTTCTCCTTCTTATACTGCTTCTCTTAGCGCTGGTTCTTATGAATATGGCCCCGCGACTGGTGTTACAGCTTCAGCTTGGTCTGTTGTTCTAAACGCAAGCACTCCTCAAACTTTAACTACAGCCAAAGGGACTTTTAATGAAATAACAGTTGAAGATTCTACTAACCTAAGCATTACGGCTACTGCGACTCATAACGCTGGTGCTGCGCCAAAGACCAACATTGGTACAGAAAAAGCAAATCTTGCTATTCAAGCAGGTACTAAGAGCGCAACTTCTAGTGCGAAAGTTAGCGGCTATCGCAGTTTCTTCTATGGAGTTGACACAGGCAATGGTGAAATTACAAGTGCCACTATTAGAGCATTGACTAATGGCGGTGCATATAACTCAGCCAAAACTCTCAATGTTGCACCAGGGGCAACTGTTGGGGCAAAGCGTGTTATTGTTGCTTATCCTGCTAATACTAGCCGCGCTGGTATCAAAGAAGTTCTACTAACTAGTACAATGAATCTTGATATTACTTCTTCTTATGTTGCTAAGCCAAATGTAACTGTCGAAGGCGCAAATAGCTATGCAGGTATTGAATATAAAGTTTATGTTTATCAACCCGCTTCTATCGGCGGCGATGAGACGCATAAGATTACTCTGGCGTAAGGAGGGAATAGAAAATGGCAGTTATCAATAAAACTATCGCAGCTTCTTCTCTCCCAATTACGTTCAATAGAGGCAACCCAGTACCACTTGATAAAAGCGCGGTATGGTATTCTCTTGATGAACTAAAAACATATGCTAAGTCTGGTGCAACTGCTTATGTTGGTCAAATTCTAGCCTATGTAGATGAAGCTAATAACAAATCCACAGCATATATCATTCTTGATAAAGCAGGCACACTACAAGAAGTAGGTTCAGCTACTGTCGGAGACGACAAGACTATCACTCTTGAAGCTGGAAAGCTCAAGATGAAGAGCTGGGGCGTTGAATACTACAAGTGGGTTGATGCTGTTGGTGAAGTGGGACAAACTGGCTATGTAGCTGGCCACCACGAAAAGCAAGTAGTTGATGAAACGCATCCATGGATTGCCGGTCTAGAACCAAAATCAATCGCAGGCGCTGATGGTACTTTTGAAATTGCATGGTATCAGCCTTCTACTACCACAGTCGAAGGGTTAAGCTCCACAGTAAGTACACTTCGTACTTCTGTTGATGAAATCAATAAAGCCCTAGGTGACAATGATACACCTGGTACTATTCGCGGCGACCTAGCAGGCAAAATTGACTCTACTGGCGGCACTCTTACCGGCGACTTAACTATGAAAGATGGCGGAAAAGCCCTTTCTAATATAGAAATTGCGGCTCTAATCTCTTCTGCAGGCCATCTAAAGAGAAGTGTCGTTACTGCTTTACCTGAAGTCAGTGATGCTGATAAAGACACCATTTACATGATTAAGGACGCTACTGTTACTGGCGGGGACGCTTATAAGGAGTATATGCTCATTGATGGCGCCTTTGTACAAATTGGTGATACTAGTGTTGACCTAGCACCTTATGCAAAGAAAGCCGTCCCTGCAAAGGCAAACAATATTGCTGTTCTTACTGCTGATGGTTCTCTTGCTGATGGCGGCAAGACCCTTGCAGAAATTGTAGCTAGTGTTGACCTTAGTGGTAAAGTAGATAAGGCTGACGGCAAGTCTCTTATTGCTGATACCGAAATTGCTCGCTTAGCTTCTATGGCTACTATTAAGAGCGTAGGTGACGGACTTGTACTTAGTGACGAAGGCGTTCTAACTGCAAATCAATATGACTTGCCTATTGCCACTGCTAGTAAGCTTGGTGGCGTAAAAGTTGTTGCTGATAATGGCCTAACGCTTGCAGCTGATGGCACTATTGCAATGGGTTTGGCTTCTACTACTGTTGCTGGTGCTATGACCGCTGCGATGGTTACGAAGCTAAATGGTATTGCTGAAGGCGCGGAAAAGAACGTAATCGCCGCGGCTACCATTGGTGGAGAAGCAGTCGTAATTGATCCTGCTGACCGTACTCTAAATATCCCAGTGGCTTCTGCCGATCAATTCGGTGTTGTCAAGACAGGTGAAGAGGTAGCAGTTTCTGAGACAGGGAAGCTAGAAGTGAATAAAGTATCTACTACCAAATTATATATTCCTGATGGTGATTCTCTAGTCCTTAATGGTGGTGGCGCGAACGGCTAAGTAGCCAGCATGTCATCCAATTCGATAATGGGAGAACCCACATTACCAATATATCTGGATGAATAATGATAAGAGGGAGCAATTATGAGATAAAGGTTTAGCCGGCTCTTATTATTTTAACAAAATCATATGAGGTGTTTATATATATGGCAGACAAGATTATTAGTACTCGTATTCGTTTAAAATATGATACTATTGAAAATTGGCAAGCTAGCAAGCTGATACTTGGAGCGGGCGAAATTGCTATTACTACTGTTCCAACAGGTACAGAGAATGCACCGTCAACTTCTTTACCAGCGATTTTGTTTAAGTGTGGCGATGGCGCTCATACATGGGCTGAACTAGAATATACATATGCCAGAAGTTCAGATGTCTATGCTTGGGCTAAAGCTGCAACAAAGCCTACTTATGCCGCAAGTGAAATTCAAAACCTATCTACTTTTATCAACAATACAATTAAAGATACTGATACTCAGTACAAAATTGATATTTCTGGTCGTACTGTAACTCTATACAGCAAAAATAAAGGCGACGCAGATACCGCTTACAAGGCTGCTTCTAGCGTTACTATCCCAGCTTCTACACTTGTTGAAGGCGCGACCAATGGTACAGTAAAATTTAATGGCACTGATGTAAAAGTTCATGGACTAGGCTCAGCAGCCTATACAGCTTCTTCCGACTACGCTACTTCAGCTCAAGGCGCGAAAGCTGATACAGCCGTACAAACCATTAGTATTGGTGGCACTGCTCAAACCAAAACTGATGGCGCGATAGACCTACCCGCTTATCCAACTCTAAGTTCTCTAGGTGCAGCAAAAGCCACAGACTTAACAACTCACACAGGTAACACTTCCAATCCTCACAAAGTTACTGCGGCTCAAGTCGGTCTAGGTAATGTTACTAATGCCAAGCAGATTCCCGGTCTTGCTTCTGGCACTACTGAAAATCATTTTGTTGCTTTCGGCGCGGATGGCTATACTGTAAAGGATAGTGGCTACGCTAGTTCTAGTTTTGCAACCGCGGCTCAAGGTACTAAAGCAGACAATGCTATGCCAAAGAGTGGTGGCACATTCACTGGCGCAGTAAATGTACCGGCTCCAACCGCTGATACAAATGCTTCTACTAAGAAGTACGTCGATGATCAAATCAAAGCTAACGTGGCTTCTGTATTTAAGTTCAAAGGTACAGTAGCTGATACCAGCAAGCTACCAACAGCCGCGGCTGGCATTGAAGGCCATGTTTATCACGTTACAGCTGACCATGGTGAATATGTTTGTGCTAAGGTTGATGGTGCGACTACCTATTCTTGGGAACCTCTTGGTGGCACAATTGATTTAAGTGACTATGCTCTTTCCGTTGATGTTATTCAGCGTGTCGCAGGCGCGACTGGTGAAATTCCAAAGCTAAAGGCTGATGGCACTATTGAATCCACAGGCTTCACTCTAGGTAAGAGTGTCCCTGCCAGTGCAGTATTTACTGATACTAAAGTTGGTAATCTTGCTTCTGACGCAGGTAAGGTTGTTATCGGCCTAACAGGTAATACCACTCTTACTACTACCAATGTTGGTGCTTTAGCTTTAACTGGTTTCTCAGCTTCTACTGGTGATACCGGTGCGATTGCCGCAACTGATACGATTACTAAGGCTTTGAATAAGCTGTATAATCTTGCCAGTAGCAAAACTAGCAATACTGGTACTGTTACAAGTGTTAAAGTGGAAGGCACAAGCGGCTTAACAGGTTCTGGTACTGTTACCACCAGTGGTACAATCACACTAAAGCACGGTGCTAAGCCGACTACTGGTACAGCTACTGCTAATAGTGGTCGCACTTATATTCAGAATATTACTCTTGACGCTTATGGTCACGTTGCCAGTGTAAGTACTGCTACCGAAACTGTTACTGATACTGGTGTAACAGCTGTTACAGCTAATAATGGACTAACAGGCTCTGTGTCAGGCCGCACACTGACCATGGGTATTGAATCCATTTCTACTGACCTTCTAGCTCAAGGTAGTAATACGTTAATCTTTGATTGCGGTGGCGCCTCCTAATGGCTGAAACAACTCTAACCAATGTAAAAGTGCGGAACCGCACTGATACTTCCGCTAACTGGAGTACGGCTAATCCCGTACTCCTTAGCGGAGAAATTGGTGTGGCTACTAATGCCGGAACAGGCATTTTAAATAATACAAACACTCCATTGATGAAAATTGGAGATGGTACTAGTAAATGGAAAGACTTAAAGTGGGTTGGCGCGGCGAACGGTGTTGCAGGAGCAAATACAGATGTTAGTACAAAGGCAAAATATATTACTCTTACAAATGGCGTTTCCGTTATTTATACCTATGGTAATATTAAGCTTTCTTTTAAATGGCCCGCCAAAAATGCAAAATGTACTATAAGTAATAGTGCTATTCATGCCAATCATGCGGTAACAGATATTGTATTCTCTACGAATCCGCAAGCGATTACAGGAACTACTACTTGGACTACGGACGAAGGTTCATTAACACTAGAAGGGTCTACCCCAGCCGTAGAAGTTTCTGGTTATGTTTGCCTAACTTATTGTGATGGCGAAATTTGACAAAAAATAAAAATTGTTATATAATATAAGTAAGTAAAGGGAGTAAAATCCCTATTTTGAGGTGAGAAAATGAAAATCCTTATTGGAGAAAAAGAGTTTGATGGTATTCAAGCAATGCCGGGCGGCTCTACACTTGCTCTGATTCTCAAAGATGAAGGAGAAGTTTTTCAAGAAATTGCGACTTTACTCCCTACTTTAGCTAATGCACAAATTAAAGTATATGGAGTAGGTGACGAAGCAGATGTTGTAGTAGCCATCTACCAAAATCACGCTTTCTATAATATTCTTCGTTCTACCGCTGGTGACAGTAAGACAATTACTATCAACACACAAGTAGAACCAATTGAAGTAACTGAAGCTGATAAGTTAAAAGAACGAATCAGTAATCAGAACTCAACCATTGAACAACAAGCATTAAAAATTTCTCAACAAAAAGAAACTATTGATGCACAACAAAAAAAGCTAGAAGAGCAAGACAAGACAAATACTCTTTTAACAGCTCAAATTAAGTCTGTCACTGACCGCGCCGACTTCGTAGATGATTGCATTGCTGAAATGGCTACAATTGTTTATGCGTAAGGAAGTGAGTAAATGAGTTATGTAAAACAGAATTTTGTTGATGGCAATGTTTTAACTGCGGCGGAGTTAAATCATATTGAAGATGGACTTGCCGCAATTGAAAAAAACAAAGCGGAGATTGACGACACCGCCATAGACGGCGATACATGGAGCAGCAAGCATATTGTGGACATACTTTGTCCACCGCTGGAAGAAAACGGTAACCCTGTTGTATGCTACCCTATGGCGGGTTATCCGCTGGGCGTCAAAGTCAGCTGGGAGCCGACGCAGGAGGGGAGCGGAGACCCGTCGCCGGAGAACATCCGCCTGATAAAGGGACGGACGGAAGTTAAGGCGGAGCGGTGCGGGGAGAACCTGCTGAATATAAAACCATTTGATACGAGCGAAAATAAAGGTATTACGTATGAGTATGCCTCGGATGGTGGTGTTCATATATCTGGCACAGCAACGGCTAATTCGGATAGCCCAATATTTCCGATTTGGCATCTACCACCTGGAAAATACTACGGACTGAATATGGCGAATGGGGTAGCTGCGTCTATTGTGGTACTGCGCAATGGGGAAAAACTGTGGTTAAACACCAAAGGTATTTTTGAGATTTTGGCTGGGGATGTAACGAAATATTGGTACATGATTGTGACTAACGGCGCAACGCTTGATACAACAATATATCCGTACATCGTTCCGGGCACCACCGCCCCCACCGCTTACGCCCCCTACATCGGCAGCACCAACACCCTGACCCTGCCTGAAACCGTGTATGGCGGCGAGGTGGACGCCGAAGGCAAAGGACAGGAGACGTGGGGCTGCATAGACAGCTACGCCGGTGAGACGCTGCCTGCCGAGTGGATCTGCGACAGAGCGGCATATGCCGCAGGAACTACGCCGCCGAACGGCGCGCAGGTCGCTTACAAGCTGGACAACCCCAAGCCCTTCACCGCCACCGGCGGCGCAGCTATCCCTGCACTCTCCGGCACAAACACCGTGCTGACCGATGCCGACAGCGTAACGGTAATAAGTAAAGCTGATCCCATTCAAACAGTATCCAAGTTGAGTGAACGCATTGCCGCGCTGGAAACAGCGGCTATTCCTACACATAATTGATATTAACAGGTTATTTTCTATATGTTCACATTACCTTTTCAATTATATGCTTATAAAAATAATAATATTTTAAGGAGTCTCAAATGAGTTGGACAGGCGGTATAACAGCATCAAGCCCATCAGGTACTACGCAAACTCTAACTCCCGATGTGGCTGATAGACATAAATACACAATTGCTTCCTTCACCGTACCTAAAACTGGAATATATAAATTCGAGCTATATGGTAGCGGTGGTGAAATTGCTTATGCACGCAATGTTGCTGGTAATGGGTACGAACAGAGAGCTACTGGTGGTTCTGGCGGATATACTTCTTATTCTCTAGATTTACAACCTTCTACTGTGATTCATCTTGCTTGCGGCGGAGCAGGCTCTTGTTCCTTTATATCATCTTCAGCTCCAACTAATACTTCTAATGCTTTAACTACCGTACTACCAGTTAATGTTTATGCAGTAGCTGGCGGAGGTGGCACTGGCGGTACTACTCACGATAATAATAATCTTACAGGTTATAACTGTATTCGCGGTGTCGGTGGTAATGGCGGTGGTGAATCAGGTACATCTGGTGAAGATGGCCGTGAAGCTAAAGGCGGCGCGGCGGGCACAGCTACCACAGGTTATGCTTATGGCAAAGGTGATATAGATTCAGGTTGGGGTTCAGAAGGTAACTATTATGGTGCTGGTGGCTACGCAGGTGAAGGATGGTACGGCGGTCGAGCAGGTGGTGGCTCTGCTTATAAAGATGGTGCAAGAGCTGGCGGCGGTGGCGGAGGCAGCGGTTATATACAAAACAAGAGTTTGGGCATTATGACTACTGGCGGTGGCGCAGCTGAGGGTAAATTAGGTTATATTCGCATTACCTATCAAGGCCCCGCGCAATTACCTGTAATGTTTAACGGTACAGCTGTTACAAAAATTAACTTTAATGGAACAGATGTTACTCATGTCGTGTTTAATGGAACACAAATTTATTGATTATGAAAAAAATTATTGATAACGTCCTTATGGACGTGGCATTATGCCTTATTTCATTAACGGGAGGAATTCTAATGATGGCTATGTTTTTTGCACAACGCGTAATTCTTGGTAAGACTGCATACAAGGACGTCCCTGCGAAGCTAAAGCCCCAGGTCAAGGAACTTCTTGAAGAGTCCGGCCTAGGTGAACTAGCAGTAGAGTAAGGAGGAATGGGGAGGTAAAACTCCCCATTTCATTATTATGAAAAAGACAATAGACAAGTTAAATAAGTGGCTTGATAGAATTGATAAAGAAGCTGGCGATAATATTTATCGTGCAATGAATGGATTTGATTTTTCATTGTTCATTCAGGACGCAATAATATCAGACGAAACGTGGGTAATTGATACAGGCAACTGGGAGAATGTCAACTATGCTTGCGCTTGCCATCTTCTCAATCAAATAAAAAAGCATCCATTTATTTGGAAACTATTTTTTAGAATATAAAATAAAAATAATAAATGGGGGAAGATTGTAATCTTTTTACGTTTTTCCTTCATTGCGGAGGGAAAATTATATGAAGGGAGCAATTCCTCGTTCTTTTGTAAATAGCGTCAATGGTATTTTCCCTGACGCAACAGGCAATATCACTTATACGCCGCCTGTATCAAGCGTAAATGGAGAAACTGGTGCAACGGTAATAAAGGATTTATATAGTTCTAATAAAAAATCAATTATCTCTTTACCAAATGAAAATGAACACCATGCTTTTATTACAAAAAAAACTCCAAATACAGACTCAGCCGAAAGCGCTATACAAGTATATGTAGATAAAAGCACAAGTATGATGTGGTGGAGTTGGCAAAGCACTCCTGACGCTGAAGTAGTAGCAGGAAGTATTTATGATTCAAATCATCAACCACCTTATCCCGTTACTTCTGTAAATGGTTACGGCGGAGATGTAAAAGTTACTTCTGTCCAACAAAGTGGTGCGCCTAATGTTATCGGGCTATCAGTTGGTGGAGATGAACAAGGAGCCAATATTGTTGCATTAAATGATGCTACTGGTAAACTCGTGCAAATTTTACGTACAGGCGCAAAAAGTACAGTAGGAAAGGTTAATGAATTATCTCTTGTCGCTCCCGACTGGACGAATGCTCATACAATTATAACTAATGGACGACTCAGCTTTACTTTAAATGATGGTACATTATATATTACTTGGAATAATACAGACTATGGCGGTTAAGAGGTGATTTTGATGGCACTCATTCTAAAAGACGATCTTATTGATCAATTTGAGCAAATGTACAGTCCGACGCCTTGGATTTATGAATGGGGCGCCGCAAGAAAAGGCTGTGTAGATTGCTCAGGTGCTTTTGTATATGCATATAAAGTTCTTGGTGGCCCATATATTCCTCACTCTTCCAATGCTATTGCTCGACAAAGTTGTGGTATTATTCAACCAAATTTAAGTAATACAGCTCCCCCAGGTTGGGCAGCATTAAAATGGAGAAGACAAACAAATGAAACTTTGTTAAAAAAATATGGTATTGATGATTATTATCATATTGGCTTAATAGATCATAGCGGGAAATACGTCCTTAATGCTAAAGGTACTAAATATGGATTTTGTCGAGACCCATTAAACAAATCTTGGCAATACATTACTCCATTAAAAGCTGTAAATTATAAAGGTGAAAATATTATGACAGTAAAATTTGTAGCAAAAGTCACAACAGAATCAGGGCCACTTAGAATTAGAACAGCTCCATCCAATGATAGCACTCAGGTAGGAAAAATCCCTAAAGATGCTTTAGTAGATGTATATGATGATTCTAATTCTGAATGGTGGCAAGTGGGATATGAAGGAATAGTAGGATATTCTAGCGCCGCATTCTTAACCAAAATAACAGATGATAATTCTTCTCAACCCATTACTCCAGACACAAATACTATTACTATTACAATGAATAAAGATTTGGCTCTTGAACTTTTTGAACAGTTAAGTAATGCTTTAGGAGAGGATTAAAATGTTTCAGCTAATCGAAAAAGGTGGACAACCAAATACAAATATTGAGTTGTATTTTTGCGATACCGCGGCTGATCTTGGTAATTTGCCAGAATCAGCTCCTTTTGGTAGTATTGCACTCATTCTTACAACCAAAGTTGTAAAAATTAAATCTTCGACCGGTTGGGTTGACTTTTAAGGAGGATATTATGAACGACTTCTTTTCTTGGGAAATGCTAGCTACATTTGCTGGCTGTACTGCGGGTACTTCTATTCTTACTCAATTTGTGAAGAATGTACCTTTTCTAAAAAATGTAAATAATCAAATTATTTCCTATGTTTTCGCGCTACTAATTATGATTCTGACAGGTGTTTTTGGTGGAACTTTTACAGCCGAAGCTCTTTCTCTTGATATTGTAAATGCAGTAGTTGTATCTCTCGCGGCTAATGGTGCTTATGATGCCGCTTCAAAACTATTACCGGCTGGTAAACAAGAATAATTTTTTGCCCCTCCTAATTTTGGGAGGGGCGTTTTCTTGCATTTTTAAGAAATTTTTGGTATAATAGAGTTATAAGAAAGGAGAAGGATAAAACTTATGAATAAGTTGTTCTGTGCTTATCAATATAAAGAAGAGGGTAGGGATGAAATGGAACGTACAAAATATATTTGTACAATTTATAACAAAGAATGTCCTTATAATAAGCCCATAAAAGCAGAACGTAAATGTCAAGACTATGAAGAACGATAACTAGATTGAAGGTGCGGCCATTGAACAAATAATATAATACAAAAGAAAAGGAGAAGAGAATGAATAAAATAATTTAAAAAGAAGGGAAATAATTATGAAGAACGAAATTGAAGACAGAAAAGAATTTCATGATTTGCTAGAACATGTCTTTTGGGCTGCACAAGGTGAAGAATGCCGTTTTGAAAGATGCAGAACTTATTGGGAAGTTGACGAATCTTGTGAAGGGTGCAATTTGTATTGCGCCAATCCTGATGGTAGTCATTCTTGCATCGCGGCTTTGATCAATCATTATCTTTACAACAATTTGCCTAAAGAAAGGAATGAACTTGATGAATATTGAAATTTGGACTGATGGCGCGACTAGTAAAAATGGAACGACTGAAGCCGCGGGTGGTTATGGGTTTGTAATTTTCTTTGAGAATGATGAAAATCCATATTATTGTTATGGCCCAGTTACTGGCGATAAAGTAACAAATAATGTTTGTGAACTCAGTGCGGTTATGTTAGCTTTGAATTTATTGGAAGTAACAGGTCTTGGCCGCAATCATCATATCACTGTTTATACAGATAGTGCTTATATCGCTAATTGCTTTAAAGATAAGTGGTATGTAAACTGGGAAGCTAATGGGTGGGTGAATAGCAAGAAAAAGCCTGTGGAAAATCGAGGACTTTGGGAACAAATTCTTTTGCTTTATCATGCAATGGACGTTGAGATTGTAAAAACAAAAGGTCATGCAAATGATAAGTATAATAATCTAGTAGACGAACTTGCACGAAAAGGCGCGAAAGGTTTGGCTTATGAAACTGAAAAGAGTAATAACAATGGTATCCCGCTTATTACCTCTGTCATTGAAAAATTAAAATCCATTTTTGTAAGGAGCTAAATATGAGTATTATAAATTATGGAATCGCTTTTGACAGTATTTCTCCTATATATAAACGTCCACCGCAGACCTGTGGAAATTGCGGACGTGTTTTCAAACCTGATGAACGTTTTGTTATTACTTATGATAACTCTATCTCAGTTTGTATATGTCCATTCTGCAACACAGTTCTTATTTGTGAAGGAGAACCAAATGAATAAAGATATTCCTCTTGTATACTTTCGCCCTTGTGACTATTGTATTGCCTGTCATGCAGAACTAGAAATTGATGACATTTTTGTTGTTACTTATAGCCCTGAAGGTAAGCCACTTTTTGCTTGTCCTAGGTGCGGTTGTAATATGTATTGTGAGGTGTGGCCAATTGATTGAATTAACAGCACAAGAATATAAAGATATTCTGTCTACTTTTAATAGATATAAAAAAGGAGCAGAAGTTATACATTGCAGTGACAATGAAAACGTAAGAGAAGAATATGCTCGAATTGATGGAAAGGACTATCTTTGGGCAATTGAGCAGTACTGTGGTGACACTATCAAGCATTCTTATTATCTTATTGAGCCTTTCCCTTACGAATACCAAATTGAAGCTCCAATGACTGTTGCTATTGAAGCAAAAGATTGGAATCAGCTAAAAGAGATTCTTATTGCCGCGGGCGTAGCTAAGTAAATTTATAATTGCAAATTTTATTTGTAGTAAAATTGCAATTCCAAAATTTGACTTTTCCCAAAATTTGTGTTATAATATAAATACAAAGTAAGAAAAGAATATAAATCTGAAAAGCCTTTAGTTATCTAAAGGCTTTTTGGAGTATAATTATATATTTCCAGAAGTTTTGATGATTTAATTTCTGGCGGGTGGCTGACCGTTATAAGCTAATCGGGCAAAAGCTTGAGCCGCGTAAGTCTAAGTGACCAGTCTTAGAACACGGAAGTTCGGTGAAGTACCGTGGTGAGCCGTAACACCTATAACGTAAAAGGTACGCATCAGCCGCTGCTATAAAGTGATGTCGGTTACAGTAGATAGCCGCGTGGGTCTTTTTAGTGTACTCAAAATTTTTCGCGCGGTTAATACAAGCTAGATAACTGTCAATTTTAGTAGTTACACTTTTCTGCCACTACGGGAAAGTGATACGCTAAGGTAATAACTAGCAATCAAAGGAGTAAGCTAACCGCTTGCTCCTTTTTCTTTTTATCTACAAATCGTCAATCTTCGTACCACGCGAAGTAAAACTCCGAAGAGGAGACAGAAATGTATTGTTGGGGTTGGGGCCGGAGAGCAGCAAGTTGGCTGGAGCGCTTGCTAGAGTAGAGTATGGATGTTCTACTTTCTTCCCTTCTTGGGAAGGCGAACAGTTTATATAAAGGACTTATTGTATCCAAGTGAAAATGATTGGAAAGAAAGTAAGTAATAAGTAAATAATAATAAAAGTAAAATAAATAAAATAGTTATTGTTATTTACTTATTTATAAAATTCTTACAAGCTAATAGCGCGAAAAGGAGTAACGAAAATGAAAAAAGAAAGACAGCAACAGATTGCCAACAAGGTAAAATTGTGGTATGATATGAATGTAAGGTACAGAAATGAAAATATTTCAGCCTTTAAAGCTGCTAAAAATCTTGTTGATATTCTTCAAGCCATATATGAAGGTGAAGAATTGAGTTTTGCTTATGATTGTATGAATGATATTATGAGAAAGGATATTGAGAATGAATAATGAAGTAAAGGAATGGCGCGAAAAGCATCCCAAATGTATTTATTGTAAATATTATAGAGCAAGACGAGTTGGAATAGAGGAAGTTATTATAGAAGAATGTGCTGCAAAAGACAAGATGATTACTTTTAATTCTATTCCTCGTTGGTTTTGTAAAATATACACAGTAAAGGAGCCATAAATGAAAATCATAGCACTTAGTGGTAAAGCTGAAAGTGGAAAAAACTTTTATGCTGATTTATTAAAACAATACATTGAATCTTCTTTCAATGAAAAAGTATGCCTAATTGCTTTTGCTGATGTCCTAAAATATACAGCTAAAACTTATTTTGGCTGGAATGGTGAGAAGGATGAAAAAGGGCGTGAGCTACTGCAAAAAGTAGGTACGGAACTGCGCGAAAAGAAGAATCCTGATATTTGGGTCAATATTACTTGTGACCTTATTAAGTTTATGAGTAGCGAGTATGATTGGTTCATTGTTACTGATGTTCGTTTTGAACGAGAACTCCTTACTTTGAAAATGCGTTTTCTGCAAGTATATCCTGTTAGGATTGAAAGATTTTCTGTAGATGTAGATCCCATTGATGGTAAGATCCTATTATATGAAAAAGCAATTCGTTCTTACAAAAATCATCTAACAGATGAGCAACGCCAACATAGTAGCGAGACTGAGTTGGATAATTATAAAAATTGGTTTGAAATTATTTATAATTATACAGTATGTTGTGATGACAATGACTTGAATAGTCTTGCTGTCAACAATCCATTTTATGATGTTTTTAAGTTAATTGACCGCATTAGAAAGGAGCCTATTGATGAATCTATTTAACATTGAGCGTGAGAAGTATTGGGCGCCGCCAGTAAGCTATGACCGGCAGAAAATTAAACAGCTATCTCAAACTCTTATTAGTAGCGGCAATTATATTTGCTCTGAAAAGAAAGACGGCAACTGGGCGGTTTATATTCAACAGGATAGAGAAATTCAAATTCAAACTCGTGGCATTAGCAAGGTAACGGGCACATATACAGACATCAAAGCTAAAGTCCCATTAGTAGCACAGTATATGCACAAGCTTATGGGTGAGGGGAACTGTTTTGTAATTGGGGAGCTTTATTATCCTGGCGGCTGTGACCATGATGTTGGTTCTATTCTGCGCTGTCTACCTAAGAAAGCTGTTGAGCGGCAAAAAGATAATCCACTACGTTTCTATATCTTTGATGCGTGGATGATTGATAATTATTCCCTTATGGATACTTATATGGAACAACGCATTGAAAAGCTTTATGCTTGGCTAAAGTCGCGGGATATCGACTCCTATTCTTCCATTATTGAAATGGCACGTTATTATGAAGCTAAAAATGCAAATAAACTATTGGCTGACGTATTGGCCCGTGGCGGCGAAGGCGTAGTTCTACAACGTAAAGACGGGAAGCCCGAACCAGGCAAACGTCCTGCACGAAAAAGCATGAAGTTAAAGAAAGAACTCACACAAGATATTGATGTTGTGTGTATGGGACTGAATCCTCCTACTCGTAATTATACAGGAAAAGATGTAGAAAATTGGACATATTGGGAAGATACTAAGTATGGGACTAAATATAATGAGAATCTTTATCATAGTTATATTACGGGAAATTCCTGTCTGGAACCAGTTACTAAGAATTACTTCTATGGTACACCAGGAAGTATTGCCTGTGGAGCTTATAAAGATAATAAATTGGTAAAGATTTGTGATTTAGCCGGTATTCCTGATGAAATCAAATTTAGTATGCGTGATAATCCTAATGAATGGATTGGCCACCCGCTTCGTATTACAGGCATGGAGAGTACAGATGATTTTAGTATTCGTCATCCTAAGTTGATTGGATTTAGAGATGACATTCCTATTGGGGACTGTACTTGGGAGAAAATTTTTGGTTAAGCTACAAAAAGTCAAGTGTAATACTTGACTTTTTTCTTTTTATATGGTATAATAAAATATAAAGATAAGAAAGGAATGATGATATGACCTTCTATTCTCTTGAAGATGCACAGCGCGAAATGCCTATCGGGTATCGTTCAATTCATTGGACGACGATTATTGAGACACGATATGCGCATAATAAGACTGACTTGGAACTTCTCAAGAAAACATATGATAGTGTAGAGCCTAAAACTACGCAAGAATGTTATCCCGCATACTTCACTTGTACTAAGCGAATTGCAGTTGAAGATTATAAAGTAGATGGCTATATTTATGATGGCGTAGCATGGTATCCTGTGCAGAAGGAAGAGGAATATAATTACGAAGTATTTTGCTGGAAGCCAATAAAGGAGGATGACTAATGTATTATTATGATACTAATTCTTATTATGCTGGTAAAGTTGTACAGTATGTGCTAGATAATTTATCTAAGGAAGGCAAGTTCTATTATAGTTTTCCTTATGACCAAAAAATGGATGGAGAGATGGCCAAGATATTTATGAAATTGATGCTATTATGGAAATTGTGGCCGAGCAGTTACGAGAGATTTTAATATGTGAAGTTTATGTCAGTTGTGAGTATCTTCCTCTTTTTGGTTGGCAAATTGTTGTAGAATTGGAGGACAGAAAAGAGAAATGAGTTATGAAGATGATTTTAAAAAGTTATTTGTTGGAGAGAATGCTACTTTTGGCACTTTAAAGCAGGCCGCGGAATTATATGTAAAACAAATTAGAGCAAAGACAATTGATGGAGCTTTAAATATACCTGCATGTGGTCTTGCAATTCCATGTGACCATGATAAGAAAAACGAATGCAACATTGGTTTATTTATGGAGTTCCTAAAAGAAGAACTTAATAAGTATTATAAAGAATGGCTCACTTCTATTACTTGTAAATATAGACAGTACCATTGGGAAATTATAGTTGAAATTCATAAAGGAGTTCAAGAAATATGAGCTATGATGCCAATTCTATTGAGAGCTTGAGCTTCCGTGATGGAGTTCGTCGCCGTATCAATATGTATCTCGGCAGCAATGATATTGAAGGTACTTATCAGGCTCTCAAAGAAATTATCAACAATAGTACAGATGAAGCACTCGCGGGCTATGGTGATAAAATTATTATCACGGTAGATGAAAAAACTAATGAAATTTCTGTTGAAGATTTTGGGCGTGGTGTGCCTTTTCTTGTAAAAGAAGATGGTACGAATGTCTTAGTTGATATTTATACCAAAGCTCATACAGGCGGCAAGTTCAATCACGACAGTTATAAGAACGCAAGCGGCCTTAATGGATGCGGTGGTGGCTGTGTATGTCTTTCATCTGAAAAGTTTACTGTTGTCAGTACTCGTGATGGCAAGTGTGCAACTGCCATTTTCGAAAAAGGTAATAACATTTCTTATAAGGAAGAAAAGGCCGATAAGAAAAAGCATGGTACATTAGTTCGTTTTATTCCTGATAAGGAAGTTTTTTCAGAGGGAGATATTGGTTACTCTTATAATAGAATTTGCCAAGAAATTAAGGACATCTCTTATCTTTATCCTGGGCTTACTTTTGTAATTGAAAATAAGAATAATGGTACTAAAGAAACTTATTGTGCTAAAAGTGGTATTGCTGATTTTGTAAAAGATAATGTAGAGAAACCATTACATCAACATATTATTTACATTCCTAATATTACTGATGGTCAAGATACAGTAGAAATTGCTTTTCAGTGGGGTTGTAAAAAAGAAAGAAGTTATGTATTTGTAAATGGTCTTCGTTGTCCAGAGGGCGGCGCTCCTATTACTGGTGCGAAAACAGCCATTACAAAGACCTTCAATTCTCTTTCTAATGGTGATTATGATGGTGATAAAATCAGAGAGAATTTATTCTACGTCATCAATTGTAAAGTAACTAATCCAAGTTTTGCTAATCAAACCAAAACGAAAATTAACAATGCTAATCTACGCACTTTAGCTTCCAAGGCTTTTACTGAAGGACTAAAGAAAATGCAGTCTAGTTATCCAAAAGAATTTGCTAATATTGTAGCTCTAATGGATAAAATGACAAAAGCTGAACGTGCCGCAGAGAAGGCGAGAGATGCCATTCTTAATCATGAAAAAGAAGCCGCGGCTGCAACTAAGAAGAAAATTGTTAGTACAAATAAATTACGTGATGCAAAAAAACTAGGACAGGATAGCATTCTGCTTGCCGTAGAGGGTTTGAGCGCTGGTGGTTCTATGTCTATCGGACGAGACCCAAACAAATATGGCATTTTTCTTATGCGGGGTAAAGGAATAAATTGCTATACTAACTCTATTGAGGATGTATTAGCTAATGAAGAAATAAAAATTCTATTGCAGGCTTTAGGTATTGTTTATGGTAAAGTATATAATCCATCTAAGCTACGTTATGGTAAGCTGGCCATTGCGAGTGATGCGGACGCTGATGGAGCAAATATTGGACTTCTACTTATGGTTGCATTACAAGTCCTTTGTCCGCAATTTATCCAAGAAGGGCGACTTTATTGGTTAAAATCTCCACTCTATATTGTTGACAAAAATGGAAAAAGGGAGTATTATTATACAGAAGAAGAGTTCCGTAATCGTAAAGAGAACGGAGGAGTTGTTATACGTGTTAAAGGTTTGGGACAACTCGCTGAACGTGATTTGAAAGATAGTATGTTCAATCCACAATGGCAACATTTAGAGCAGTTAGTTCCTGATGAAGAATCTATTGAAACTCTTGAACAACTCATGGGTGACGACGTAAAACCACGAAAAGAATTTGTGACTAATAACATTGATTTTGGAGAGTTTGTATATGGTTAATAAAGTAAATCTCACTCAAACTATCAAAGATGGCTTTACTCGTTATGCAGGAACCGTTATTCTTGATAGAGCTATTTGTGATGTTCGAGATATGCTAAAACCTGCGGCACGAATGTTGATTTATTCACAGTTAAAAGTTACAAAAAATGTTTACAACAAGCCATTTGTAAAGTCTGCACGTGTAGTAGGTGACTGTCTAGGAAATTTCTATACTCATGGTGACGCCTCTTGTTATGGTACTTATTGCCGTATGGCCAAACCTTTTGCAATGAGATACCCATTGGAAGAAAGTCAGGGCAACATGGGCACTATTATTACAACGGGCGATGAAGCGGCTTCTCGTTATACCGAACTTCGACTAAGTAAAACAGCTTCTTATATTTATGATGGACTTGAAAAAGATACCATCGAAAAATGGAATCCTAATTTTGATGATACTACATTTTTTCCTACGGTGATGCCCTCCATTGGTTTTTATAATATTGTCAATGGTACAACAGGCATCGGCGTATCATTAAGTAGTAGTGTACCTCAGTTCAATATTAAGGAAGTAAATAATAGCATTATCAAATTGATTCAAAATCCAGAAGTATCTGACGAAGAAATCATTTGCCTTCCGGATTTTGCTACCGGCGCGACTCTATTAAATCGAGATGAAGTAATTGAATCTCTAAAGCAAGGAAAAGGAAAAGCTTGTCGTTTACGCGCAACTATGGTTTATCAGCCATCTACTAATTCTATTGAAGTAACAGAAATGCCATATGGTGTTTATACTTCTACTATAACGGAACAGATTAAGGAACTAGTAGACGAAGATGAGAACTATGGTGTAGAAAAAATTGATGATACTTCTGGCTTAGTTCCACATTATTCTATTATTCTTTCTAAAGGTGCTAATCCTCAGAAGATGATAAAGAAGCTATGTAAAGATACTTCTTTGGAAAATCATTTCACTATTAATATGGTGATGTTGAGAGAAGGAAGATATCCAGAAGTATTTAGTTTTAGGCGTGCATTGGAAGAATATCTTGCTCATGCTTCTTCTTGTTTTCATAAAGAGTATGAATATGATCTTAGTATTCTTAAAGCTCGTGAAGAAATTCTAAACGGTTTGCTTCTAGCCATTGCTAATATTGACGAAGTAGTTAGTATCATTCGTTCGTCTTCTAGTGCTTCTGACGCGACAACCAAACTAATCGCGTGCTTTGGCTTTACTCAGAATCAAGTGAAGGCTATTCTTGATATGAAGTTGCAGCGGTTAATTAGATTGGAAGGGATTAAAATTGAGGATGAGCTAAAATCCAATCAGAAGTCTCAAAATTCTATCAATGAGATTCTGACTAATAAGGATAAGTTCAATTCTGAACTAATCAAAATCTTTCAAAAAGTCGCTGATGAATTTGGTGATGCTCGTCGCACAAAAGTAATCAATGAAGTTGAGGAAATGGAAAAAGAATCAGTACGAGAAATTCCTCTATATGTCTATCAGCTTTCTACTGGTGAATTAGCTATTCGCGCGAAAAGTACAAGCCGATTCTCTAAAGCTGATATTTTAAATCAATTTGAAACCACAAATTTTGGCAGTTTGTATTACTTTACAAAAAACGGAAAATGTGGTACAATAAGTTTACAAGATAAAGAAGTCGGAAAGAATTATCCGATTGATGAAGATGTGATGATTATTATGGATCCGTACACGATCACAAGTTGTCAACATCTTGTATTCTTTACTAAGAAAGGAATGGTAAAGAAGTCATTAGTTACCGAATATAATATGCACAGTAAGAAAACAACAGCAATTAAATTAAAGGATGATGATGAAGTAGTTTCTGTAATTCTAACCGGCAATGAAGCAACTCTAGATTATCGTATTACTTCTCAAAAACGTATCTTACGTTTTAGTGCGGATAGCGTAAATTCTACTGGCCGCGCAACTATGGGCGTAAAGGGAATTAGTTTAAAAGATAATGATGAAGTTATTTCAGGTGGAGTGCTTTTTAAGAATGAATTGCCAGATTGTGTTTGTGGCGTTCGCGCGAGTGCTGGAATTCGTCGATGAAAAATGTAAAGTAAAATAATAATAATCCTACATAATATTGAATTACCCTCTGTGGAAACAGAAGGACTAATAAAAGTAGAATAAAATCTACAAAAGGAGTATTTATGAAGAGAAATAAAAGCTACGACCCAGATGATATTGATACACTAATTGAAAATTATACAGACCCTTGTCTGTATCAATACTATGATAGTCTGCTTCGTCATCGTACTATTATTTTCAATAGTGAAGTAGGTAATGATATTGTTGAAACTGTCATTATCCCACTAATGAATTTTGAAAAGGATGATAATACTGAACCAGTCACTCTCATTCTGAATACTCCAGGAGGAAGTATTGATGATGGTCTTGTGCTTCTTAATGTAATTGATAATTATAAGAAGCCACTAAATATTATTGTCATGGGCTATGCTTGTTCAATGGGCAGTATTATTCTTTGTGCGGGCAGTAAGAATCCTAATGTAAAGCGTTATTGCCATAAGTTTAGTTATGGACTTATCCATGCTGGTTCTGTATTTCTTGGCGGTAATACTTCTACCGTAAAGGATACAGTAAAGTTCAACGAGCGTGTTGAAAAGACTATCAAGAATTATATTCTTGAAAATACTAAGATTACAGAAGATGAATACCGTGAATCTGAGCGAAAAGAGTGGTATCTAACTGCTAATGATATGCTAGAGAAAGGTATGGTGGATGAAATTCTATGACACATTATTTTCTTGATACTAGCGTTCTAATGAATATTGAAGATTTTCAAGCTCAAGGACATGATAATTTTGGGGAGTGTGTAGAGTATGTTACATACTATACTATTCTTGAGCTTGAAGGTCTAAAGAAAAGTAAGGATTCCAGTAAAGCGTTTGCCGCGCGAAAAGCATTACATTATATTGAAGATAATGATGTTGCTATTCTTTCATATAAGAAAATGAATTTTTGGCATAAGCGGAAATTAGCTTTTCTGCCAGATACTAATGATGGAAAAATTATTCGTACTTTCTATAATTATTATTTCGGTAATAAAATAAAAAACTCCGCTTTCTTTTGTACATATGACTTAGCTCAGCGTATGCTAATGGCAGCCGCGCTAACTAAAGATAAGAAAACTCTCGGTTCCAACTTTAGAGTGATTCATTATACTGCTCTGGATGATAATGAAGAAACTTTAGTCCCTTATCATAATGATATCACTGAAGGTAAAGGTTGGGTGGAAGATGAGGACGCTAATATTGATGAATTACAAGCTAATCAATATAGAATCAATACTAGCACCTCTACTATTCAGCGTATGAATAGTAATAATGAACTGCAAGATATTAGCTATAAACCCATTCGTTCTCATTTTATGGGTGAAGTAAAGCCGCGCAATCCTCAGCAGGAAATGCTGTTTGATTTGCTTCAGAATCCAGATATTAAAGTGAAACTAGCTTTAGGACGTTTTGGTTCAGGAAAAAGTTTAATTATGCTAGCACATGCGATTGATTTGGTTCAGCGTGGAAAATTTGATAAAATTGTATTTGTTCGAAATACTATTCAAGTAAAGGATAGCAAAGATATAGGTTTGCTTCCTGGGTCATTAAATGAGAAACTATGGCCATTTCTTATGGCGGTAGCAGACCATGTTGGCGGAGAGGAAGGATTAGTACGACTTATTGAAGATAATATTATTGAGCCTGTTCATTTAGGCTATATTCGTGGTCGTGATTTCAAGCGTGCCATTATTTTCTGTGATGAATGTGAGCATCTTACTAAGCAACATGTCCAACTTATTCTTGGCCGTGCGGCAGAAGGCTCAGAAGTATGGTTTGCTGGTGATCTAAAACAACGTGATAGCAAAGTTTTTGAAACTAATAGCGGCATTGTACGAATGCTAAAGAAGCTAACCGGTAATCCGCTATTTGGTACAGTAACTCTAGTGAAATCCGAGCGTAGTGAAGTAGCTCAACTAGCTGATGAATTAGATTGAGGGGATAATAATGTATAATAAGCAATGGAAAGATATATTTAACGCAGCTCTAACATTAAATTTTCAACTTCTTGATGCTGTTCAGGAAACAGAAGCACATAATAAAATTACGCCGGAGAAGGATAATGTTTTGCGCGGCTTGTTTATTGATTTGCGAAAAAAGCTAATCAATGATGAAAGACTTGATTCTGCTGACATTCTTACTCTTGGTATTGCAATGAATATTGCTCAGGTAAGTAATAAAAATAAACTCGCGGCAATTCAAGCGGCTGTTAATTTATATAATGACGTGGCATTACCTGCCTTTCAAGAGCTAGGCACAACTCCGACTTATGAACAATTTTGTGAAAAATTTGCTGGCCCAATTGTTTGACAAAAAATGAAAATTAGTGTATAATATATACATAAGGTTGAGGGAGAAAATAAATTCTTCAACTTATAAATTATATGATGATGATGATGTAACATCAAAGGAGAAAACACAATATGACTACTAATTCTCTAAATGTATTCGAGTTTCTAAAGAGCCATCCAGGTGAGGAAATGACCAAGCAGGCGATTGCCGCGGAACTTTGTCTTTCCGTTCCAGCAGTTACCGGCAGCATCAATGCGATGATTAAGAAGGGTCTTGCGACTGACCGTACTGAGGAAGTTGTTATTGAGGAAGGTAAGAAGCCAAAGACAGTTCACTACCATATGCTCACGGATGAAGGTCTTGCTTATGACCCAGTTGCTGCTGAGGAAGCGGCTAAGGAAGCTAAGGCTCGTGCTAAGGAAGCAGCCAAGACTAAGGCTTAATTGATAATTGAATAGGAGAAGGGAATTCCCTCTCCTTTTCTTTTTCTTTTCTGGAAAGAACAAAAAGATGAATAAATGAAAGAGGTATTAAATTTATGGAAGAAATGAATCTAGCTCAGTCTAATAATGAAGTAGTTATCGAAGGTATTCTTTCCGAAGTTGACCTCACAGAAGGTAAGACTCAGGATGGCCGCGAATATATTCGTGGTAACATTATTGTAGCTGTTGACCAAGAAGTAGAAAAGGTTCCTGAACACGATGATGTTCGTGTTGATATGATTGCGATGAAGTACAAGACTAATGGCGAGCCAAACCCAGCTTTTAAGTCTATCAAAGATGTACTAAATCTTCGTCGTATTAGTACTGATGGTGAGGCCGCTGACCGTATTCGTGTTCGTGGCTGTCGAGTTGAAGAGAATGTTTATGAACCCGCTGGCAGCACTGACCGTGTGTTTGGTTGGAAGATTAGTGGTAGCTTCGTAAGCAAGGTTACTGGTGAGTTCAAGCCGAAGGCCGTATTCAAGAATGAGATTTATCTTCGTAGTATTGAAGATGAGGTTGATTCTTCTGGTGAGGAGACTGGCCGCCTTATTCTGAAGGGTTTTAGTGTCGGTTATAAGAATCGTCTTGATATGCTAAAGTTTGCTGTTGGTCTACCAAAGGCTGTTGACTTTATCAAAAAGAATTGGGATATTGATTCTAGTGTAAAGGTTGAGGGTTATATTCGCAATCGTTTTGTTGAAAAGTCTACTACCGATGAAATCGAAGATGGATTTGGTGAAGCTATTGACTTTGGCGGCTCTGGTATCCAGCGTGAACTAGTTATTACTCGTGGTGGCCCTGTTGACCGTGGCTGGGAGGAAGATGACCTTCGTCGTGCCGCGGCAATGCGTGAAGAACGTATTGAAACTGAGATTGCAAAGGCCAAGGCCTCTCGTCAAAAGAAGGCTAATGCTTCTAGTGCAGCTAAGAAGACTCCTCGTAGTTGGTAAGGAGGAAATAAAATATGGCAGATATTGATATTTTCTCTTTAAAACCGCCAGAAATTTCTAGGTCACTGAAAGGCAAGTACATGCTAATTTATGGTGCGCCTAAAATCGGAAAGACTTCATTCGCGTGCCAATGTGATCGTGCTCTAGTTTGTGCTTTTGAGTTAGGTACAAATGCTATTCCTAATCAAACTATTCGTGTCCAGCCAATTCAGAAATGGCTAGATTTCAAGAAAGTTGTAAAGCAGCTTCATCAACCTCAAGCTAAAGAAATGTTTGATACTGTTGTAATTGATACAATTGGTATTGCCGCTTCTGCTTGCGAGACTTATGTTTGCCAACAGCTTGGTGTTGAAACGTTAAAAGCCGCGACTTGGGGTGCTGGTTATACAAAGTTCAAAAAAGAACTTTCTGAAACGCTACGCGAGATTACAATGCTTGGCTTTGGGCTTATCATTGTGGCGCATAGCAAAAATATTTCAACTGGTGAAGAGGATGCAGAAGGCAATACCATCTATAAGGTTGGCCCAGATATTCCTAATATGGCTGCCAATATTGTAAATGCTCTAGTAGACATTATTGGTTATATTGGCGTAGAGGATTACGATCCAGTTACGAAACGTGGTAATCGTTTCCTTTACACGGCTGATAGCCCGACTATTACTGCCGGTAGTCGTTATGGTCATCTAGCTCCTCGCATTCCATTTGGTTATAAGCAATTGGTTGATGCTATTTCTGATGCGATTGATAAAGATATCGCGGAGAATGGCGGCCAAGCTACCAATGCTTTGCCAGATTATCTTTTTAATAAAGAAACTAAGCGTGACTTTGCTGATGTAATGGAAGATGCAAAAACTGAGTTTGAGCGTCTAGTTGGAGAAGATAATCCCAACGCCGATGCAAATTACGCTAAGATTCAGAAAATCATTTCTACCTATTTTGGTACGTCTGACTTCCGACTTAGTGAAGCCACAGAAGACCAACAGGATTTACTTGAAGCTGCTCTTGCTGATATGAAAGCTCTATAAATAAAAGGAGGACGAAAGTCCTACTTTTTTATTGCAATTTTTTCAAAATTGTGGTATAATATAGAAAAGGAGTGAAGAAAATGAATACAAGAGCTGTGTGTGGAGAATGTGGACATTATCTAGAAAAGCAAGACGGTGTGTACGAGAAACCAAAGTTTTATCATACTGATTGCTATGCTGCAAAGATGAAAAGAAAAGAGCTATGTGATTATATTTGTAAAGTATTCAACCTTAAAGCCCCAGGCCCTGCGAACTATAAGATGAGAAAGAATTTTCTTGAGCGTGGCTATACTGATGAAGGTATTCTAAATACCCTTCGTTATATTTATGAAATAAGGAAAATAAGTCCTAAAGGCGCTGATGAACGAATTGGATTAGTGCCTACTTATTATTCTCAAGCGCAAGTATATTGGCGCCACCAAGAGGAAATTGCACAACAAGCTGCGAAAACTATGAAAGAAGCAATAGAGAACGCACAGAAAGAAGTGCTTGTTGTACAAAAGAAAACTATTCAAAAAGAAACTAAGCTTGTCAATCCTATGGATTGGTGGGAGGAGGAGGACTGAGCTGATTGGCACTGTCTGATAAAAATGCCATAATGAATGTTATTGGCTGTTTGATTCAGAAGCCACTCCTCTTTGCCGAAATTGGTAATGAATTAAATGTTGATGATTTTGATACTAAGTTTAGTAAATCTATTTACAACGCTATTTATAATTTGTTTCAACTAGGCGCGGAAAAAATTACCATTGTTGACATAGATACATATTTGCAACAGTATAATGCTATCTATGCCAACTTCACGGCAGAAAATGGAATTGGCTATCTTCAGGATTGTTGCGATATTGCACAACCAGAAAATTTTATATATTACTTTACTAGAGTAAAAAAGTTTTCTGTATTGAGAAAACTAGTAAAGAATGGAATTAGTGTGGATGACATTTATCCCGCTAATGATTTTGACCTAAAAAAGCAAAAAGAAATGCTTGAAAATTTTGACTCTATGTCAATTCAAGATATTTTCAATGTTATAGCAAAACGTATCTCTGGAATTGAGTATGATTTCAATATTGGTAAAGCTCAATCTGTCGCGGCAGATGATAATATCAAAACATTGAAAGAAGATCTCAAACGTGCGCCAGAGGTAGGAGCACCATTACAAGGCGACCTCTTCAATATAATAGCACGTGGCGCAAGAAAGGGCAAGTTCTATCTTTATTCTGCAGGTACTTCTGGCGGTAAGTCTCGTCGTATGGTAGGAGACGCTTGTATGTTGGCTTATCCTTTTCGGTATGAGGAAGCTACCAAAGGATGGATAAAAAGCGGCAATGAAGAAAAAACACTTATTATTACAACAGAATTAGAAAAAGAAGAAGTACAGACTATTGTACTAGCCTATCTTAGTGGTGTAAATGAAGAGAAAATTCTAACTGGCACATATACTAAAGAAGAAGAACAACGAGTGGATGATTCTATTGACCTAATGGAAGCGCATCCTAATCTATTTATTGAAAGTATTCCAGACCCAACGATCAATCAGATTAGGACTGTTATAAAGCGACAAGTAGCTATGAATCAAGTAGAAAATGTAATCTACGATTATGTTTTCTCTAGTCCTAGTCTATTAACAGAATTCAAAGATTCAAAAATTCGTGAAGACGTTGTACTAACTATGTTATCTACTGCACTAAAAGACTTAGCAGTAGAATATCATCTCTTTGTTGAAAGCGCGACTCAGATATCTGGTGATTATGAGAACTTTGAAGGTATTAGAAATCAAACTCTTATTCGTGGTTCTAAAGGTATTGCAGATAAAATTGATTGCGGTACAATTATTTGTGTAACTACTGATAAAGATAAAACTAAGTTACAATATGCTTGTCATATTAGTGGTATGCCTATGCCTACTCATGTAATGGATATTTACAAATTGCGGCGCGGACGTTATAAAAATGTGCGTATCTGGGGACTATATGATTTAGGTACAGCTCGTTGGCAAGACTTATTTGTTACAGATGCAAACTACAATGTAATCAACATTGGTTCACCGCGCATCATCTTTTCTGATGACACGATTGACTTTGAAGCGGGAAAAGAGATAAAACAAATCACTGAGGCAGGCGCCGCGAATAATCCACAGGAGCTAACAAAAATAAAGGGAAAGAAGGATTCTTGGAACTATGGAGTATAATATTGGATTCTCTGATGGCGAAATTGAAACCGCTTTCTTAGATTCAAAAACAATAATCAATAGTTTACAACCTGAGCAAATAAAAGAAATAGTAATGAGTCTAGGTGTGGACAGGTATGAAGAAACTTCTTCGGCCTATATCTTTCCTACTATTTGTCATAATGCTGATGTACAAGAAGCTAGTATGAAGTTGTATTACTATTTCAATAATCACGTTTTTGTGTGCTACACTGAATGTAATGATGCTTTTACTATTTTTACTCTTATAATGAGAGTAAAGCGAACTAGAGGTGAGTCTTGTTCTTATAGTGAAGCACGCGATTATGTGCTTTCATATTTGAACTATAATACTTTAGTTTATGAAACTAAGCGTTATGAATCTGTAACAAGCAAATATAAGAAGCGAGCAAGTTATTATCAGCTACCAGAATATAGTTCTAATGTAATGAATTGCTTTATTGCGGCGCCGCCATTATCTTGGTTAAAAGAAGGAATGACGCCAGAAGCAATTCAGGAATACAATATTCGATGTTCTCTTTCTCATATGGGAATTATTATCCCACATTATGATTTAGATAGCAGACTAGTAGGCATTAGAATTAGAAATATGCAGCATGAACAGAATACAGACATTCCAAAATATTGCCCGCTAATAATGGAAGACAAAATGTATAATCATTCACTAGCTATGAATTTATATGGATATAATTTATCTTATCCTGCAATTCATTCTTCTCATCAAGCTATTCTTTTTGAAGGCGAAAAAAGTGTTATCCTTCATCGGAGTTATTTTGGCAAAAATAGTAATGCTGTGGCTGTGTGTGGCTCAAATATATCAAAACCGCAAATAGACTTACTCATTAAAAAGAATAGAATTGATGAAATAGTCATTGCTTTTGATAAAGAATTTGAAGAATATGCTAGCGATGAATGTGATAAATACTTTGATAAACTTTATTCTCTTGCTAAGCGATACACTAACTATTCTAAAGTTAGTTTTATTATAGACCAAAAAAATTTATTAAGAAAGAAGGATAGCCCGATTGATAGAGGTAAAGATACATTCGTTTCTCTATTTGAGAATCGGGTGATGGTGAACTAAATGAAATTCTATTGTGAAAACAAATTACCAAAAGATTCGTTTGATTACCTAGATGACATTCTACGGGCACGCGGTATTGAGAATCCTGATCTATATCGTAATGTAGATGAATCGGCATTATTGGATGGATGGAAGCTCAGGAATATGCGCGAAGGCGTAGAAAAGTTGCATGAAATTCTTTGTAAAGAATCGCCGCATATATTTATTGTAGTTGATGCTGATACTGATGGCTATACTTCAGCTGCTATTGCTTCTGGTTATATGAAGCTTACAAATGAAAAATGTCAATTCAAGTTCGGTATTCACGAAGGTAAGCAACATGGTATTGAAGACATCCTTGACCAAATTGAGCCTGATACAGACTTACTCTTTATTCCTGATGCTAGTTCTTCCGAAATTGACTTTCACAAGCAAGTAAATGAAATGGGTGTACCAATCATTATTTGTGACCACCACTTATGTGACGTTTACGATAATCCTTACGCTATTGTTATCAACAATCAAATGTCACCTGAATATGGCAACCCTACTTTGTGCGGTGCTGGCGTAACATTGAAGATGTGTCAATGTTATGATGAAGAATATTTTGATGATAATAGCCGGTCAAACAATTTTTATGATTTGGCCGCGGTTGGTTTAGTCTCTGATATGATGTTGTTATCTAATGAAGAAACGCATTATATTGTTCAACGTGGCTTGAATCATATTCAAAATGCTGGGTTAAAAGCCTTGATTAGAGCCTTACACTTTTCTTTGAAAGACCGGACAGAACTTTATCCTGTGGATGTTGCTTTTTTTATTGCACCGCACATCAATGCTCTCATTCGCGTTGGCACACAACAAGAAAAGTATATCCTATTTGAAGCTCTGTTAGATGGCAATAGAATTGTTCAGTCTCTTAAACGCGGAGCAAAGTCAGGAGAGATTGAAATCCTTGGTGAACAAGCCGCTCGTATTATGGTGAATGTAAAGAAGAAACAACAAATACTAGTGGATAAAGCATTAGAAGTTGTTGAAGCTAAGATTCATAAGCTAGGCTTATTGGATAATAAAATTCTTCTCATTCCTATAACAGATGAAGACGACATCCATTCTTCTCTTACAGGCTTAGTTGCAATGAAATGTGTTGCACGCTATCATAAACCAACACTTTTATTGCGCGAATGTGATGACGGTAATCTTAAAGGTAGTGCTCGTGCGGAAGCTAACACAGATATGGGTAGCTTTAAAGATTACCTTGAGCATACTAACTTGTTTGAATATACGGCTGGCCACGATTTTGCGTTCGGAGCCAGTCTCCCTGAATCACAATATGATAACTTCATTCATCTCGCAAATGAGCAACTTGCTAATGTAGACTTCCATGATAAAGGTTATGAAGTAGATTATCTTTTTGATGGAGTCCCCGATGAGTGCGGGACAATCATTGAAGCTATTGATAGTGGTAAACCTTATTGGGGGCAAGGTGTTGCTGAACCTATGCTTGGATTTACCAATGTTACTTTGGCTGCTGGCGACATCCAACTTATGAAAAGTAATTGTCTAAAGTTTAAGAAGAATGGAGTAGAATTTGTTATTTTCAAGAACGAAGAAGCTTGTATGGAGCTTGGAGATAGCACAGATAAAGTAATTTCACTTTATGGTAAATGTACAGTAAATGAATGGTGCGGACGTACTACACCACAAGTGATTATTTCTGATTATGAAATCACAGCAACCCCAGCTCAATCTCGATCAAAATCAAAATATTTATTTTAAAAGGAGAAAACTATGGCAACAATTCTCATAGTACTTGGTTGGATAGTATTTATCATTGCAGCACTACTAGCGTTTTCATTTGGTTGTTCATTCATTTATTTCCTTTATCATCTTATCCGATATAAAGAGCGCGAGCCTATTATTTCAACTGCCTTTGAGATATTTGGCACAATTATCGAAGCTATTGCTGAGAGTAATAGTTCTATCCATTCTGGTTCTAATCATTCATCTTCTTCTGGTTTTGGTGGCGGCTCCTCCCGTGGAGGAGGAGCTGGCCGCAGTTTCTAAATTTGACAAAATTCAGGAAATATGATATAATATATGTATCAAAGAAAAAGGAAGTGATTGAATGATAGAGAATGTCCATTATGCTGGTCTTCATAATCACACAGACAAAGGGAGCAACATTCGCCTTATTGACTGTATCAATAAGGTGGATAGACTCCTCAAATATGGCCATGATATCGGGCTTAGTGGTATGGCAATTACAGACCACGAAGCTCTTTGCGCACACGTAGATGCACAAAATTATGTCAAGGAAATGAGAAGTAAGGATGAAGACGGTAGTTGGAAGAACTTCAAACTAATTTTAGGTAATGAAATTTATTTGTGTAGAAATGGCCTAAATGGAGAAAACTTTCAAAGCGGAAAGGACGCATACTACCATTTCATTCTTCTGGCTAAAGACCGTATTGGTTGGGAGCAATTGTGTATTCTTTCTACTAGAGCTTGGGAAAGAAGTTATGTGAAATTTATGCGGCGAACTCCTACTTATTATTCTGATATTGAAGAAATTATTGGTGCGAATCCTGGACATATAATCGCCAGTACAGCCTGCTTGGGTGGTCGAGCTGCTAAGAGTATTCTTGCTTATGGTGCGAATAAGGCTAAGAAACCAGAAATTCAACAAGACCTCGCCAACTTTCTTGATTGGTGTATAGGGGTATTTGGCAAAGAGAATTTCTTTCTAGAAATGCAGCCTTCTTTTTCTGAAGAACAAATTTTTGTAAATCAGGAACTGGTCAAAGTAGGAGAAGCTTTCGACTTACCAATTATCATTACTACAGACAGTCATTATTACACCAAGTCTGATCGTCGCATCCACAAGGCTTTCCTTAATTCTAAAGATGGCGACCGCGAAGTAGACGAGTTCTATGCTTCTACTTATGTCATGAACGCGCCAGAAGTGTTCTCTTATATGAAGAACTATTTCACAGAAGAACAAGTTTGTAAATATTTGGAAAACACTAATAAAATCGTTACCATGTGCGAAGAGTATGACCTTGAAGCTCCAATTAAAGTTCCTTATATTCCTCAACGTAGTTATGATATAAGTACACTTGTAAATTTACCACGAGAGATTCCTGTAATGCAAAACTTCATCAATTCTCCATATCAGGAAGATAGAGACTTTGCTGTTCGCATTTGGGAAGAAATCAATGGCCCTCGCTTCTATCGTGAAGATGGACAAGAAAAAACGCGGCTAGAGCGCATTCAAACGGAAATGCAGATTTTATGGGATTCATCTGAGAAACAACATATTCGTTGGTCTGCTTATCTTCTACAAGAAAGTGATTATGTTCAAGTTATTTGGCAGTATAGCCTAGTCGGTTCTGGTCGTGGCAGTGGTGTTTCATTTTATCTCAACTATCTTCTTGATATATGTCAAGTTGACCCTACGAGAGAGAAGGCCCCACTAAGATATTGGCGTTTTATGAATCCTGAACGTATGTCGGTATTGGACATAGACGTTGACTGTGCTGGCTCTCGTCGCGATGCGGTTATTGTTGGCCTTCAGAAAAAGTACACTAAAGAACGAGTTGTTCGTGTTGGTACTTTTATGACAGAAGCAGCGAAAGCTGCAATACAAACCGCTGGACGTGGACTTGGAATAGACAACGATGTAACTCTCTATCTTGCTTCAATGATTACTAGTGAGCGTGGTATCCAGCATACACTAACTCAAACTTTCTATGGTGATGAAGGAAAAGGATTAGCTCCTAATAAACAATTTGTCCATGAAATGTCGGAAGTCTACCCTGAACTTTGGGAAGTTGCTCAAGCTCTGGAAGGACTAGTAGTTGGTTGCGGCCAGCATGCTGGTGGTGTTGTTATTGTAGATGAGCCTTTCACTAAACGTGCGGCCACAATGAAAACAGCGAAAGGTGAAACTATTAGTCAGTTTGACCTCCATAGACTTGAGGAACTAGGACTTATCAAGATAGACGTTTTGGCTATTGAAGCACTAGATAAAATGCAAGCCTGTCTAGATTTGCTTTGCTATGATGGTCTAATTGAAAAGAAGCCTACCTTGCGCGAAACTTATGAAAATGCTTTAGGTATTTATAAAATTGACCGCACTTCTCATAATATGTGGAAAATGTTGTGGGATAATAAAATCTTCTCAGTTTTCCAAATGGACGCAGCAAGTGGTATTCAAGGTATTGCTATGACACATCCGGAAAATGTAGAAGACTTGGCTGCTCTAAACTCGATCATTCGTCTAATGGGCGATGGACAGGGTGAAACTCCACTAGAAAAATATAAACGTTTTCGTGAAGATCCATATGCTTGGGATGAAGAAATGACGCAATGGGGACTTACTCAAGAAGAAAGAAAATTGCTTCATTCTTATCTTGACCAGTCTAATGGCATTTGTGAGGCTCAAGAGCGTATGATGGAATTACTTTTGAATCCACAAATCGCGGGCTGGTCGTTAGGACAGGTAGATAAAGTAAGAAAGAGTGTCGCTAAATTTTTGGCGCGTCAAAGAGTAATCTTTGAATGAAAAACGGACGAAATCGGTGAAGGCTAAATAATGAATTGTTACATATCTTTGAGCAGATAATGCAAGGAGGTAGGTAACTTGGAAAAAGTTATAACAAAAGAAATAGAAGACGCTATTATAGAGCGTTACTTAAAAGGTGAAACAGCTAGAAGTATTGCAAAAGATTACCCCCAATTCAATGAAAATACAATCTCACGACATATTAGGCAGAGAGGTTATTCTAGGGGAAAAGGTCGAACATTAGAAAATATAGAATTAGAACAAATTATTGTTAAAGAATATCTTGAAGATAAATATGCTACTTTTACATCCTTAGCGAAGAAATATAATCTAAGTGATAGAACAATTTCCAAATGGGTAAAGAATGCCGGTATTTCAAACAAACAAAAGAGTGGGATTATTACACATTGTAATGAGCACTATTTTGATGAAATTGATACTCCTGCTAAGGCTTATTTACTTGGTTTTATTACCGCAGATGGAGCGGTTGTCTATGCAAAAGAAGGGCATCGAGGAGCCTTGTCAATAGAAATTCAAGAAAAAGATATTGACTTACTTTATTTTGCTAAGAAAGAAATAAACCCAACTTCCGCTATTACTTATGTAGATAAAGGAAACAATCATAAAAATGTACGGGTGAATTTCGCGAGTACTGTTTTGTGCGATTCTTTAAGCAAATATGGGATAGTACAAAATAAAAGCAAAACAATAGAAAAAGTTCCTATTGATTTGATTCCTTCTGATTTGCTTTGTTATTATTTCCGAGGACTAATAGATGGCGATGGATGTATTCATAAGAATGGCGGCATCAGTATTTATTCTGGTTCTCAAAAATTTATTCAAGATGTTCAACAAATAATAATTGAAAAAACTGGTGTAAAAAAATTGGGGATATATCACGGAACAAGTTATTTTATAACTTGGACTAGTCGTGAAGATAGACAAAAATTATTTGATTATTTATACAAAAATTTAGATAGCTGTTTTTATTATAAAAGAAAATATGAAAGAATATACAATTCATTATATGCTAATACCGAGATAAGTGATTAGATTACGAAAGGCTAATCACTATTGTAGAGCGTAGGTAGTGAATAAATATAATCTACCCAAGAGCGCCCGTCATCCTATAATAAGGATGAAAATGTACGCCGAGCTTATAGGAAACTATAAGAAGTAAAGGATAAAAAGCCTTTACGATAACAACCCTGAAGAAAAAGCCAAAGGAATTCGCACAACTAGAGCAAGACTTCTTTAAAAATGCAGAAGAAAAAAATCTAAGTCTGAATTTGGTCAAATATGTGTGGCTAGTATTGGTATCTACGCAGAAAGGCTACTCTTTTAATCTGGCACATACATTAGCCTACTCCCTCATTGGTTTACAGGAAATGAATCTTGCCTATCATTATCCTACTATCTATTGGAATTGCGCTAACATGATTGTTGATAGCGGCGCTATGGACGGTATGATTGAGAATGATGCTGATGAAGAAGATGATGATGATGATAAAGATGAAAAGAAAGCCAATAAGACAGTAGACTATGGCAAAATCAGTACTGCTATTGGACGAATGCGCCGCAATGATATTAAGGTTGCGTTACCTGACATCAATAAGAGTCGTTATTCCTTTACTCCTGACGCTAAGACTAATACAATTATTTATGGCATCAAGGGCATTACAAGGATTGGTGATTCATTGGTATCATCTATCATTGCGAATCGCCCATATAATAGTTTAGTCAATTTTCTAAGTAAAGTAAAAGTCAATAAAACGCAAGCTATCAACCTTATCAAGTCTGGTGCTTTTGATGAAATTGAAGGAAAAGACCGCCCTACAATTCTACATAACTATCTTCTTTCTATTGCTGATACAAAATCACGCTTGACGTTACAGAATATGCCTGGTCTTATCAGAGAAGGTCTTATTCCAGAAGAAATGGCGGATTATGCTGAATTGTTCCGATTTAATAAGTATCTTAAAACTTGTAAGAGTGGGACATTCTATACTATTACTCAAGAAGCATATGATTTCTATGCAAAACAATTTGATACTTCAAAGATAATTGATACAGAAGAAGGGTTCTGTATTGAACAAAAGATATGGGATAATCTGTATAAAAAAGCAATGGAGCCAATGCGTGAGTATCTCAAGAACCCAGAAAACCATATGCTTGATATTGTCAACGAGCATGCTGTAAGTCTCGTGGCTGAGAAATATGCAGAAGGTACTGTAAGTAAATGGGAAATGGATAGTGTTGGATTCTACTATGCACCGCATGAGCTTCATAAGTTTTATCAAGAAGGTTATATTGATAGCTTCAAAATTGAAGATTTTGCGCAACTTTCTGAAGAACCTTTAGTAGATTATGTTATCCATACAAAAGACAATAAAGAAATCCCGATGTATAAGCTTTGCTTTATCGCGGGTACGGTAATAAATAAGAATAAAAACAAACATACAGTAACGCTTCTTACAGAGACAGGCGTTGTCAATATGAAAATTTGGGATAACCAATTCGTAAAATATGACCGCCAAATTTCTGAGCGTGGCGATGACGGTAAGAAGAAAATCTTGGAACGAAGCTGGTTTACTCGCGGTAATAAACTGCTTGTACAAGGTATCCGTCGTGGTAATGATTTTGTACCAAAGAAGTACAAGAATTCCCCAAGTCAAGTTTTACTTGCTAAAATTGAAAATGATGGAAGTTTAGTATTTGAAAGGGTGAATGAAGAAGAATGATTGGTATTGTAGATGCTGAAACGTTCAGGAAACAAAAAATATTTATTCCCAATTTGGAAGCTATGAAATTATATGCTTGGGCAAAGAAACGTCGTGAGTTCCCCCAATTATTGGGGGACTCCTCTTTGCTTGAGGCTTGTGATCAAGTTTATATTTTTCAAGATAAGCTAGACGCGCCAGTACCGCAATATTTCTTTCAGCATAGAAATGTTGTTGTTAGAGGTGCGGCCTTCACCGGTGGTAATTATAAAGAGTTTCCTAATATGGAGATAGAGAATACATCGCCAACTATTGATTGTTATTTTCAATATATTGAAAAGAAACTAGCAGTCGCTAGTTCAAAAGAAAAAATTTATTATAATACTCTACTAAATCGCGCTGGCTTTGTACGGCTTCATAGTAAAGGTCGATTACAAGCTGAGCAATTCCCATTAGAAAAGTGGGGAGTGACCTATATTTATGACAAAGATATTACAGAAAATAATGGACTTGAGCTTTTAGTTGATTTATCTAAACGCGCACGACCCAATTATCCGCCGCGCCTTCGTTATTATTGGCCAATAAAACTAAAAACTCCTGACCAATTTTTATATTTATTTGAGAATGGACTTATTCAAAATAGCGTAATTCTTCAACGTTACTGTCCCGCGGAAGTTATATTGGATTTTGACACAGAATATAGTTATATAAAAGAATATTTGGATATGATAAATTTGCCGGTCACGAATTATAGCTTTTCTGTTTCTATCCCTATGACTCCTGCGAGTAAGCTACAAGACAATCTAACGAAAGAAAAGTCATTACAATATCTTTCAAATTGTTTGCGACTTTACTATGATTGTCTTGCTGATGGAAAAAGATTCAATATTTATTATGAAGATAATATCAACAATCCTTATGATAAACTTTATAAAATAATCAGAACTAACTTGAATCAAATTTATCAAAATGAATATAGTGTTTATGGCGCGGTTAGTGCCTATGATAAAGAAGAACTACCAATTCTGTTAAGTTTATTCCCTGAAAATTCAAAGTATCGACTTTGTCTTAGCCGAAGCCGAAACGATATTCTAAGGAGGGGACTATGACAAACTACGAGATCAGTTATGAAATTTGTCAGCTTGAAGAAGAATATGCAGCGAATATAAGTAATTTTACTTTCAATGCTCGCGCCGCCGAGATTAGAAACGAAATTGCAAAATATCGTTCAATGTGTACACATGAATACGTCCATGATGGTGTTGTTATTTCAGCTTTTGAAACAAAGAAAAATGACCCTAACGTGAAATGCTGTTGTTTTTGTGGGAAGGTGAAGGACTAATGATAATTTTGTATACTACGGGGTGTCCTCGTTGTAAAATTCTAGCAGCTAAGCTAGAACGAAAAAACATCCAATATTCTATCAATTCTAATTCTGAAGAAATGATAAAGAAAGGATTTATTACTGCTCCAATGCTAGAAGTTAATGGAGAAGTTATGGATTTTTCTCAGGCTAATAAGTGGGTGGAGGAGCAATAATGAAAATCAATATTAGACTAGATAAAAATTTTACGGCGCAATTGAATAAACTAATGGCTGAATATGGCACTGATATGGCTAAGCTAAATGGTTTCAGTGATGAACAGCTAAGTTATACAGACTTTATTGATAATTTTATTGATAAGCAAACAGTAGCAGATGCGTCTATTGATGGTAATGCTAATGTTGGAACAAAAGATATTTGTTCACTAATGTCTGAGATGCACAAGCCGCATTCTAAATTGCTTGCTTTCAATAAGATTTATTATGAAATGAATAAGCATTATGGTTTTCAAACTGCTAATAAATGGTTAAGAGACGAATGGGTTGGTCGCTATTATCTTCATGATGCAGCGAGTTCTACCTATCTACCATATTGCTTTGCTTATGATATTGAAGAATTAGTTAAACGCGGGTTATATTTTGTAGATAACTTCAATGCTCAGCCGCCAAAGCACCTAGTTACTTATACTGACTTTGTCGGAGAATTTGTTAGTTATACTTCTAATCGTTCTTCTGGTGCTTGCGGACTTCCTTCATTTCTAATTTATTCTTTTTATTTCTGGAAGAAGGATTGTGAAAATCATTATTATACTGGTACTCCGGAAACCTATCGCGATCAAGAGTTTCAACGAATAGTTTATAAATTAAATCAGCCATATCTTCGCGTCAATCAATCAGCCTTTACTAATTTCTCTATCTTTGACCGTGAATATCTAGCAGCACTTTTTGGCGGCAAGGAATACCCAGATGGCAGTTTTATCATTGATTATATTGATGATATTATTGAGTATGAAAAAGCTTTTATGGAAGTGGTAAGCGATATACGTTCTCAGAACATGATGACCTTCCCCGTATTAACTTATGCTCTTCTAAGAAAGAATGGAAAGTTTGTAGATGAAGACTTCGCTAAGTGGTGCTGTAAACACAATATGAAATGGGCAGATAGTAACTTCTTTATTAGTGAAGATGTAACTAGTCTTAGTAATTGTTGTAGATTGGTCTCTGATGTAAAGAACTTAGGTTATTTCAATAGTATTGGCGGCTCCGCTCTAGAAGTTGGCAGTATCAAAGTCAACACAATCAATCTGGCGCGAATTGCTTATGAAACAGAAACTAAAGAAGATTATCTTAAATTGCTAAAAGACCGTGTACTTCTTTGCCTACAAGTTCTTGATGTAATTAGAGGAATTATTTCTCGTAATATTGAAAAAGGACTCCTTCCTAATTACACTCATCATCTAATGAATCTAAAATCTCAATATAATTCTATTGGTATTATTGGTATTTATGAGACTCTCCAGAAATTTGGTATGACTCAGAAAGATGAATTTGGTTATACCTATTACACTGATGAAGGCATTGAGTTCGCAAAACAGATTCTTGCTGCCATCAATAAAGAAAAGAACACCTTCACAGCTGATAAGGATTATAGCGCAAATATTGAACAAATTCCTGGTGAACGTGCCGCTTCTATTCTAATGCAAAAAGATAAGTTCTTTTATCCTAATGAACCATATGAGCTTCCTCTTTATGGAAATCAATGGATTCCTCTTGGCGTAAAAACCACTATTCAAGAAAAAGTAAAATTGAGTGCTACTTTGGATAAAGCGTGTAACGGTGGATCTATCAGTCACATAAATATTGATGCCCCCTTTACTAATTTTGATGCAGCATGGAGTATGCTAAATTATATTGCCAATAAAGGTGTTGTATATTTTGCTTTTTGCACTCGCATCAGCGCTTGTAAAAACAACCATGGTTTCTATGGAGAGATTTGTCCCATTTGTGGCGGGAAAAAGGTAACAACTTACCAGCGTATTGTTGGATTCCTTACTCCAGAAAAGACTTACTCTAAAGAAAGAAAAGCTGAATTTGCAATGAGAGATTGGATGAAGTTAGAATGAGAATAAAACAATTAGTAGAAGAAGATTTTGTCAACTACCGGAAGCCGGCAATGTTCGTCGGCTTCCCCTCTTGTTCTTTTAAATGTGAGAAAGAATGTGGAGTAAAGTGTTGTCAAAACAGTGAATTAGCTAAAGCCGCGACTTATGAAATAAATACGGACAAGCTAATTTCTCGTTATTTGCATAATGATATTACTAAAGCTGTTGTCTGTGGCGGGCTTGAGCCTTTTGATTCTTGGATAGAGTTAAAAGATTTTATAGAAAAATTCCGACAAGTTAGTGACGATGATATTATTATCTATACTGGATATAAAGAAGAAGAACTCACAGAGCAAGTTGAATGGTTAAAGTTCTATTCAAATATTATTGTCAAGTTTGGGCGTTTTATTCCTAATCAAGAAAAGCATTATGATAAAGTACTTGATGTTTATTTAGCCAGCCCCAATCAATATGCAAAAAAAATTTGACATTGGAAGAAAAATATGATATAATGATTATATCAAAAAGGAAAAAGGAGTTATCAATGGCAATCAATAAAGGTTATTTAACTGCTAAGACAGATAAAGCCTCAGATGAAGTATATACTCCAGAATATGCTGTCAGACCAATCTTAAAATATATCTGGCCTGGGGAAATAGTCTGGTGTCCCTTTGATAAGGCTGATAGTGAGTATGTAAAACTAATTTCAAAAACTAATGAAGTTATTTATTCTCATATTGATGAAGGGCAGAACTTTTTCTATTATGAGCCAGAACACTATAATGTCATTATTTCAAACCCACCTTTTTCTTGTAAAGATAATGTCATCAAACGTCTTTATGAATTGGGGAAGCCCTACGCTGTGCTTCTCCCAATTCCCTCTTTACAAGGACAAACGCGCTTCCCTTATATGAAAGATTGTCAAGCACTTATTTTCGATAAAAGAATCAATTATTACACCTCTCTAGAAAAAAAGGAAGTGCAAAAAGGAGTAAGCTTTGGTTCTTTTTATCTGTGTAGAAATTTTTTACCTAAAGACTTAATTTTTGAAGAATTAGAGAGGAGTTAATGAGTGAAGTAAATTTTAGAATAATTATTATCGCTTTAGCAATTATATTTTTGATAGGCATAATTGCTTGGTCTTATGTCCACGAAATAACTCAAAAGCTAGAAACCAAAGTGAAAGGTTGGAAAGAAACATACAAATTCCAAATTTCACGTCAACAAGATGAAATCACAAGACTCACAACTCTACTTAATTGTGCAAATGATGCTTGTGATACACTAAGAGATAGCTATGATTACATTTCTGCTAATCGCGCTCAAATTGATAAAAGAATAAAAGAAGAATATGATAAAAAAGAAGAAGAACTTCGTTGTTATGCTAAAGCAAAGAATGATGCTATTGATGCGGCATATCAGATAAAAGCTAATGATTTTCAAAAACTGACAAACAATATTCAAGCTCAAAGTGAATTATATCAGACTTTACTTTTTCAGACTAAGCAGCTTAATAACGATTTTGATTCACGCGAAAAAGCTACGATTCATTTAACTCAAGAAGCAAAAGACGATATAGAATATATTTATTCTATAAGTTCGCGCTTCCATCATCCTGATATTCTTTATAAACTTATTTGGTCAGAATATATACAAAAGCCGTTGAATGAAATGTTAAAAGACAACTCTATTGGAGAAGTCAGTGGTATTTATAAGATAACCAACATTCAAACTAAAAAGGCTTATATTGGTCGTTCTGTGAATGTAAAGAAGCGTTTACAAGACCATGTAAAAAGTGCTATTGGTATTAGCACCATTGCTGACCAAGCAATACATCACGCTATGAAGGAAGAAGGACTTTGGAATTGGAGTTTTGAATTATTAGAGCAAGTATCGAAGGAATTACTTCCGGAAAAAGAAAAACAATATATTGAATTACTAGCAACACAAGATTATGGCTATAATAAGAATGGAGGCGGCTAAATGAAGTTTGAAAGAACTCAGGCTATGAATTTTGAAAACGCATTGTTTGGTATGCGCAATCCTATGGCAAGCTGGAATAAAATTGATAGCTATCGCATTGACCAAGATGATAAAGATTATGATAAGTATGGTGGTTACTTTATCGGAGAAAATGATATGAAGCTGGCACAGCGGCTTATTAAGTCGGGGCCAGAACATCGAAAGTTTTTGCGACAGATTTTCGTGAGTGTTGACATAACCGCCGCGATTTTCTGGTGGAAGGAATGTGATACATATAAGATTGGCACTACTGCTAATAGCACTAGTACAATGCACAAGTTAGCTACCACTCCTATCACTATGGAATGTTTTGAATGTGATGATTTAGCAAAAGACCTAGTAATCTATGAAAAAGAGCCTTTTGATACAGATACTACGGTGGAAGAATTCTTTCAATATTATCTCGAAGGTCTTGAGGCTTTGCGTTGTCGCTTCAACGAAACAAAAGATAAGCGTTATTGGAAAGAACTTGTAAGACTTTTACCAGAGTCCTGGCTTCAAACCCGCACTGTTACAATGAATTATGAAATCATTCGCAACATTGTGAAACAACGTACAGGTCATAAGCTTACTGAATGGAAGACTTTCATTGATTGGGCACATACTCTACCATATGCTGATGAACTAATTTTTTATGAACTATAAGGAGAACAATATGAACGAAGAAAATGAAAAGAAAATTACTCAAGCAGATGTTGAACTAGTAAATGAATATATTGATAATCCTGGCCCACTAAATGGGCCAAATCGCGCACAGCGTCGAGCCGCGGCTAAATTCCAAAAGAAGCTAACTCGTGATATGGAAGCCACTCTCAAACGTTGGAGTACACGAAAAAAGAATAAGGACATTATTCCACAAGGCGCGACTCTAACAGAAACAATGAATAGAATGACTGATGAAGAGAAGATTTTTTTCTATTCTAAAATGTATAAAGCCGTAGTTGATAAGCGTATTGAACTTGAAAAGGAGGCCGCGGCCAATGGCAACAATGAAGATTAAGGATAGTGAAACTTATCGTGTTGATAGCGAAGAAGAAGCTATGCAACTAATTGAGGACATGAAGACTCATTTCACTGTTACTAAGGCTGCTTATACTATGAAAACAAAAAAGAGTAAAGGCGAAATTATTGATGTATTTTTTCTGGTAGACATACATCGGAGTTATGAGGTATAATATGAATAACGAACTAAACGAAATTTTTACTCAACTTGATTCTGTTCCAGAGGAGTTTCTTGATAATCTTTCTTGGGACACCATTATGGATGCTTTTGTTGTAGCTCTTGACGGGCCAGAGGTGCGTAGCGTAATTGAGGATGGTATTGCTGCTCTAAAGCAATATGCTATGACTCCAGAAGATGTTGAAAATGAAGTCAATAAGACAATTGCTCAAATTGATAAGGTGGCGGCTGAGTATAGCGAAGCTACGACTTCTGAAAAGAAGAAAAAGCTGTTTAGCGAAATTGCTGAAAAGCTCAAGGAAATGATTAAACCAATTTCACAGAAGTATCAATTCTATGATTGTACTATTAAGGTAGAGCGTGAAGATAAGTCAATTCCTCTTCCTAATTTCGCTCATATTTGGGACGCTGGCGCGGATGTGTGTTCTGCTGAGACGGTAACACTTGCTCCAGGTGAAACAAGAATCATTTCCACCGGACTAAAGGTAAATGTTCCACGTGGTTGGGTTCTTTCTATTCGTCCTCGTAGTGGACTAAGTGCTAAGACTGGCTTACGTATGGCGAATAGTGTAGGGACAGTAGATACCGCTTATCTTGACACAGTAGGCATCATCCTCACAAATACTGGAAAAGACCCATATAAAATTGTTCGCGGCGACCGCATCGCTCAATTTATTGTAGAACGTAAATACAATATTAAGTTTGAAGAAGTAGATGATATTACCATCGGTGCAACCGATAATCGTGCTTCAGAAAATGGAGAATCAGGTTTTGGTAGTACCGGCAGATAAATGGCTAAACTCAAAATTGAAGATATAAGAAAGGAGATAAAAGATGCTGGTTGGACGTTAATATCTGAAGAATATAAAAATCTTGATACTGAATTATCAATGTTATGTCCTAATCAACATAATGTTTTTATCAGTCTTAAAAAGTGGCGCCGCCATCCCGAATGTCCAACGTGTATGCGGTCACACGTTGTGAAGAATCTTACAGTGAATGTTCCACGTAAGAATCCCAATAAAAAAAGAGTATTAGCCTTGGATGATGCAACTGGAACAACAGGGTATGCTATTTTTGATGGTGACGCACTTATCACTTATGGTAAGATAACAATGAGTGCCCCTAATGCGATAGAAAGAATTGTTGCAATCAAGCAATGGATGATAAGTATGATTTCAAACTGGAAACCGGATGTTGTAGCGATAGAAGATATTCAACTTCAACAAGGTAAGTTTGAAAATGTCAAAACTTTTAAAGTCCTTGCTTGGCTTCAGGGAACGTTATTATCTAACCTTTATGAAGAAAAAGTGATTAGCTTAGTAGTTCCGCCTGCGACTTGGCGTGCGACTTGCGGAATTACAGCCCGTTCAAGAGCTGACCAAAAACGACAAGCTCAAAATAAAGTAGCTGAATGGTATGCTGTTCAAGCTACACAGGATGAAGCCGATGCAATTTGTATTGGTTTTCATACAGCAATGAAATATGTTAAAGAAGAACAAAATATGATAGACTGGGAGGACTAATATGATTGAACTAACAGTAGCACAATTAACAAATGCAATTCCTATTTTCCAACAACTAGTAAAAATTAAATTACCAGCAAGATTAGCCTTTCGTGTGACCAAGGCCGCACAGGAAATGGATGAGCAATATAAGACAATTCAAAAAATTCGTGAAGACTTTGCGCAACGTTATTTTATCCCTGATGGGAAAGGTAGCTATAAAACTAATGAAGATAATACAATGTTTCTAGTTCAAGAAGGAAAAGAAAAGGAATACCTCAAAGAAGTTAATGATTTTATGAATGATAAAATCACATTAAATTGTGAGAAAATTCCAGAAGATGTACTTGATAAGTTACCAGAAATGTCTAGTGCTGAACTTGCGGTGATTATGCCGCTATTTGAGTAAAAAAAAATAAGGGAAGGCTATTGCCTTCCCTTTTTTATTTTATTCAGTTAAATTTATAACATGTAGAGATAAAGTGATAGTAGTACCTGTGGGGAAAATATGAGATAAATAATATGTTATTGTTATCTTTCCATTTTCTTTATCATGTTTAACATCAGCAACATGAAAACTTTTATTTATTTTTTTAGAAGCTGTATTACATTCTATAATTATTTCGCAATCATTTTTTAAAATATCATTCTTAAATACAATTGCTTCCCCTCCTACGGACATTTTATAACTATCTATTGGAACAACAGCTGTTATATTTTTTCTCATCTTTTTCCCAACAAGATATCCATTCTCTACGTTTAGGCTACCTTTATCTTCTCCTCCCTTTTGAAAAGATAACATTCGCCCTTGATTTGGCTGGTCGGTATTATCTGAAATTACAACTGTTGGTTTTTCACCATTTGGTTTAGCATTGATATAAAGAGTAGAATCCGTAGAAGTGGGATTAAAAGAACCACTAACATTTAGACCTAAACTACCTTTTCTTAATGCCATTGTAACCGCAGCTGAACGTACTAGATAATATGAACTATATACTGTTATTGTATTGCCGCTAGTATTAGTACATATAGCTTTCGCGCGAATAGAGATATCCTGACTCAAATCTGCATTTAAAATAGAAAAAGGAATTATTTTGGAAGTAAAAGAAGTCAATACTTCAGACGCTCCTTCTCCAATAAATGGACTATCCTTATCATTACCATTTAATAAACTTAATTCTACTTTAGCTAAATTGCCAAAACGAGATGAACTCCATAAAGTATTTGGCAATATCCAATTGCCGGTAATAGCTTGATCAGTTGGTTTTGCATTACTAATACTTATTCTATCGCCGTCAAACCATCTGGCCCCATCAAAAGTTATACTAGAACTTTTAGATTGACTCGTGTCATCAGCATAAGAAATTTTTGCAGTAACAGTATATACTATTTGAATATCTTGTGAAAATGATGGCATTAGTTGAGAAATTACCGTATTAGGTTCTACCAATGAACTTGTTCCAAGATTATCAGAAAAACTGTATGTAATATTCGCGCCATTAGTGCCTCCGGCAGCATCAGTCCAAGTAATAGGAGAAAAATTAAATTGTACTGTATCACCAGAATTAAAATAAGTAGGATGTTCTATGGAAGGAGTAAGTGAAATATTAAGACCGTCAGCGTTGCTAATATCATTTCTTAGATCGTAGGTGACAGAAGAATAAGAAATAGCTTTACATTGAGGATAAGTAGTATAGTATACTTCAATTCGTACTTTACCCGTAGGTCTGGGATACTGTTGAGTAATTACTTTATCATATAACGCACCAATAAAAGTATTTATATTAGCATTTTGTCCTTTAGATAAATCTATTGTACTATCAGCATTTGCTTTTGAAGTTTTAGAATCAATAATACCTGTGTTATATGTTTCATATTTTTCTTCATAGCCTAGATATATTTTATAAGTTAATGTATCATTTAAATTGGGTGTAGTAATATTACCTGAGAAATTAGTGGTTATCTTTTTATAAGAATGTGAAATTGATACATCACTAATTATAGGTGAAATCAATCTTGTAATTGGGATAGTTTCACTCGATAATTCAGAACCATAATTATCTCTTACTGAACAATAAAAATAAACAGTAGTTCCTTCGCCAACACTAGCAAGATTATATGAATATAATAATTGTTCTCCATAACCAGAACTAGTCGGAGCTTTTGTTACAGTATAAATATCATTCCAAGTACCATTACCTATTTTACATTTTAATGTATAGGTAAAAATGTTACCAGATGCTTCCGCAATTGTTGCTGGTTGCATATAAATAGACATAATTCCATAACCGAACGCATTAACAGCTATTTTTACATCATTCGCGGCATTATCGTAAACTCTTGCAAAGAATGGTGATGGCATATTGAAGAACCCAACTCGACCTGAAGATAATATAATAGATACTGAAGGCGTGTAGCTGCCGCCACTTCCATAAGCATAAGTTGTAATATTGATTTGGAAATTTTTACCCTTTTCTATTTGTTCAATTTTAAAAGTATAAGTAGGATTTGTTACAACCCCTAATTCTTTCCATTCTGTATCAGAGCTAGTCATAAAAGCAAGGTGATATCCAATTGAAGTGGAACCTTCAGGTACAACAATGTTATTCCATGCTATATACAGATCGGTCGCGGTAGCTTCAGGAATAAGACTTGTTACTGTGATCGAAGCGGGTACGGTAATGATTTTAACTAGAGCGGCTTTGCTTCTTGTGCTATCATTACCGCCACTACCTTTGGCTATAACAGTGTAACTACCAACATAATTATTATTATCTTTTTTATCAATAGCTGTGCTATTCAATAAATTATAAGAAGTATCAGTGGTTGTTCCTACAATAATATCATCCTTATAAATTTCATAAGCTACAACATTATTGTATGTGCCGCCTATACTTTCTGTCCAACTAATTGTTAGTGTAGACAAATCATTTGTGCCAATGTAGCAATCAGCTGATGAGTTAATTGTTACATCAGTTGGTGCGCCTGGGGCTGTTTTTGTAGTTGTAGATAACGTCACTACAGCTGATAATGGAGAATATCTTGTTGGAGTTACACGAGTTAGAACAGCATAACTATATGAAGAATTTGGAATTGTAGGCGCAACCACAATAGCTGAACCAAAATTTTGTTCAGTATTTATACTAGAATATAATTGACCATTTCTATAAATATCAAAGCCTACAATAGTATTTCGATAGCCCGCCGTTGCTCCTGTCCAAGAGAGAGTACAACTTTCTCCTAGGGAATCAGCGATAGTTTTATCAAGCCATACACTAGAAGGAGCTGTTGGTATACCATTTGGTTCCTGTATAAAAGTAATCGTGATGTAGCCCGTCCCACTTTCGGGGCCAGACGATGATGTCGCATTGGTATAAATTGAACCATTGTAATTTACTTGAGAAGCAATACCTTCTTTTACATAGCTAGAGCCGCCGCCGCCACCTGCAGCGTTAGCTCCTCCCATATCCCAAGCACTAGCTGCTCCTCCTTTTCCGCCATAGTAACCGTCTCCGCCCTGACCGCCGCTGCCGTAATATCCAGGTTCACTACCCCATCCACCTCTTCCACCTTTACCATATGCTTCACCAGTAGATTGTGTGCCGCCCCCGCCGCCAGGATTGTCTCGTGCATCAGCACCAGCTAGACCGGAGGAACCACCACCTGAACCGCCGTTGCCACGAACACAGTTATATTGTGTTTTGTTATTTGTATCATGACAGTAACCACCAGCTCCTCCACCACCAGCGATGGCATAAACATTAGATATAGGAATATATTGTAAAGACTGAATATCATTTGTCGTAGTAGCAGTGGAAATAAAAGAACAAGCTGAATAAGAGCCGCACCCTAAATATATAGATGAACCAGCTTCGAACTCTTTATAATATTCTACATAGCCGCCACGACCTGGAGTATTTCTAGCCTCTTCTCCTGTATACATACTAGGAGTACCTGAACTGCCATAAAGTTGGATACGATACAATCCCTTTTTAGGGAAGGTATAACTAGTAATTTGATAATGCCATGTAACGCCTATGTTAATTTCTGGTGTAAAAGTTGTCGAAGTGTTTACTACACTATCAGCACTAATTCCTCCTGACCAACTCATAAATGATTCCTCCTTTTATCTCTTACTTGATAATAAAATCAAGTCCAACTGAATTATCGCCAATAATTACTTCTTTTATTTCGGGTTTTCCAAGTACAACTATGTTGTCTCCATTTTTTACCACCTTGCCATCTTCATAAGTTATATTATTTATTGATACTTGACCATTGATATGAATTCCATCAGAATTGGCTTTTTCTATTAGTTGTTGATTATAGCCAATATAACTCTTATTAGCTTCAATACTAACAGTTGCGCCTTTAGCTATTAAAGTAGAATCATTAAAACCTAAGCCAATATTTTTTTGATTCTTTATATTTGCAAAAGCTGTTTTTTCTGAATTGGCATTAACAGTTGAAAAATTTGTTGTGCCAAACCAAATACCTTCATCAACAATTGCAGAAGACATTGAATACGTTGCATTTATTTTTTTAATTTTGGAAAAATGTGCTTTGTGAGCTACTATACGAGAATCAAGCTCAGCTTGAGTGCCATCATCCACTAATGTAAAATATGGTAGCGGGGTTATGGATGGTTTGGAACTATCATAGCCATATATATCATCAGTATATTCAGGAGAGAAGTTATTTTCTCCACTGGCAAAATCACTATAAGCACGTAATGCTCCTTCCCAAATAGAGAGTCCATGTTCTCCTATATCAAGTACATAGTCTTTAAAAGTCTTGGGAGAATTTTTGTAAGCTACAAAAAAATGATTATTATTCACCAAAGGATTGGTGCCAATACTTCCTTCTTCAATAATTACACCTGCTGCTTTAATTGAGCCAGAAAATTCACTATTAGTCGCTTTTACAGTACCTTCAAATATACCATGTTTAGCATAAAGATATCCTTTTTCTGTAACGATAAAATTAGCATCCCTAATATCATCAATATCCGGCGCGCCCGCCCATATACGAATTGGACTATTAGCTTCACCTTCACCAAAAGATATTTCTTTTTGATTTGTAATACCTGCGCCAGGCAACATCAATTGTCCACGCAAATAAGCATTAGAACTGTATAAGCCATAATCCCTTAATCTCCCGCCAGGAAAATTCGTGTCAGTAATACCTACTAAATTGCCTAGTCTAACGGCAGGCATTGTTGATGTGCCAGTATCACTATCATATACATCCATATAAGGTGCGCCCTGATCGGCGGCTGTAAGATACAATCCTTGTTTTTTTGTGCCTGTTCCATATAAGATCACAATCGCGCCTGGAGCTATGGTCGTGCCAGCTAAAGCTAATTTACTAATAGAACTAATAGAATCAGAAAAAGTAAAAGTCATAGTAGTAGAATCATTTTCTTCTACTATTGCTGTAATATTCGCATCAATGTCGGACAATGTAATTATCTTTTTATTATCATCTAATACTTCGCCGTTAATTTTTACAAAATCTTCTATTGTCCAATTGTGGCCGCATATATTAGTTGCGCTTGAATATGGTAGAGTCCAAGAAAAATAATACTGGTGTTTATCTGCATTATGAACAACTTTAGTAGAATATGTATCTATATAAATTGTTGGTGCAATATATAAACTGCCACCAACAGAACTAATTTTATTATATTCAAATACAGAACTTTGAATCTTACCACGGGCAATAATATTACTAAATTCCGCTGATCCATCTTGACTAATTTTCCATCCATAACCCAGTGCGCCGGAAGCATATTTAGAAGAACTAATAAAGCTATCTTCATTAGAACCACCATAAATAACTACCCCGCTGTTTGCTGTACCAACCATTAAACGATTAGATAAATAGCCTTCTTTAGATTGTAGGCGGCCAGTGAGAAACATGTTAGAAGCATAAACAGAACCATTTTCATTTACGGCAAATACATAATTAAATGGAGAATTGATAGTTCCTGCTCCAGAGCGGCCTGCCCAAAAACGAACCGCGGCGTTATCAATGGATTGCTCAGAACCAGAATACATTCCAACTAAATTATTCTTATCTCTTAATCCATCAGCTTCAATAATCCATCCGCCAAGAGAGCCACTACCAGTATTGATACTACCGGAGAAAAATAAATTGCCAGAATCATCAGCATAGAAAACTTTATTATCTTGTTGGTCTCGAATAATGAAACCACCATTACGAATAGTCAAGCCGGAAGTATCAAAAGTCAAAGTTGTGTTTAGAATAGACTGAACGATATTAGTTGCGTTCAAACTAAACTTAGCCATATCGTCAGTCAATCCATATACAACATCTATAATATCACTTGCTGTTTCTTTTTCATCGCCAGTGGCAATAAACGAGAAAGATTGAATGTTAATATCTTCATAACTAGAAGCTAATGTAATTGTTACCGTTCCTTCCTCAGAAACAATATCGTTACCATCTTTATTCTTTACAACTTCTGTATGGACATTACCTGACTTATCATAATATGTATAATAAGCAGTAAGTGTAAAACCTGTCATTGGCTCGTCACCAGCAAGACTAGATTTTACAATGGTTGCTGTGAATTCCGCAGGAGTATAGCTATATTTTATATCATCTTTAGTAGCTTTACTTACAAAACGTAAAATAGATTTATTATTATATTTAATTTTATAACTATAAGAAGCCGCGGGATCTCCTGTTATTCTTTTCCAAGTATAATTACCAAAACTTGGCTCATAAGATTCATCTTTTATGGATTCATCTTGTGTTACATAAATACCCATATAGTCGCCAACATCTCGACCTTTATTAGAAGTAAAAGTAAGATTATCGTTACTATATCTGATATCAATATAAGTTGTTTTGCCTGGATCGCCTTCAATTTTCGTCCAAGTATATGCTTCTTTTTCCACGGGCGCAGTAGCAGACGGGCCAGTATAAATACCTAAGTAGATATTTGGTTCTTCTGAAAAATCAGTACCATCTGCATTTGCCGAATAACGTATATATGTATAATAGGAAGTGCCAGGCGCACCTGGAGCGCCGTCTGCTACTCCTACTAATGTAATAGTATTACTTAGTAGTTCGCCCATAAATTATCCCCCTTTTAACCCGATTTAGTAGAATCCTGAATAGAAGAATTTGATGCAAAAAGTTCTTGGCCAAGTATAGATTTACCAAGAATAAAAAATCCTAATTTAGAACTTGGTAATGATGGTTGCGGTGAGTCTCCATCAGTAAGTCTTTTTAATAGAATATAGTGAGTTAAAGAATTAAAAGAGAGGCCAAATAATTTGGCCTTATCTCCTAATAATTTTTTATACAAAATTTCTTTAATCAAGGTATCACCTCATTAGCTTATAAAACGGCAGCGAATAATTAGTTTTGTATTTAATTGCTGATTGAAAGAATAAGTGCGCTCAGATGACTCTTGTAATGTAGTCCAGTTGATACTATCTATGGAACTTTCCCAAATAATAGTATAAGAAGCATATTCAGTATCAGTGAATGGTATATTACCTTTATATCCTGTCGCGGTAAAAGTAGTAGAAAACGTCTCAGTTTGATTAAACATATTTCCATTAGAAGATTCAATTTTTATAGTAATTGTATTTAAATTACCAGCCATGTCCTCAACTTGTTCAATGGTCATATTACCAATCTTGCCACCTGTGGCTGTGATAATACCGCTAATATCAGCGCCAGTAGCTTTCATTGTGCCATCGTCAAGTACAATAAATTTGTCATTTACATTGATGCGTTCTGGATTATCTCCTTGAATAGAAGACAAAATCATATGGCCGCTGCTTAGGGTATTTTCATTTATTTTCCAGCCACCAATATAACCATTATTTGCTGTTATAGTACCTGTAAATTCACCACTTGTGGCATGAATTTCTCCTGTAATATATGCACTAGTCGCTCGAAAAGAGCCATCCTCTTTTACCCAGAAAGGAGCTTCATATTTTTTATCAGAAGAAACACCAGCCCAGAAACGAATTGGACTTTCTCCTTGACTACTCGCGGGCAAACCACTGAGACCAACTTGCGCTTTAGATTGTCCAACCGTGAGTTCGCGTTGCAACCACAGCTCTCCATCATCCCGTGTAACAAGTGTTTCTTGTGCATTAGCATTATATAAACGTAATCCATAAGAATAGTTATTAGGCGTATCTTCAAAACGACCCAATTTGAAACGCATAATTCTATTAGTATTGTTAGAATTATCATCATACATAGTTAGGCCGTCTTGTGCGGTTAGTTCTACGCTTCCATCTTGCGCACCAATATACAATCCATTCCATCCTAATTCTACTGCTTTAAATCCATTATCTTCATATAGTAAACCATTTTCATTCATTCTTACAAAACGTTCAAAATTAGTCGCGCCATTATCATATTGACTATAAGCAAATAATCCATCAGCTTTCCAAGTAAAACGTACTTGATCACCAGAATAGATATTGATTTTTTCAGTGTCAATACGACCAGCTGTAATAGCAGACGCGTTTATTCCATTTGGAGTAAGACCCGTAATAAATTCACGATTACCATCTGAGTCTATACTATTACTAACGAATACGCCACCACCGCGAATAATAACTTGACCTTTTACACCATTTGGATAAGGGTAATTATTTTCTACTGTAATGCCATAATCATCAAAAGTAACACCACTGGTATAACCGCTATTAAATATTAGTTGATTATTATTGATGGTATTCTGTAAGATGCTGCCTATTATTTCTTGAGTTGGAGCAATCGCACTCGCGGCACGTTCATAGCTGTCACCACGACTATTCATTTGCTCAGAAGAAGCAACAATGCGGCCAAATAAATCTTGGAAACTTGTTTTATAATTTTGAATTTTAAAACTATTATTTTGTGGTTGTTCAAGATCGATAGATAGTTCTGAGACAATACCTCGGACGCCTTTAAATTTCATCTGGTCATCATTGATTCTTACTACATAACCTAACCATAAATCAATCTTATTGTTTAGCTTTTTACTAATGGACTGATACATCGTATCTATTTCAACTTCTGGCATTTTATTTAATGCCTTTTGCAAATAAGAAAAAGACACATCATAAGTAGTAGTAGGAAAAGCAGAATTTTCTGATACATCTAACGCATCATAATAAAATTGAGCAGTTGTTCTATCACATTTATAGGCAACAGTAAAGTTATCATAATTATAAGGAACCGCGCTATTGCACTTAAAAGTAATATAACGTTTACCATCTATAACATCAATAAAATAATCATAAAACTCTTCTAAAGTTTTACCATCTTTTAAAATTTCAATGCTATTAGTAATAACATTATTATCATCAATTTTATAGCGGCGATAGCATAATTCTTTTTTATCGGTTTCCAAGTTAGGGTTGACAAACCAAGAAGTAATGTCTACATCAGTGTCATTATTATTTTTATAATAGAGTTTCCGTCCAGTTGTAAAAGTAACCGAAGTATCTAAAAGAAGAATAAACTTAGGGGTATTATTTTCTTTTATAAAAGCAGGTTGCCATTGAGCATTATATTGATATTGTTTTACTAAGTCTTTTCCTGTAGAATCAGTCCACTTTTCAACAATAACTAGCTTCTCAATATTACCTTGTGGCAAATCTCCAATAGCATCTTCCCACAAAATATAATTATAATAAACTTTCTTTTCTTCTTTACCAGATAAATAATAAGCCAATTGCTCTCCGTCTAAAGCCTTATCATCATAATATAAAGAAGCATTATTTATCTTTTTATTCTCTGTTGGAGCTTCATAATCAGAGGTATCCCATTGACCTTCTTTAAGAAAATAACCCATAAGGTTTTCAAAGTTAGTGGTTGTTCTATTCTTTTCTTCTTTAAGCTGATCATAAACTGTGTTCCAATATTTTAACTGCTGATATAAAGTACCTTTTTCAATACCTTGTTTATCATCTTTTACACCCAGAAAAGACTGTCTATCTTTTAATTTATTTTGACAAGCATCACGAATAGAAGTGAAAGATTCAACTTCATTTCTATAATAGCTTAATAAATCATATTCATAAGTAAAATATACAATTTTCTGTGCGGCAACTCCTGTGACATTTAATTCAGAAACAAAACCATAATCATCTTGTTTACGAATTGAAAAAGTAACATTAGCAGTATCGCATTTAATAGAATCACTAATAATGCCAGAGCGCTTTAATACAACATAAGTCGCGCCCTTATCATCCTGTTTTACAATATAAGCTACTTTAGTATCTGTTAGTTTATTAGTTGTCAGAGAAGTATCAATAGTAGAAAGTTTATCGGTATAATCATTTATACTTTGTTGTGCTGCCTCAATTTTGTCTTTATAAGTTGCAACATCTACTTCAACTTCAATAATTTTATCTTCTGTTACATTGATTTTATTTAATGCTTTCTCAATGTCTGTATTGAGTCGACGAATATCTTTCTTATATGTTGCAATACCATTGATTTGACGACTAGATAAGAAACCCGCTTGTTCGTAGTAATCAAAATTCAAAATAAAATTATCTTTGGTAATATTATTATCCGCGTCTGCAATAGAAATGTATCCATTGTCAGAATATTCACTTTCGATAGCTGTGACATACATTTTAGTTGTCATATCTGTACTGTCGATATTGCGGCTTAAACCTGTTTCATTATCACCATAAGTAATAGCATATTCAGTAGCTTGAATGTCATTATTATAAAATACCACTACGCCGCCAGTTACTTTAAAAGGATTAGTAATATCTTCATAAAGGAATTCATAGCGGACATAAGTTTCAAATAGCTCGGCAATATCTTGAGTAATATTATATTTATTACTTCCTTCTACTGATAAAAAACGCTTCTTCTCAATAGGCTCTTTATTGTAAACAGGTTCTAGCCCTTCTTCAACTTCTGTCCAACTAACAATATCATCATCTTCATAGACTTTGAACTTTTCTCTTTTAGAGCCATAGTCATAGCTCATTTGAATATCATAACGCCAAGGAGTTAACCATACTCCTTCAGTATTTCGCGGAAAAATCTTGTCTAACCAATAGTTAATAGTAGGCTCAATAGTTATGTCTTTGTCTTCTTCTTCTGAAAGGACAGTGTCACTATCAAGGGTAATAGTATAGCCTATCTTACCCAACCATTTAAAAGCCAATCCTGTGGCAGTAACATTACAATAAAGTTGGCGGCCATCACGAGTTTCTGTGATGCCCGTGATGACCGTTTCAACAATACGATGTATATATTTCCCATTGACTTTTTTATTCTTATCGAAAATTACTTTAACTTTTTTTTCTACGGCTAAATTACCTTCAGCACGAAGCTTATTATACCATAACGTATTATCTTCCCACTGTTTAGTCTGCTTGTTATAAATCACAATAGGTATTGTAAAAGTTAAAGTAATTTCTCCCAAACGAGTCATAGACAGCATGGGAGTATATGCTTGCCTATCATAATATTTCCCCGATTGAACTAGAGTAGAAATATAATTATCATTGTGGTCAAACAATGATATTTCATAAGTCTCCCATGCCATCTACATCACTCCTTTACACGCTATACGTATTAGAAAAATAAATACGTACATTTTGTAGCCCTTCATTACAAACAATTTTTTGTGGGGTTACTTTCCCTGTTTTAGGGCTTATTCCTTCCGAACCTTCTATAATTATGTACTGACCATTTGTAGCGTCTTCAATGTTTTCAACTACAACCTGTTGTGTAGTAGTTATTGGATTTCCAAAAGTATGTAACGTTAGTGTCGCTTCCATTATGCACTGAATTTCCAGAGCATTGATAGAGAATGAAAAAGTTTTCCCATCAATTAAGCTACGAATTTCGGTTTTCGCTGCTTCGGGATTTTCCCATTGAAGTCCTGTTCCTGTGGCATTGCAAATACCAATTAGCTCCGCACGTAAGCCGCTATCAAGATTATCACGCAAGTCATTGATTAACTCTGTTTTCTTATCTTCCCATGCAGCATTATTAGTTGTTAGTAAAGCCATTGTATAATTTATGTCTTTGAATAGTCGCGGCTCATAGATAGTTACGTTATCTATTGTAATATTAGCCCAATTATAACTATCACCGTTGGCGAAACTAATAGTTTTTTGAAAACAGAAATTAGCTCTAGCATCAGCATTACCAGCATTATAAGCATAAAGAATACGATTTGCATCTGATGTATTTAGCTTTTGATTATTAGCTAAAAAGCAATTTCTTTCAGTGATTGTATCTTTAAAAGGTAAACCACTTTCAAGCATCCAATATTTATCTACATAATCATCAGCATATTGATATTGTGCTTCTCCATATTCATATGGATCGGGATAAAATAATACAATAGTCCCCTCACCTTTATAAATACCCGCTTTATATTCTTTACCATTTATAATAGTTGTTTCATCAAATGGAAGAAAAGAAAAAGAGGTAGCGCTGTCAACCAGCGCATACCCGTAACGATATTCAGTTTCAACAAAAGATACTTTTCCATAAACACCTGGAGCAAAAGCTCTTTTCAAATTAGCAATTTGTCGCGCAGTCGCGCAATCAGTTGCAATATTGATTGTTCTTTGAACACCTGTAATATCTGTTCCCCAATATAAAGAACCAATACGTCCAGGCACAGTGGTAATAGTATTTGTAAACTGCGGTTGCAAAGAGGTGGAGTAGCGGTCGTCATTACTGACGACCGCACATCCAAATTCTTCAATGGCATGACCATTAAAAGTAAAACTTAGGAAACTTTTATCCTTTACATTTTCAAGCATGTTGTTTCCTCCTTTTATCTCCTAGATATACTAATGTTACCTGATTGACGAGCAATATCCATTAGGAACTTCTGGCTGAGGTCTTGACTGAGTTTGTTCAAATCAGCATCATCCTTTAGTTCGGCTTGAGTAATATTGATTTCAACCGTATCAACGTTTACTGTGGGTGTACCAGAGACGTTGCTTCTTACACTTGAGCTGGATAAACCAAAAGTCAAACTATGTGCGGCTTTGAGGAAGTTGGAAAGCAAGTTGGTATCTGCCGCGCTTAGGAATGTTTCTGGTTTAGAGGGTGTGCCATCTACCCAGGCAAGGCCAGTGTAGTCTACATAGCCACCAGTAGCATATTTAGAGATTTTGTTTTTAGAATTACCTCTAGAAGATTCCTTCTTTTTTTTCTGTTTATCCTTATTAGCCTTTATTTCTATGGCACTAGGAGCTTTTGGCGCGGCGCCTGATATAACATCAACGTCAGAATTATCTTTAGAACTAGGGGCGGGTTTTTTCTTTTTCCCATGGTCACTAGATCCACTAGAGCCACCTGAGCTGCCACCAGAACCTCCACCACCGGAAGAACCTCCACCACTATTTAATCCACCAGTAGTATCAGCATTGCTCTTTCTTAATGCTTCAGTTGCTGCCGCGATAATTTCATCAAATTGCTTCTGCATATCCTTTGCATATTCTAGTGCAGCATCAATTGTTTGTTTCCAACTATTAGTATAGTCTTCTTGCTGAATTTTACTTGCTTCCGTGTAGCTATCAGAATAAGACTGTAAGAAAGCGAGAATATTTTCATTGCCTTGGTTGATGATATTCTGTACTTCTTCCCAATATAGCTGTATATTATCTAATTTTATTTGATTAGCTTCAGTAAGATTGTCAATCTCTTTTTGCAATGCGTTTTGTTGTGCCTGAGTTGCATCCTCAGCAGAAGTAATAGCATCTTCTCTATCATTGAAGTATTGCTCTTCTTGCATGTCGCGAAGCTGTTGACGGAGATCAGCCAATTCTTTAGCATTCTTTCCGCTTGTATCACGAGATAGTAAAGCAATTTTTCTTTGAAGAGTTTGTTTTTCTTCTTGAGTTTTAGACTTTTCGCGCAAATTCTTTTCTTTATCCAAATTCTTTTTTAGAGAATCAAGATAAGCTTGATCAGCTTTTTGCATTTCATCTAAAGCTTTTTGTTTATTATCAATTTCTTTTTGATACATATTCTTCAAAGCACTAAGAATTTCATTTTCCATATCAATATATTTATCTCTTAAAGTACGAATATTTTCATCCATTTGAGTTTTGTTTTCTTCTAGCTTTGAAGTATTTTCAGTAATCTGTTCTGTTACATCTTTATAGTCATCAATTAAATCTTGAATCTTCTCACCAAGCTCTTCATTGTTCTTTGTATCATCAAGAATTGCTTGTGCATTTATTTGGATCGCGTCACCAACAAAGTAGAAATAACGAGCGTAGTCTTTTAGATAATCATTCTTGAGGTTTTCTCTATATTCTACTTGGTCATTGATTAGTCCTTGATACAACTCTGATTGTTTTTTAAGATAAGCATTTTCTTCATATAATGAATCAGCATATACTTTGCCATCTTTGATATTTTCTCGTTTAGCGCGTAAAACAGTAATTTTATTTTCTAGTTCTTCAATGCGACGTAGCCAGTTGAACCACTTTTCAAGATCCATGAGATACTCTTTAGTAGTATCATCTGAACCACCACCAGAGCCGCCAGAACCTTTCTTTAGCATATCAGGAACACTATTGAGAATGCTACTCCAAGCTGCTCTAGCTTCCTTCAATGCGGCAATCGCGCTATCAAGACCAGAAGCATAAGCGGGGCCTGTGCCATTTACTAGCGCTGTACCGCGAGCGCCTGCTTTACCTTTTAGAACCTTTGCTGTATCTGTGGCGTTAAAAACAACATCATTCTTCTTTAAGTTGACAAATTCTGCTCCATACTGTCCGACAACTTGATAGCTATTATCTCTAACCACCATTTCTGGGCCAAGTTCACCAACAAGTGCGCGACCGGCTTTTGGAACGCCACCACCACTAGCATAAGCGGTATAAGTTTGAGAGCCACCTTTTGCTCCACGACCGCCACGACGAATAGGATTGATATAAACATTGATGTTTTCGTTGTTTATCTCAGCAATTACTTCATTAAGTGCATCGTAAACAGCACTAGCATCACCGCCAATACTGACTGTGCCGCCAGAAGAATCAATAACATTTACAGCTTCTCCTGTTGCTGCAAGAGCCTCTGAATTATCGCCGGAAATATTGATTACAGGTTCTTGAGATTCAGTTTCTCGCGTCGCTTCATCCGCATTAGCAATTGCCACCTTATTATCAGCTATGATTGTGTAAGTAATATCCTTACCTTCATTTTCAGCATAGAAAGCGTCAGCTACTTGTTGTGCGGGTTTTGCGTCGGCTTCAATTTCAACTTTTACAGGTTTTTGGAGGTTATCTATCCATCGACCTGATGCTTGCGACTGAGTTGGCACAGTTGGAGCTGAAGTTGTGCTTTGTACTGACGAAGGCTGAGTAACAGGTTGCACACTCTCTTTAGTTACAAATTCTCCTATTTTCTCCGCGATTGCAGAAGCATTAGAGTTGATTTCTTTTAATGTGTCATGATTTTCTTGCTCATTCTTTTCTTGAGTAACAGAAGAAGTAGCTTGTACAGAAGACGCGGAATTAGAAACTTCATTTATATACTTTGTAATAGTCAAAGTGCTGGTTCGATCTTTCGCTAATTCATCAACTGCTTTCTGGACTTGCTCAACATTAGATTGAATTTCAAGATTTTGTATTAGTGGAGCTTGAGTAGAAGCAACAAACTCATCATACTTAGTTGTCTCTGGCTCAATCTCAATAGTTGCCGTAGTAGGCTTAGACGTTGCTCCTTCTTTGATCGCGGCGATAGCCTTATTGCCTGCCTCGATTGTTCTATCAAGCCAATCATTACTATTCTCTGTATCAGTTGTAATAGTTGGCTCAACTTTTATATCGGGATTGATTGGATTTTTATTAGCTGTTTCTTGTGCAATATTATTGACACCATACAACCATCTGTTGATAGCATCCTGCGCTTTGAAGCGAGATTCTCCATTATCATCCACGTCAATATTATTGATTTGAATAATAACATTCTCTGGCACAACTCTACTGCTAACACCCATCTGCTGTTGCAGGTTCTCATCGCTAGCAATCCAGTCTATTACCTGCTTTTGTCCTTTTTCAGTTGTAATAGACTCTGTAAGGTGAGAAGTAAGCTCAATATACAAATCTGGCTGTTGCTCAGCGACTTGCTTAAAACGCTCCCATAACTCATTAAAACTAGAAAAAGATTTTCCAGTTTTTACATCAGTGAACGTTGCCTGTGTCAACATATCAATCTTGATGTTAGGCTCAATGTCTTCTCCTGTTTCTTCCAAAGCTTTTAGAGCTTCTAGAGTAGAAATCATACCATCAAGCATGTCAATGTTCTGTTGTGCTACATCTTTCAAATCTAGCTTAGCTGCACCTTGAAGCATATTAGCCATAGCAGAACCAATCTGTACCATTGGTTTACCATCAATAGTAGCTAACTTCTTTGTGCTATATAGAGCATCAGTAAGGGCTACAATGTTAGCTGTGCCATCTTCAAGAAGATCAACATTTAGTTGCTTACTAAGCGCCTTTACTGTGTTACTGGCGGGGCCAAGGTTATTGATAACGTTAGATAGAGTACTGATTTCAATGTAACCAGTCTTAGCTGCTTTCTTTAGTTCATCAGCATAAGAAATAATATTCTTTGCATAATTTTCTGGTGCGTCAAGGAGGGTATTGTAGTCGTCTGCATTTTGAGAGACTAATTGATTCTTTTCATTGAGGAGTTTGAGTTCCTGTTGTCTCAAAGCAATAACAGCTTTGATGTTCTTAGCTTCTTCTGTTCCTGCCGTTTCAAGTTCTTTTCTTAGTTGTGCGATTTCATCTCGATAATCTTCAACACTTATAATCTGAGCATCAAGTTCTAATTTCTTTAAACCAGAAGAAGAAAGCCCCCACTTGCCGTTTGCAAGTTGTACAAGATCAGTATACTCCAAATTGAAGCGGCGAACAGCCTCGGTAGCATCATCAGTAGATGCTTCCATGTTCTTCATTTTTAGAGCAATGTCAGCCATTGCTTGAGGAGTTTCCTCGGCTTTATGGACTTTATCCATCTTCTCTTGCGCACGATTGTATTCGCGAGATTGATTTAGTCCATACTCATTCTTTTCGCGCCACTTACTGAACTCCTCATTATAATCTGGGAACAGCTTGTTAATAATTTTTTGAACCATATCAAGCCATTCTTTGACAGTGCCATCAAAATCATAAAGACCTGTAAAAGCAGTAAGGGCATTGGGATCGAGCATCTTATCTACAACATCTTTGCCTAATTGCTCAGATAAGAATTTATAGATATTTTCATTAAAAGTGATCTCGCCGCCATCGCTTATTGCTTCAAGCATTGGAGTAATGAAATTCTCCAAATCAGCATCGCTAACAGCCTTATCCCATTTTTCTTGAGAGCTATCCTTAAGAGCTTGAATTAACTCCATACCTGGCTCTTCTACGGAATTAGCCAGACCAGAAATTGCTTCAGCCCATTGTCTAGTAGTTACGCCCGCCTTAAGTGTCCAAGTATCATTACCAGTTTGCTCAAGCATTTCAACCATATTTGGAGCGTATGTCTTTAATGCACTAATATCATTTCGTGATAAAGTAGGAGCTTTACCGCCTAGTACATCTTCCATTTGAGAAAGAACTAGGCTTACGATATTGGTTGCGCGAGTTCCTGCGGCTTCAGCTACTTCCTTGTCGAAAGCGGCTATCATTGCACGAATACCATCTAGTTCAGTTTGCTGTTCTGGAGTGGCATCGTTATATAAAGAATCTATAATTGCTTCTAAGTTAGCTTTTTGCTGGGCAATATATTTGTTATATACTTCCTGAGTTATATCACCAGTCAAATCTTCACCTAATGCTAGAGTGCTGATTCTGCCAGCATCAATACCCAAAGCACTTAGAGTATTATATGCTGCAAGTTTCTTTTCACTATCAGAGCCTTGGAGATTCTTTATAATGTCCGCAGCAGAAGCCATAGAAGTCTGGAGAGAAGCTAGGCCCTGTTCCGCGTCGGCCATTGTGACTGGGATAGAGTTGGCTAAACCATAATATTTATCTGCTAAAGTTGCTCCAGTATCACCTAAATCTTTTACAGAATCTAAAAATTTTAACCAACCACTTCTTGTAGTAAGATCAACGTCTTGCACAAGAGAAGAAAGTTGATTGTAATCAAAATCTTCAGAAGAAAATAGTTCAGAATATAATTGAGCAGCCTGGCTCGCGATTCTTATTCCTATATTGGGATCAGAAGTTTGTAACTTCAAGTTGTCCAATTGTTTTAAAGAGTCAAAAATAGGAGCCATTAAATTAGCAGGTATATCAGCAAGCAGTTTAGTATAATAGCTAAGATGAGCCGTATATTGAGAAGAACCTTCTTCACCAAAAACTAGATTACCACTAAAATTTTTTGCCTGGGCTATATAATTATTTAATTGTTCTGTATATTGTTCAAAAGTAATTCCGAATACTTCGCTTAGAATTCGTTTTGTTTCTTCTGATAAATTAGAAAAATCAATCGCGGAATATTGACCTTTAATTTGAGCAATATCACTTGCTGATGATAATAACTCTTTTCCGTATCTATTGATAAGGCTATCATAAGTGGTAGAAACATAACCATTTATTTTATCTACAGTTAAAGAATCGGTATATATACCAGAAAAATCTTTCCTATTTGAAGCAGCATCTATGGACGAATTAACAGCATTTAATAGAATGCTTTGCATTTCTTTGCTAACTTTACCACTATCTACCATTTCTGAAACAGCAGATTCAGCATTAGTTAAAGCTTGATTTTTTAAGGCAGCATTAGCATTATATGCTATATCTTGAGTGCGCAAATCATATGCTTTAATATAAGAAGTGGAGAATCCTTGCTTTTGTAAAGTCTTCGCGGCTTGAACCATATTATGGAGTTCAGGATTATTGATTATATCTAAAGCTGTTAAAGATTGATTTGCTAATTCTTCTATATAATTATAATTGCTGCTAGCTTTCGCATTACGAATTACTTTTCCTAAATATTGCTGGGCTAGATCATTATCACTTATAATACCAGGTAATACACTAAATATATCAATATTATTTTGACGAGATAAAGTATATGCACTACTCATCCATTCTCGGCCTTTGTCAGATAATCCTTCGAAAGCGCCGGACTTTTCTAGAGAGAAAAAGCTATCCTGTGACTGCGTTATCAAATCTTGCTCATAAATTTTCGCAGCTGCTTCATAGGCTTTTTCAGCATTATTTTTTAAAGTCAGATAATTTTCTGCTAAGCTGAGAATTTTATTTCCTTGCTCATCATAAGTATAAGCAATTTCTGGATATTGACTAATTAGTTGTTGATTATAATTTATCCAATCCTCATAAGCTTCATTGTTCTCATATTGAGCATCACGAAGGCGTACATATTTTTTGTAAGCACTATCTAAATTAGTAAGATTAGATTTGGCTTCGGCACGGCTTATATTGGATTTTTCTACATTCTTCGCAAGTCTTGCTGCTTTTTCTGATGCTGTTTCTATTATTCCAATAATTTGATTAAAACCTGAAAAGATAGTGAGTAATCCTATAAGATCACCACTATATAATTGAGCTATGCCCACGCCTATTTGAGCAACAGAACCAACAGCAGACAAAGCTATACTAGCTTTATTAGAAGCATCAGCAACAGAAAATAAATAAGTGCTAAGTAAACTAACTACTGGTGCTGCTTTACTCGCGGCTCCTGCAATTAGGTCTATTTTACTAGCGGCTTTCTCTGCTCCTTTTAAAGCTTGATCTGGCGCACCAGCAGAAGATATACCGCCTTTCGCTTTCCATCGAGTTTGTCCTGTTTGATGTTTTATACCCGTTATTTTTGGTGTATTTGTTTTACCCTGTACTTTAGTTTGTGCATTTTGTAACACTTGTACAGCTTGAGTAGTAGCAGCTTGTACTTTAGGCACAAAATTAGCGACAAATCCATCCCACCAAGAATCACCGACAGCTTGAATTTCGGTCTTTCGCTTATCTAAAAAATCTTTAGAAACCTTATAAGCCGCAGCAATTTTGGTTGACATTGCAATACCAATACTACCAAGAGCATTTACCAGTGACCCAACAATAGCAATCGCACCGACCGGCCCAACTTCATTTAGTTTATCTACAAATTGAGTTAGATATTCAACAGCAGACTTTAAAGTTTCGCCATTGAAGATTTGCATATAGAATTGCTGGAAAGCGGTGGATAGTTGATTTAGTTTGGATTCCATACTATCCAAGGACTTAGAGTACTGGACTAATGCGGCATCTTCACTGTCTAGAGCTGCGGTATAAAGTTCTTGTAAACGCTCAGAGTCAGAAAGAAGTGAAATAAATCGGCTCTGTTGTCTGCTACCTGACGCTGTGTTAGCAATCCAACGTTGAGTATTTCTATCAAGAGTATCCCAAATCTTAGATAGTTCAAAGATAACTTCATCCAAATTACGGAATTGCCCACTAGCATCTTTTAGACTAATGCCAACAGATGCTAGAGCAGTATCCATTTTATTTAGACTTGCAGTCTCTCCATCCACTTCAACAAGCTGAGTTGGATTGGACTTCATCTCCTGCATTCTCGCGATTACAGTTTTCAGAGAAGTACCAAGAGCCTCCGGAGCTTCTCTCGTGCTCTCGATCATCTGTGTCAACATGGCTGAAGTAGCTTCAAAACTCATGCCGGCACTATTAGCAATAGCCGCTGTCTTACTCATAGCAACAGCTAATTCAGAAGTATCAGTCGCGGCGATACCTGCTAGTTCAGAATAAACGTCTACAATACGTCCTGCATCTGTGGCAGATAGCTTAAAGCCGTTCATAGCAGTTGTCATGTAGTCTGTTGCACTAGCATAATCCAAATTAGCAATTTTTGCCATTTTTAAAGTCTCGGTAGTTAGTTCCATGACAGAACTAGTATCAAGACCCATTTGATAATAAAGTTGAGATACTTGATATGTGCCTTCTGTTGTTACACCATACTGCTTTGCAATAGCCATGTAGGTATTGATTTGTCCCCACAATTCAGCAGTAGACATATTAGTAACAACAGAGATACCATTCATTGCGCTGTCGAGTTCTTGAATTTGACTAACAGCTAGTTGAATACCACGACGAACTTGAGTAAGAACAGCACCAAAACCTACTAGCTGTTTTACACTACTGGTAAGACTATTGAACAGATTATCCGCACTTTGCATTGTGTCAAGCTGATTGCGGAAAGAAATTAGTTCAGCTTTATAGCCTTTTAACGTGCCAGCACTAACATCCATTTGAGCGGCGCTATGAGCTTGTGCTTGTGCCGCGGCCACTGTAGATTCTTTGAATTGCTCCAAAGCTAAATTAGCTTCATCATAATCTTTCTGAGCTTTTTGCATTGCTCCATTGTTCAATGCAGCATCCAGAGCTTCTTGTGCGGTTTTTACTGCTTCAAGCTTGGCTTTATTTTGATCAAGTTGATCTTGATACTGCTGTTGATCCTGTATAGCTTGTTGCAATGCAGCATGTTTTTCATTATATGTGTTTACAATACTTTGCAATGACACATCTGCTGAATTTAGTTTTTTTACATCTTCGTCAGAAAAGAAACCAGTCTGTTGCCCATAATTAAGTAAAGCCGTACGACCTTCACTACCAACCTTACCTTGATTAGCATTGAATGACCATTTCCCATTTTTATTCTTTCGGCCATACTGAGCTGCGACACTTTCTATATCTCCATCCAATTGTGCGCCTTGGAATGTAGCTACCTGAGCCTTTGCAAGTTCTAAATTCTTCCTGTATTGTTCGCCTTGATTTTGAAGAGCTTTTGTACTTTCATTTATTTTAGAAGTAAGTGAGCTTTGATCTTTATAAGTTTGTTCTGTTAGCCCCACTATATCCTTCATTGTGGTGGCGAATTGCTCATTACCTTGGAATAGATTATTTATCTGACTACGTTTGAAGTTACTTAGTAGTTGAGTAGCACTACCAAGAGAGTTCTTCAAACTAATGAATTGCTTTAATTGATCAGCATTTAAATTTAAATCAGTAAACTTGATTTTACCAGATAAAGTTTGAATACGTTCTAACGCATCTAGTACACTATTTAATCCCGTACTATAAGCATCAATATCACTTTGAGAAGAAAAACCTCGCGCGGCTCGCTGTTGTAGTTTTTCTATCTCTTTTTCTGCTTTATTAAATGCTTTAGCATAAGAATCTCCAAGATTTGTATTGATTTTTATATTAGATAAAGACTTTTTTACATTAGCTAACTCGCCTGTAACATCATCAAATTGGAAACCTACGGGTATGGTTATTTTCTTCGTAGCCATAAATTATCCCCCTTATACCACGTCTTCGTCCAAATTATAAAATTCCGCCACACTATACTCAGACCATTGTGTTCTTTGTGGTGTAGCAATGATATTGAAAGAAGATACAGCGGGAGAAGCAATTTCGCCAAGTGTAACATTCAAATTACTAATTATTCTAACTTTTGGAAGCTTGAACAAAGTAGTTCTATTCACACCGTCTATTTCTCCCTTTCTATAAAATTTTCCTTCTAACTCGAACATGCCTTCAAATTTATTGCGTTCAAGAATATAAATACTTGAACCTTTCTTATAATTATAATAATAATCTATCATAACAGTTTGACCTGCTAAAGATTCATCAAACTGTAATTCTGCATTTTCATAATCAATAGTAATGGGAACGACTTTCTTTTGCAAAAGTTTGTTCTCATATAAAAAACAGAAAATAGGACAATCTTTATGTTGTATAGGAGTATGATTCAGTAAAATGGCGCGACCTTTATCGTCCAGCTCTATCTTTTCTGAAACGCCAACCGGCAGCACATCTGGCTGTTCACTCATTATTCGCGCGTTAGTCAATAGTGCAAAGCCAATGTCACTTAGCACGCCCATACTCATACGAAACGTAACTTCCTTCCTATCTTCCCAAATAACTAAAGAATCATTATTTCTGCCGCCTTTCGCCGCGACAGGCACAACATTTTCAGCAATATTTGCTATTTGTATATGGTCAAAATATGTGACCGGTTCTCCTTTTTCAACCTGGCGATTGCCAATAATCATTCTGTCAGCAGCTTTAAGCTTAACTTGATAGAGTTCTTTCATACCAAAATACTGGTCAGTCATCACCATAACATCTCCTCCTTTTATCGCAAGATAATAAAAAAATGGGTGCGTATTTCTACGCACCCTTTTTCTTAATAGGCGTCACCAAGGTCGTACTTGATGAATTTAATCATGTTGCCGTCGTCGTCGCGTAGGACACGAAGAGACATATCAAACACCGCTGGGTCGCCTTCCGCCTCCATAGTAAAGGTAACTTCAGAACTTACCTTTGCACGGTTAATAACAAACTGATAAGGAGTATCCTTACCATTACGGTTACGAACTAGAGTGTCACCATAGACACGATAAGTACCAGGGAAGTTTGCCGCAGAAATAGTGATTTCATAAGCAACCTTATTCTCAGTTCCGTCAGCCTCAACATCGTAGAAGAAGCGAACACGATCGCCCGCAGCAGCACCAACTAGAGCAGTTAGAGCAACAGTAGTACCAGTATGTTCTGCAATCTGGCCACGCTTACCGCTTGTAGTATCAATCCACTTCAAAGCACCAACTGGGGTATGCTTTAGTGTCATAGATTCCGCAGCAATAATTTCTTCATTGTAACGAACCTTTATCTTTGCGCTGTCAGTGGCGTCCTTTACCGCGGCGCCAGTCATAACAGCAAGAGACTGCATAGTAAATAGCGCGTCCTGAAGAGTTAGGGTGATTTCCTTATTGAAGTCCCACATGATCAATGCAGGGTTGCCCCAGCCACCACGAGCTTCAGTCTGATCGGCAGTTGTCTCTACGGTGGAAACCTTTAGGGAGTCCAGATACATGACAATGTCTCCAGCTTTTACATCAAGGCGTGCGCTATCTTCTAGGGCTTCGAATTGGACGTTCGCAACTTCCTTCATGCCGAACTGTTCAAAAATATTCTGAGCCATGAGATAAACCTCCTATTATTTTTCTTCTTGGATTGGACGAACCCAATATTTCATTTTATTTTTAGGAACCTTAGCTCCAGCCAAAGCAGAGCGAAGATTCGTATTGTAATCCTCTTCATATCCCATACGAATAAATTGGTCAAGAAAAGTATAATACTTCATGTCAAGTACTTTTTCAACATCCTGATAACGCAAAGCTAAACATGACACCATTGTTGGAACATCAATAGTGTCATCCTTATTTGCGCGGGATAAAACTTCTTTTCTTTCTTTGAATTTCTGCAATATTTCTTGGACTTTTTGATTTTCACTTTCTTCTAAATCATATTCCCCTTGTCTAGAAATAGCACGAACTATTCTTTGAAGTTCCGGAAAATTCTCTTTAGTAAGTAAGTTCTTCCGCAAACGCGGCTGACCTATTTGAACAGCAAAAATTTCAGGTAATATTATGACTTCCTGTTTAGTAAAGAAAGATAAAGCTCTAATGAATTTTTCTTTATACTCCTTATTCTTTACGCAAAAAAGCACAATAAGTTCAAAATTAGAAATATCTATTTTGTCATCTAACTTTTGAACTTTCTTCATGTCACCTATAATAGAAAAAACATTCTCTTGATATTTAGAAAAATTATTAAGAATTTCACGCATAGAAGGAGGATAAACTGTGCAAATATCCGGCAGTATTATTGGTGCGCCAGATAATAAAGTTCCATTATCAAATTCAGCTTTAGTTGAATTCATGGACACTATACTCCAAGTTATATCCGCCTAATTGCGGAGAAATAATCAGCTCTTCTCCATTAGAGAATTTCAAATTACCAATTCCCGCTAATTTTTCCTCATTAAACATTTTATCTATTTCTTCCATTATAAGATAAGGGCGCAAAGAATTTTCTTCCAATAGCCATTCATTGAATGGGCATATGATATTGAAACGTACCGTGGTAACTTTGAAGTCTTTATTGTTATCATCTAGAACAAAATTATCAAAGAGAACAACAATAAAATTTTCTTTTTCAAGTATATCATCAGATATTTTAGGAACAACTAGAATATTTTTATGTAAAAGATCAATACCTTTTATATCAGGCTTTTCTTCAGAAAAAGGTGTAGTATCTGTATAATGTAAAAGGCGGCAAAGCCGCTGATTGCGGGATAAGCGTTTTGCAATTTCAAAAATGTTTTCTCCCATTACATTAAATCTTCGTTGACTCATACTATCACCTCGACCATAGCGAACGTACTACTATTTGCTTAGTGAAGACACTTTCATTAGAAGTTACAGACAAAATAAATGTACCAAGCTTATTATCATCGTTCGCTGTGATAATTAGATCAGTTTCATTCTCTATGTGGCCGGTCGCCAAAGTTTCATCATCTATTGCAAAGCTAGTGATTGGCAAATATTCATTTGTATTAGTTGTCTTAATAATGCGATATACTTTTGTGTCGGTAGTCTTAATTGAACTATCTCCCACCAAAGAATAGGTAGTTATTGTTTCATTCTCAGTTACAGTTACGTTGATTTTTTTCCTAACTCGCGGCTGGTCGATTAGGAATATGGTAAGAGTGGTAGTGCCTGTAACATATGGAACAACCATAGGGTCGCCGCCATCATATAAAACCTCAGCTACTATTTGGTCATCTATTTTATAACCCAACTTCTCATTCTCTATTAGTTCCTCGCCTTTATAAACTAATGGCGCGAGACTATACGATGTATTAAGTGCGATGGTTATATCGTCACATTCAATATGATAAAGACCTAGATCCTTTATATTTGCAAGCTCTAGCTGCTTATCATCATCCATACGATCATACATATCTTCAACTAGAGAATAATAGTCTAATCCTTCACAACTAGTTTTATCATATTCTGTGACGAACCAAGCGCGATCGTCTATAATAAATTTTTGACCAAGAATAATACTGTCTTGAGTCGGTGTCAGCATTTCTATATACTGATTCGGCTGTGCGGTAATTAAGCGGTTCCATGTCCTAAAGTTTTGCTTTACTTGACTATCCTTACTACTAAGTACATAAGCCCATGTTTTACGTTCTACACCATAAACATCAATCCATTTAAGAAGATGATTACAACGTGTCATAAAACAAGAATTATATGCTTGATTTGGTTGAAGTTCTTTTTGAAAAACCAGCCAATACGCATCTTTCCATTTCACCAATGAACCAGGTTCTATTGGTGTAGTAAGGGTTGTAAGTATTTCTTTAGTTAATTTATATTGGTCTTGTTTATTAGAAGCAATGGACGCCATAAAAGGCGTACCATTTATTAGCACTTCTTCTGCACTAGGAGATTCGCGCAGAAATTTTTCAAAATTAGCAATACCATAGTTATATTCTCTTTCTTTATGGGTTGCACCATGTTTTGTCACGCGGGCGAGATACACGTCATAATAATTCAATATATCTGTCATAATGCACCGACCAAATTCATACATTCAAATATAGTGCGGCGGAAATATGAATAGGAAAGATAACGTAAACTTTGCAACTTCCCTAATAACGCCCAATAATTGATGCTATCTAGCTCTTTCTGATAACCAAGCAACTCAATTATAATCGTGTCAAGAAAACGCTCCCATTGACCTTCTTTTTCTTTTTCACAAAGTAAACCATACAGTCGATTTTTGATTTTTAACTTATAAGAATCAAAAGTATCAACGTGTAGTTCCACCATGAGATTTTCCCGCAAATTGAGTGTAATCAAAAGGTTTACCCATATTAGAACGGCTGTATGTTGCCGCAGTTTTGATGCACTCTAATTGGCATTGCTCTGATAGTTTTATTAGTTTATCTAAGTGATTAGCTTGAGAAAAGTCTTTATTAGAATATAACATTTTTATTTCTTCCCAAGAGGCAACACAACGCTTTACCCACTCATGTTTCATATAAGTGGCTAAGACTTGAATTTCTGCAAGTCCAATCTCCTCAATAAAGCAGTTATTGTCCACATCAAAAGCAAGATTCACTCGTGGGAAACGAAAACGGAAAATCGCCATTTTCAAAAATTCAAACCAATCTCGCTGTGCTATCCACATATCATCGGGTACAATCCAATCATCTGAATTTACCCGTGCAAGAAAGGCGTCATAAACAGCTTGGAATGGGGTTCCCATAAGCTCACCCCTTAGTTTTCTTCAACGTTGGTTAGACTTAGCGCCGCAAGTAGATCGTAGTCAAAAAACTTCTTACACCAAGATACAATAGTATTGTCATATGTGTGAGAACTTACGAGATAATTGATAATATCATCTTGCTCACCCTTATTAGCGTTCTTGAAAAGAAGATAAACCTGACTCTTATCACCGGACTTGAAGATGTCTTCAATACTATCGGCTGTCTTAGATAGCGCACTTTCAGGCTCTGTCAGGCCTAAATCATCACTATCATTACGTGCGGTGCAAATTAGATAGCCAAGTTCAAACATTTTACGAATACCATAATCGCAAATGCTTTCCTGAATTTCATCATAAGGAACACGCAGCTTCATATTTGGAAGCAGTTCCCTACGTACACGAAGCGCTGGAATTGCATATACCAAGCTGCCTCGCGTCTTATTCTGAATTTCTACTAAACGAGTATCGCTCATAGTAACCTCCTTTTATCTCCAAAAAGAAAAGGGGAGAGGGAGTACCTCTCCCCATGTATTAGCCTAGATTGTCCCAGCCTTCTGCGACAATACCAGTATTCTCGTAGATGCCCCAATAGTTGAGAGGAGTAATCATACCGACGCCAACCTTGGTGTAGGTCTGAATTTCCATAGAGCGATCGCCCTTATTCTTGTAGTCGTCAACGATAGTATTACCTTCAAAGGCAATCTTAACTAGCTTTTCCTTGCCAGCGGGTAGTACATAAGCAACCTTTGGATTGACAACAAACTTAGTGTTGGTTTCATCTTCAAAGCTCTGTGGTAGTACAACTACTGGATAACCACGGAAGCGGCCAATATAACCAATCTCACGAATTTCATCCAAATCCTTAGTTGGAATGTTTGGAGTAGCATTAGCAAAAGAAATCTGGTTGCTCATTTCAGCAGCAAACTGTGGCGCACAAAGAATAACAGGAGAACCATAAGCACTTACAGTATTACAAAGCTGAACCATTGCAGTAGCATCGAATGCGCTGACAGTCTTCTTATTTGCCGCAGGACGACCCGTGTTATTCCAAGAAGCAAGTAGACACTTCTGGACTTCCTCGTAAAGGATGTCGCTCATACGCTCGACAACAATATCATATAGTTCAGCTAGAGTCTCTAGACCATCAAGATAACGCTCGAAGTCAATAGCGACAGCCGCACCATATGCGCTGATGTCGATTGTGAAGTCAGTGCTGTCGAGACGGAAGGTCTCATAAGTACCAGCTGGGCCGACCTTAGTTACAAACTGCTTCGCACGAGACTTACCAAGACGACGCTTGAACACTGGCTTAGTACCCTGAGCAAAACGCTGTACTTCAGCAAACATGCCGAAAACAGAAATAATCTTATTTGGTAGGATATCATCAACCTGAGTCTGGATTAGCTCATAGATATCATACTTATTGCGGCGGAACATATTATAGTCGCCGGCGAGCTTGCGGAACTCTTCGCGAAGAGCACCTTCAACATCCTCAACTGTGCCTTCAAAATTCGCAGGAACGCGATTATGAATGGCGCAATCAGCTAGATCATATAGAACCTTATTCATAATTACACCTCCCACAAATTAGCAAGCAGCAAAAGAAACCTTGATGCCTGGTTCGCCATTTGGCATTGTATAGAACTTAACTACCTTAGCAACAGTGGCGCCCGCAGCTGCCTTAGCAAGCTTTGGCGCGGCTTGACCTGGCTCAATTACTAGATATAGAGGAGTAGTACCAATTGCCTTTAGAGCGGTAATAACAGCCTCATCATCAGTAAAATCAGTAGTATCATAGCAGAAGCAGTTGGTGGTGTAACGATCTTGAATTTCTGGCATGCCAATACGAGGATACCAGGTATTTGGCTTGAGTGCCCACTGATTCATACCAGTAACATAAGGATTATATTCCTTTTCGTTTAGATACATAACACCAACATGCTCGGTCGCGGCTTCTGCTGGACGTGCAACACCCTTTACGTCATCATAAACAAGCCACATGCCATTCTCGCAGGGCTTATCATCAGTAAAGTCAGCACTTAGTGGAAGCTGCGCGAAAACGCGAGCTGTCTCTGGCCAGCTGACATGGTTTAGCTCAATAGTAGCATACTTTTCAGTCTTAAAACGCTGAATAGCCATTAGTTATTCCCCCTTCTTTTTCTTATACTCATTTAAGATTTTGAGAGTTGGGTTGCTTTCGTCCTCTTCCAAAGAGGGAACCCTATGATGAGACGGCTTATTCTTACGTGCAAAGTTGATAGCAAGTTTGCTCTCAATCTGCTCTAAAGAGAAGGCGTCCTTATTTTCTTTTACTTCTTCAAGAATTTCAGCATCAACAAGTTCAGAGTATTCTTCAATAACAGTATCCTTCTGAGCCGCGATAGCTTCATTCTCTTTAGCTTCATATTCTGCAATACGAGCTTCATAAGAAGCAATCTTATCATTCAAAGCTTGAATTTGACTAGGATAATCGCTATTGGTAAACTCTTCAATCTTAGCATTAGCCGCAGCCAAATCAGATGTGAGTTGTTCATTAGCAGAAACAGTTTCATTGTACTTTGCAAAAGCATTTACTAATGAATGATTTTCTTCATCTGTCGCGGCAAAAGCCTCAAAAGCAGTTTTTGTTTCGTCGTCAAGAAGAACAACATTCATTCCTGTTACTTCATCTAAAACAACAGTATTGTTATCATCAAGAGAATAGGTCATACTCTTGTAATCGCCGCCGGCAATGCTACCGAACTCAACGTGGTTATCGCCAACATTGATTAAGGCATAATCAACAATGCGTTCACCATTCTCATCCACGTTGTTATTCACAGCGTCAAAAAGAGCCTGAATCTTATTATCTTGAGGTAAGTTTACTTTGTATCCCATTTCTTCTATACCTCCTTCATTCTCAGCGACTAACTGAGAAAAATTATTTTGAATTTCTTCTTTCATATGAGAAAGTATTGTTTCGATATTATTTTTACCATCTTGTGCTTCATAGAAGCAAGCTTCATCAAAGCAAGGCCGCACATTATCTCCTAGTACACAAAGTCCATAGACAGAACAGCTATCATAAACATAGTATGTCTCTCCATCAACTTCGCGCCAATCACCTGTAATAGTGCGGGGATTTAGTTCCATTGATTGACCTTTGGAAGGAATAATCTTAGCTTCATCATAGCGACTTGTCCAAAGAACGGCATCGAAGCAAGCATATTCATATTCCTTACCATCAGCCTCTGTTCGCTTTTCCCAAGCAAAATGAGCATTTTCTGGCGGCACAAAGCCATATGCACGAGTGTCATTGACTGTAAGATGGCTGCTAAAGTCTTTATCTTCTGCAACGAAGCGGCCAATGATAGGAGAGCCGGGCAATTCCTCTACCATTTTATCCGCTACTTCATCAGTGAAATAACTACCGTTCGCATTGCCATATTTACGAAATACACTAACGCGCGTTTTACTCATATTTGGGTTTAGCTCATATGGAACCAGCTTGTCTGTAATTTGAATATCAAAACTAACTGGAATTTGATTAGCCATCGGGCTTACCCCCTTTATTACATTGCGTCTCTATTAGAAATCGTTTTATCACTTTTTTTACTGTCCCGCAGTTCGGGGCGCCCCGGTTCATTATTATTGTCTTTATTGTTGGTATTTGTTTTACCTTTTTCGGCGGAATTTTCAGAATTTCCTAAAGTATGAGAAGATTGTAATGGAACCATTTTTGTGTCGAGGTCAAGCAAGTCATTTTCAAGATAGATAATGTCGCTAATTTCAGATTGCTTAATACCTTGTGCAACGGCAGTAAAGATTTTGGAATAACCATACTGTGCGCCCTTTAAGTACAAGTCCATCATATCCGCGCGATTATGAACAGTGGTAGGTAAAAGAGTAACACTGATTTGGATTTTTGCATCACCGAACTTATCATTGAGAAGAAAACGTAACCAATTAGTGTACTTCTCACAAAAACCATACATCATACTCGTATCTTTATCTACTGAATAAGTTAGCGCAGTATTGCCTTGAGCATTAAATAACTGCGCGGAGATGCCCAAACAGGCGTATAGATTTTCTTCAAACTTTTCAGTTTTATTGGTTTGAGCTTGAGAAGAAGAAGATTGAGTGTCTTCTAGTTTCATATCACCAAAACCAGTAATAACATCTAATTCATCATTATCTGACAGCATCCCAACCATACCTTCATGGATTACCGCGGTTTCTTCAATAGAGAAAACCGGCTCATTGGTTTTGCTATCAATAGGCATTTTGTTAATTAGAAGTTTACGAAGTTCCTGCTGATCACGCTTTGCTTCACGAATATTACTTTCATCTAAACGAAGGATTTGTGGAATAGCAGTAGCGAATAATGGAATAAAATCACCAAAATAAAAAACCACACCTAAAGTGTCGGGTACTAAATACCAATTATCTATTGTAGTATTGGTTACACGATTATGATAGCGATTATATTGCCTTACTATTTCTGGCGGGAAAAGCGCCAACATGTTTTCACGGCGACTTTGGTCTTTAATAGAATCAAAATAGCAAAGATTAAACTCTAGTAGGTCAACACCTTGTGAATTCTTATAGCGGCTTCGACAATATTCAGAAGGTAATTGTTGGAATACACATCCGTCATCATATTGACGGAAGAAACCATAATACACACCATTCTCCAATACTTTAAGCGTAATTTCATGAAAAGCTTTGGCTAGGTCTAGCTTATCCATAAACTTTAGCACATTGTCATATCGAGTCTGGATTTTGTTTTTTGCAATTTTTCCTATACGACGCGGCACTACTACAAAGTCAAAAAGCAAAAGATTAGCATAGTATAGTAGCGTGCGCTTATAAATGCCACTATAACGATAATAAAATTTACTTAGTTCGCGCAAGTCTTCAGGTGAACCATAAGTAAGAGTGGAAATAACTTCCTTCATATCGTAATATTGACAACTCACGGGATCAGAAGAAATAGGATAAACTGTGTAGGCATTATCTCTAGTGCCTACACGTTTATTACTCATGCTCTGTATTTGAGATTTAAAATTGGCAAACTTTTGCGCGGCTTGCCGTTCTTCCTCTGTCATTAACATTACCTCCCCTTGGTAAAGAATAGATACTTACTCATATCTCTATTCCGGCGGCGCTGACGATAATATTTATCTTCGTATTCTTTTATGCGCCAGAGATTATATTCAAAGCTTGAGAAACGGTCTTTTAATATACGAGAACTAATACGTTCTACTTCCAAGTTCGCGACCGTGTTTTTAATTTTTAAGTTACTGATTTCATCAAACAAACGGCTAGTCATTTCATATGGAAGTAAGAACTCAACACGTTTCTGTGGCGTCATACGTTGACCTTTAACAGTCTCCATTAACTTACTGCGTGCGTCACGTTCGTGAGCAAGAAACCTCACGTGACCGCCGGTAACTTGAGTATAGAAGTTGCTATGGATTTGTGTATTGAGCGTAGCATTAGCTTTTAGCGCGTATACTACTCGTTCCCAACTTGGGTCTTGATTGGGATAGTTTTCATCGTTGATTATACCCAGTGGTTCTAATGATTCACCGGTTTCAGGATCTATTTGCGTGTCCATCATATAGTCAGTCAAACCAGAACCAATACCGTTCGTATCTATACAAATCTCGCGGAAATGAAAAGCCTTGTGCAGTTTTTTGATTTTTATGGTCTGGTCAATAAATTTATCTCCATTGATAACAATAACATTTACCAAACGTTTTTGAAAATAAGTTTCTTTTGGTACATTCTTTACTATTGTAATAACAGTATTACAACTAAATCTGCCAACGTCAACCGCGCACATATACCACGCGCCGCCAGCAACACTACGGGCACTGGCTTGACGTTCTGCACGCAAAATAGTACGGTATTTTTGAAGTTTGTCACTATTTATCCAACTATCAGAGCTGGAGCCGCTCCAAATAGATAGGTATTCTCTACCAAAAGAATCAGCATTATAACTTGAAGATAGCTTTAAATCTTCAATATAGCTGCCATCTAGCAAACCAGCAGCAGCGGGGACTCGATAGTCGCCGCCAGCAATATATGCTGTGTTAGGAGAAAGCACTGACATTACAGTAAAGTCAATTAGTTTTTCATAAGCATAGCAGGCTTTTGGGCCTGCGGATGTTATCCAAACTTGGGCTTGAGTTGGCTCCCCAGGTGTGATACGACCAAGTACATCTCTCCGTGAAACGTTTAGAGTAGGTAACACACGTTCATTTACTTCATTTCCATCAAGCAGAACAGCTTCATCAAAATTCCCAGAATGTCTACGTATGCCACGGGTGCCCTGTGTAGTTCCGACCACATCGAACATCGAACCATTTCTAAAAATGATTTCCACATAATCATTACTCTCATGTTTAACAAGAACTTCTTTTTCTAATAGTGGAAATAAATGATAAATTTCAGTTATCTTTTCTGACATAATTTTTACGCCAGATTTTTTTACATCAGTACAGACAAAACTTTTTTCGCCAGGAAGAAGAACACATCTCACAAAACGAGTAAGTATACTCATAAAAGATTTAGAATAAGCCCGCGTAAAAGTGCCAAACACGTAACGGAATCTCATGGTCGCACGCATAAAGATTCGTTGATAAAAGAAAAATTTAAATTGAGAATCAGATGGTTTGTATATATCTAGCATTACGTCAGGATAAGCGAGCCAGCAATTCAGCCACTTCTCAATCGTATCTCTATTCTTCAGTACCCAATCTTCCGTCAGCATAAATCCTTTTTGAATCTGTATATCGTCTTTAGTGGCAATCTTTTCATTCATCCGTAATCTCACCACCATCATCATCATCATATTCTACAATGGCGGACGCGCTAGTATCATAAGATTCTAGTTCTTCATCTGTACGATTTTCTTCTGCTAGCTGTTGAGAAATCTTGTAACTTTCCGCACGTTCACGTACAAGCTCACCAAGATTAGGCTCATTCTGTACAAGCCGCCGCAAATAGGTTTGCTGATTATGGATAGTAAGGTCAGCTAAATCTCGGTCTTTCCCATCATAAAATTGCGGCGTATAGCCTTTCTTTACGAGGAAATTCATAAGCTCACCAACACTTTCTAGCTCGCCATAATTACGCGAGTTCTTAGGTTCAAAGCCGCCGGCTTTCACAAGGTCATTATATGATTTTAGTTCCTTGCTAGCATCTTCACCACTACGTATCTTGTTACGAATTGTGATGCTTAGTCGGCATAAATTCTCCGCCTGATCTTTTTGTATGGAAGTAATAATGTTTTGTGTATGGTCAGTGTCATCATACATCTTCTCCATTACTTCCAACTCATCAGAAGTATAGTTATCGCCCCAACGCTTACGAGCCTTGGCTAACCATTCTTCATTCATTATTTCCACATATTTATTTAGCATACCGCCTTCTTGACGGTCTTTCCACGTTTTATTCACTTCTGACCAATCCACGCGATTTGGACGTTCTAGTCTTGCCTGATTCTTGAGAATGTAGGCGCGAAGTGTGTTCGCGCCATTATCCTCAAATAACTTTATCCAATCATCAGGAAAGAAAGGAACATCCAAATATTGCAACATTTTGTCTACTTGTTGTAAGTCCTGATAGTCAAAAATATCATGTAAACAATCAAAGCAAAGGTCACAATAACCTTGTCTAAACCAAATTGCGTTAGTACGTGGAAAGTCTAGTGTGGATTTGGTGGAGCCGCAATAGCGACAAACAGTTTTAGCCACAGATTACACCTTCCTGTCTCTTATTTTTTTATCACATTTTTTACAACGTGCGGCTAGTCCGTCACGATTCTCATTCTTACGTACAAAGAAGTGAGGGTCACGCAATAAGCGTTTGCCGCAACAAGTACAAGTTTTCCACATTGAAGGATCATTTTTGTATTGGAAGAACAAATCTTGTAATTTAGCTGTTTCAGCAATTTGCTTACAAGTAGCCTTATACAAAGTGGAAATATAATTCACATTATAATCCACATTAAACATCTCTTTCAATTCATCCTTTATGCGCTCATTCGTATATTTTAATACTTTTCTATCCAGAATATGCTGCTGAATAAGAGTCAACTCACTTAAATCTTGTAAGTCATCTAAAGTCATCATAATATACTTCATTTGCCCGCTTGTGTCATCATATGAACTTTCCTTTAAGTTGCTGTAATTTTGAAATAACTGATAAATATGGTCAGGATTAGTTAAATCTAATCTATGCTCTTGCAACTGATACCAATATTCAAGGCGGGCAAAGTAATAGTTCTTCTGAATCCGAAAATCTATACCTTCATAAGTTAAGTAGCAATACCACTTATCCTCTCTTATGTTTTCGCCGCCAGAAGCACAAAGAAAATGCCAAAGAGAAGAAAAGGGACTGCTTATATGGTCGCCGCTATTATCAGTAGGAAGAATGGCATAATAAGAAGGTAACTTATTGGTACAGTCATAGTAGGTTCCTCCTGTGTATGCGAGGGCTGGCATAATGGGGAAGAAAGGTGGTTGTAATATACGGGAGGATACAACATTTTTTTTCTTCATATCCGCATTAACACTTTCTGTAAATCCTACTATGCGAGTGAGCATAATATGATTGGTAGAATGCTTTTTATAATCCTCCTCAAACTTAACCCCCGTTGCTTCTGTCCAATAGCCCGCGTTACTAAACCAATTTATTGGAGTAGTGTGAGGGAAGCTGTGGTGAGCGGGAATGAATGGTTTGTAGTGATTCTTGAGATAGTATTGGTGCTTCCGAAGATCAATCAATAAATGATTTTTTCGATAAGCAAGCAAACTTGTCCAAGTAGTGAGAATAGCTTTCTCTTCCTCGGTAGCGGGCTGTACTTGGCCGCGCCAAATACGAAGCTGGTGTTCTAGCCTATCAATGCTATCCCATAGCTCTACCATACCTGGAATATCGCTGTCGCCGCAATCAGTACCATCAGCAGAAGGACGCTTTATAACTGGGCGCGGATTAGTGTAGCTGTTTTTTTCTTCGTAAGGCTTTAGGCTGGCTTCTTGAGTGGGAAAGTCTGGGGATTCCTGTAAGGCTTCCAAACTTTCGGCGGTTTTCTTGTTATAGCTGTTGTGAATAGTTTGTGGTTTCAAAATTTTTTTCTGTTGTACCAAATTCGTTAGCTTTTGATTGTCTTTCCCGTACAGAATGTAGTCAGCTAACTTTTCTAATTGGCTGTATGCGCTAGGCGCATTGCGGCGCAAGGGTGAAGTTGGTGTACCGGAGCTGGCTCCCTGCACTCCTGCTTTTCTATGGGCGGAGTCTAAGGCCGCTATTAGCTCTGGCTCGTTTTGCTTTAGTATACTACTTACGGCGGCGGCGCGTTCAGTATCAGTGTATAAGTTGTAGTTTAAGTCTTGTAATAGATTCATTCTTTTTGCTCCTTTTATGCTTTCGCCGCTAGAAAGCAAAAGAAAAGAAAAGAATAAAATAGGAATAAAGCTATATTACTTAGGGCTTTTTATTTATTTTGCTTTGCTTCTTTTTTTGCCTTTCTTGCGGCTTTGTAGGTTGGCGCGAACGGGCGGGCTTCCCTTTATATAATAGTAGTTATTTATTTTTTCTTTTTATAATTTATTATATCATAAATTTTTACTTCTGTCAAATTTTAAAATGAGTAATGGAAATTTTACTAATGTAGTTCTATTTTTGGAGTAATGGAAATTTTGGGTGAGGGGCCTATCCTCAAATAACGCCTATTATATATAACGCCCGAAATATATCCCCCATTATTTCATTTTGTGTTAGTTATATCTAACACACTAATTTGAAAAACGTTTGTTATATGTTTGAAATTATATAACGATTAAAATTATACGGATAAAAAAGAAGGGGAAGCTTACTCCCCCAGCTTGAGAACATCGCGCTTGAATTGCTGGAGTGTATAACAATTATACTCGTCCAGCTTGTCTAACCAGAGGTTAGACTTTTTCCGGCTCTGGTAGAATTGAGCAATTGCAACGCCCCAAAGCCCTTGACGTTTCTTGTATTGTATAACGCCAGCTTCTTCTGCCGCTCGCAGAAATTGACGCTGGGTCATAACATAACATGCGCTGGCAACATTAAGCGGATTGCCAGCCGCGTCTTGAGTCTCTGGAGCGTAAACAATATACTGCGCTCCAACTATTGGACGGCTGGTAGATTGCATATACTGTTCAGCCGTCTCCCTGCTGTCAAAGCAAGGATTGACTAACCAGCCAGCCCTTGTCTTGACCTCTATCGACCGACGGCTGGCAATTATATCGGTCTGACCTTGAGCATGTACACGCTCAATCCTCCCCGTCAAGTACTCACGCACCCTAACCTCCCAGCCCCTGCCAGCCCCTCCAACGTCGGAGATATTGCGCTCATAGCATGCCGCGGCAGTATCTGCGGTTGACTTATCAACCGCCAGCCGCGTGCCCTCGTGCTCAGCCTGCAGAGCCAGCGTATGCTCAGTGCGGGCAATGTATCGCATAATACTGCGGTATTGTGCGCTGTTCGCGCACTCATAAGAGATGATATATTTCTCCATGTTATCTGCCCCCCTTCAGGCTCAGTTTACGCATAGCCCGCGCAAGCTCCAGCCGATACCGCCGCGCCTCTGACCAACGATGAGACTGGACTGCCAGTCGTATCATTGCCAGCGCGGTATAGCGGTATAGCGCAACCGTCCTACCGCGCCGCGCATACAGCTGGGCAGTCTTGCGGCTATACCGCGCCAGCTGACTGCTGGCAACATTCGCCAGCAGGATTTTTTCCATCTTGATTTTATTCATTTTTTCTTTCCTCCTTTTTAAAGGTTCAAGCCCTTTATAAAGCACTTGCAATGCAAGTGCTTGAAAAAGGTTCAAACTAAATCTTTCCAATACTGCTGGATGAGTTGCATATAATCATATGCAACCTGCAAGCCTATTAAATTAGCTTGCATATGCTGGAAGTCAGTCAATTCGTGCGCTATGCGCAATCCGTCTATTATTTCATCCAGTTCCTGCCGAATGAAATAACAATAGTCGGCAATAATATCTTTATAAGATTCTCCATCAGCTTTCCATTCTTCCAGACAATCTTTGGCATAACTGGGGGAAATATAATCACAATATAATTTGGGCACATATGCCCAATATACTGCGCTTTCTTTCCCCGCGTCATGCGCCGCGAGAATGTTGTCAATAGCGCGGTTATATTCCCGCGCCGTTTTGATGATTTGGAAAATCGTTTTCATAATAATATACCTCTTTCTATATTGATGGATAATGTTTATTCACTTGTCCACGCTATGCGCCACGCTTGCAATCGGTTGACTGCCCGCGCTCCACTCATCTGGATTGACTATATTATACAGCAGTCAACCACTATTTACAAGTCTTTTTTTTGATTCTTTTTCCCTTCCCATCATATCACATTGATAGATGTTTGTCAATCTTTTCGTCAATACGTTTAACGTAATAGCCAAAGGGTTGATTTTTTCTATATATTGCGGTATAATATAGGCAAGTTAGAAGGAAGGGAAACAACCGATTGACAAGAAGATAACGATACTGTAAAAAATATACAAGAAAAGAGGTAATTTTTTGTGAAGACTGCACAAAACCCAGCACCGCGATAGGAAAAGGTCGATATATAACAGGTCGATATATAACAGACCGGCATATAACAGGCAATTCCCACCCATCTGGTAGGAATTAGGTATAACTAACTGCCACCTGCCGTTCTGCCCGTCGAAGGCACTTTTCAAAATGTCGGCTCGCCGAGCCGCGCCCGGAATCTTTGCAAGCAAAAGCAGCTGCGTTTTTTGAAATGGGAAAAGCAGCTACGAATTTTGGCGGCTACGAAAAAGCTATAAAATTGAAGCAACGAAAAGTAGTTCACATCACGCCTACCGCGCCGCATATGCTGAACTATGAAGCCTCCAGCGGGCACGCCGCCGAGAACCGAAAGGAGAAGTATTATGAAGAAAATCTACGTTATTTGTTGGGACTGGAATGATGACAGCAATGCAATTAGTGCTTACACTTCTCTAGAGCAAGCTAAACAGGCACTTAACGAAATGAGCAAAAATCATATTATTAGACAAGGATGGAAAGAAGATATGTACTTTGTTACAACAAGCGGCACTCATTACTATATTGCCGAAGTAGATTTGCATGAATAATAGGAAGGCACTGCCTTCCTTCACCTCTTACGTTGAACGTATGATTATCTACCTCCAGCAATAAAAAATTTTTCTATAAATCCCTTGACAAATCTCCCTATTTATGATATACTTATTTCAGAAATAAGAAAGGAGATAATCTCATGAACGATTATCAGATTCAGGCTGGCATTAACGCCATTGACGCAATTAGCAACGAAGAAGAAATGGCTCAGTTTGAGCAGGCACTGGCGGCGAAGCGTCAGGAAATGAATGAAGGCGCAGAAAAGCGCAAGCAGGAAGCTCGTGCTGTGGCAATGCGTCAGGCGGCTGATAAGTGGGCTGATATTATGGATGAAACCGCA